TCTCTTATCGCCGCTTCCCACTCCGCGCGCGTCGCGGTCCCGCGACGCAGGCCCGGGGTCATGTTGATGATCCAGTTGTCGGCGCCGCCGAACACCTCGTTGAAGAACGCCATGTCGGCCCCGGCCACCGCCTGGAGCAACACGCAGCCCGGCCGCCGCTGCACCGGGTCGTACAGCAGGGTGTACGTCGGCTCAGTCGACGACATCGAGCAGCCTCACGATGTCGCCCCGCTCCACGTACGGCGTCACGTCGTCCCACGCCCACGCGAACATCGTCCTCGCGGCCATCGGGGCGCCGATCGACCCCGCCGGGCAGTAGCACTTCTCGCCCGTCTTCGGGTCGGTCGCCTGCCACATCGAGCGCAGGAGCACCGGCGCGGTGCGCGCATGCTCGCGCAGCGCCTCGGCCACCTCCGGCGGCAACCACACCCCGTACTTCACCCAGGTCAGTTCGAGCGCCTGCTCCATCATCGCGATCGCCTGCTCGCGCGTGATCGTCCGGCGGGTCATGACTTCAACTCCAACCACTCGGCCGTCTGATGCATCTTCGTCACGACGGCCACCCCGCCGCCCTCCTCAGCGTCGAGATCACGTTCCGCGCGGTCTGACCTTCGCGGTCGTTCCACTCCGTGATCGTGTACGAGCCGCCGATCGCGATCTCCAGCATGTCGAGCGCGACGCCGTACTCGCCAGCGTCGGGCGACGTGTCCTTGATGGTGCGGTTCATCGCGCCGACGGCGCAGAACTCGACCGCCTCGTCGTGACCGGAGGCGACCGGCACGCCATCCGCCGTGCGCGCGTACGCGTGCTGGCACCACCCGGCGCTCTCCAGGACGTCGGCGGCGCCATTCAGGATCTCGCGCGCCCTCATCGCTTCACCATCCCTTCCGGCTCCAGGCGGATGACGCGCGCGATCGTCGCGAACGAGGCCTCATAGCCGTCGTTGAGCGACACGAGCGAATTGGCGTTGCGCAGCCTCCGGTCCACGGACGAGCGTGGGTGGATCGCGCCCTCGGGCAGATGGAGCAGGTCGACCCGTGGGTCCTCGCCGCTCAGCCCATAGTAGTCCTGTACGACCTTCGGCAGGTTCGCGACTTCGTAGTCGTTCGGGTCGTTGGGGTCCGTGTACGTCACGCCGCCCCACGACGACACCTCGCGCTCCAGGAGACCGTCGCGCGCCATGAGTTCGCACGCTACCCCTAGGCAGCAGTAGCGGTCATCCTCCGACAGCGCCGACCGGCCCTGCTGGAACTCACCCGACTCCAGCGCGCGCGCCCAGCGCAACCGACGCGCCTTCTTCGTCTCAGCCACTCTGTGCCACCTCCCGCAGCTTCGCCACGACCTCGTCCTTCGTGCGGCGCGGCGCGTCGTTCCACTCGGCGATCGGCCCATGCAGCGCGTTGCGCAGTATGCGCTTGGCCGTGACGACGATCGCCCAGCATCGCGCGTCGCGGTCGGGCAGCTCGGCCGCCGCCAGACCGATCGCGCCGAGCGCACACACCCCGCCCGTCGAACTGATCGTCTCGCCTTGCGTCCAGCCGTTGCGCTCGATCGCGTCGGCTGCGTCGGAGAGCAGCCGACGCCCGGAGCGAACCTTCTCGGCCTCGTCCAACTCCCTCATGCTCATGCCTACCTCCTAGTCGTTTCGTTCAGGCAGTCTAGCTCACGTCGTGAGTCTGGCGGCCTTGCGCAGCGCCGCCACCACAAACTCCTTGCGCATGCCCGGCTGGTCGTTCCACTGCCCGACGTTGCCCTCGTCGATCTCGCCGCGCAGACGCCGCACCGCCGCGAAGTAGATGTCGTTGCGGAGCGCTGAAGAGTCGCACGCCTTCGACAGCGCCCCGATCGCGCACAGGCCCTCGGGAGACGCCATCCTGCCCTGGATCCAGCCGTGGCGCTCGATGTACTCAGCCGCCAGCAGCAGCGCCGTCCGAGCCGCTGCGTCGAGCGCCCGGTCACGGGCCTCCTCCGCCTCGTCGGCAGCGATCTCCGCGAGGCGCGCAGTAGCTTGCGCCTCGCGCGCCTGTCGCTGCGCCCTCCTCGCGTCGCGTCGCGCCCTCAGCAGGTCGATCATCGCTCCGCCGCCCTGCGCAGAGTGTCGACCACCTGCTGGCCCGACGTCGCGACCGTGTCGTTCCACATCGGGACGCCCACCCACCCGATCTCGTCCAGCAGCAGTGAGTACGTCTCGTAGGCGACGGGGTCGTCCACGTCGGCCAGTGCGCGACTCAGCGCACCGGCCGCGCAGTGACGCCCGTCTTCGGAGTGGTAGACGCCCTGCACCCAGCCGTCCCGCTCGATCAGGTCCGCCGCCTCGCGCAAGATCTCGCGCGCCGTCTTCATGCCGCCACCCCCTCCTCGGCCTCGGCGATCTCGATGGCTCGATCGTAGAGCGCCATCAGGTCGTCGTGCGTGGTCGCCGGGTCGTCGTTCCAGCGAAACAGGGCACCGAGGCTCGTCACGCCCAGTGCGTCACGCAGATGCCGTGACGCCTCCAGGCCGTGGCCGCCGCCGTACATCACCGTGAACGCGCACTCGGTCCCCTCCGCCTGCGGGCGCTCGCCCTTCCACCACTTCGCCGGGTCTGACAGCTGCTCGCGCGCGGCGCGCAGGACCTCTGACGTCTTCACCCTTCAGTCCTCCTCGATCTCGATGATGGTCGCGAGCATGGAGCGGAACGCGTAGCGCGTCTCCCGGTCCCACTCGTGCGCCCACTTCTCGTAGTCGGTCCAGTCGTCGCCGAACACGGCGCGCATCGGGCACATGCACGTGAGGCCCGGCCCGGCCCAGGCCCTCGTGGCGCCGCGCGCCACCCGCGGCGCGGTCGTCAGGTACTCCTCCAGCTGACGCTCCGCCTCGGGTGGGAGCGGGTGGAGCTTCGTCACCTCACTGGCGACCCGCAGCACCTCGCTACGGGTCGCCTTGACACGGACGTTGCCGTGATCCACGTCTACCGCCTCCCGGTGTCGTCCAGGTAGCGCTCGAACGCCTCGTGCGCGTCGGACGGCTTCTCCATGACCGGCAGGTCGTCGAACGCGCCGGTCAGGTCGGCCTCGGCCAGCGGCGCGATCTCGTCGCCGAGCCGTTCGTCGATCAGGGTCTGGATCGCCTCGGCGATCTCGTCGGGCAGCGCCCCGGGGTGCGAGGCGATCATGTCGCGCATCGCCGCGAGGAGGTCGGTGCCCAGCGCGTCGGCCTCCATCGGCTCGCCGTCCTGGCCCAGCGGGCGCACGCCGTCGGGGGTCATCGTGAAGCCGGTGATGCCGGACTGCATGATCGCCATCGCGAACCGGCGCTCGGTCTCCTCGGGGTCCAGGCCGGTGATCTCCTTCTGGAAACCCACGTACGCCGCCTTGACCTTGTCGGCGTAGTTGGCGTTGGTCTCGATGATCTCGTCGATCAGTCGTCGCGCGGTGTCGGGCGTCTGGTCCTTCTCGAACTCGTCGACCGCCAGCTGCTCCAGCGTGTCGCGCTTGCGCTTCTCGCGCAGCACGGTGCGCGCGGCCTGCACGAGCGCGTTCTTCTGCTCGTCGGTGCCGGTCTGTGCCACCTGCTCCATGACGTCCATCGTCTACCTCTCTCGGTTGTTTGGTCGTGACCCTGGTCGTGGGTCATTTGCTGAGATGCATGATAGCACACGTCGTGTGCTTCAAACGGCCTCGCCCTCGTTGTAGCTGTCGAGCGTGAGAGCGATCGCGCGCACCTCATCCTCCACCGCACGCAGACGCTCGCGCACATCCTCGTCTAGCTCTGTGCCGAAGGTGGCCTTGGACACCGGGTTGTCGTGAAGCGTGTGCACGATCGAGGCGACCTCCTCCAGTCGCCGGATCGCCACCTTGCGTTGTGCGCGTCTCGCCATCAGGCGACGCGCATCGTCTAGCGCGCTCACGCTGCCGCCCTGACCTTGGCGTCGAACGCCCTCCCGCCGGGCTGGCCGAGATACACGTACGCGCCCCGCTGCGTCGCCAGGCGCACCGCCTCGTTCAGCGAGATCGCGCGCCGCGGGACCATCCGGTCGGCGGGCCACTCGACGTACCACTTGCCCGCCCTCTCGTAGCGCACGATCATGCCGCCGTCTGGCGTCGTGGCATGGATCGTCCGGTCGCTCATCGCTTCACCGACCCCACTCCTCGGCTTCCGCCCTCTCGCCCCATGGGTCCTCCTCGTTGTGCTCGTTGTCGATGCGGATCTTCATCGAGCGCATGACCTCGCGCACCGTCTCGTCGGAGTCCGTGAACGCGTCGAGCGCGAACCACCCGTCGGACTTGCGCACGATCTGGTAGTAGATGAGATCCCAGCCACCCAGGCACCGCGCGCGCTCCACGTTGATGTCGTAGCCGCGGTAGGTGGACCTCATCGCGACGCCCCACAGCGCCCGCACCTCTCGCGCACCGTCACGAGGTACCAGTCGACGTCCAGGATCCAGGTGGTGGCCTCCATGATGACCTGGACCTTGCCCTTGTCGCGCGGCACGATCTCCCAGGCGGTCATCCGTCGATCTCCAGCGTTGCCGCGAAGGTCTCCCTGCGCGTCATCGGCATGTCGTGTCCCTCGCGCTTGGCGATCGAAGCCAGCAGCTGCATCACGGCGTCTTTGCAAGTCGTGCACAGGTCTAGCTGCCAGATGTCCATGTTGGACTTGCCGTCGTCCCGCACGTAGGTCAGGGTGGCGTCCGGGCTTCGGTGCGCCGGGTAGTACGCGTCGCCACCGCAGGCGTCGCATGTCGCGCCGGTCAGGACGTGCTCCTGGGGCCTTGGGCGCGGCTCGCGCATCTCGTAGTGCAGGCTCACCGCATCGCCTCCTCGATCGCCTCTCGCCGGTCCCACCACCACCACCGGATCGCCCAGTACAGCTTCAGCATCAGTCGATGTCCGGGTCGAGCGCGTCAGCGAGACGCAGGACAGGGTGGCTGTCGGAGATGCCGACGGCGAACACGGGATCGGCCTCGAACCCGCCAGGGATCCGAAACAAGTGCAGGTGACGCGACGCCAGCCACTCCTCGAACGCTGGCACGAGCGCCGGGTGCATCGCGATCATCTTCATGTCCTCGGGCACATCGTCCTCCTCGGGTTCCGCCGCAGGACTGGCGTCGCGCCAGCCGTCCTCATTCGCCCTCATCCTCTCCGGCGCGCGCCTTGCGCTCGTCTTGCGCCCAGATGACCGCGCCGTGATGCCACTCGATCTCGGGATACAACGTATGGTTGCCGACGTCGTCTAGGTCGACCTCCAGGACGTTCTCGCCGGGGCGCTGGTAGTCCTGCTCCGGCTCGTCGCCCGTCCACGGCAACAGGGGTCGCAGCGCCTTCGTCCAGCCCACGCCGACCCCCTCACAGACGACCACCTTGCGGTCCATGCCGTGCAGCACCACGCCCCTCTCGCGCGCGGCGGTCAGGCATGGGTCGCAGACGTTGATCTCCAGGTAGGTGCCGTCCATCGGGTCGAACGCCGTCGAGCCGTAGTGGCCGTGCGTCTCGAACGTGGTGCCGTCACCCGGCTGGTTGGTCGCGTCGTCGAAGATGTTGCGTAGCTCGCGCCCGCACACAATGCAGGGCAACGCCTCACGAGGCATCTAGGTACTCCTCCACGGTCATGCCCGCCAGGTCGGCGCGCATCTTCAGGTAGTCCTCGATCGTCATGGCCATGCCCGACCACATGTCGACGTCGTCCATGTCCAGGCCCTCGGTGACCGCGTCGGCGGCCTCAGCGTCGAGCCGATCCATCGGGCGCTCACTGCCGTGCATGCTGGGCATCCTCTCGCCGCCGTCGGATGTACTCACGAGGGGCGCGCCGCACGCAGCAGCGCTTCCTCCTGGGCCAGCGTCGGCGAGTGCTCGCAGATGTTCTGCGCGATGTCGTCGAGCATCGTGATGATGTCGCGCGACAGGCTCTCAGGCGGCTCCGGCGCCGGTCGCTCGTCGCCGATCCACGTGCTGAGCCACTTGACGCGGTTCATCAGGTAGGCCGACGACTCGACGGCCATCAGGGACCGCGTCGGGCCGGGCAGGTAGTGCTTGGCCATCGCCGGGTCAGGCATGGTGCTCCTCCTGTGGTGTGTCTGGCACGACCTCGGGTGCAGGCAGGTACCAGTCGCGAGCGCGTAGCCCCTGTCCGACCTCCGCCCAGATGGACTGGACCGACAGCGCACACTCGACCGCCTCGACCGCTTCCCGGTTGCCGCCGCCGCCAGGACCGCCTCGTGGTCGATCGTCACAGTCGTCATGCGGCCACCGCCGGGCAGATGTCGAACAGCGGGCCGAGCGTGAGTGCGTTGCGGTTGGCCTCATGCTCGTAGCGGTTGTTGCGGTAGCCGACGCGCTCGTTCTCCTCCCAGTAGGCGTTGGAGAAGTCGTCGATCTGCTCGAACTGCGCCGCGTGCGTGAGTTCGTGGATCAGCACCTCGTTCGCACCGGCGCACGTGCAGTCGTTGTCGATCAGGTGGATCTCGTGGCACGCCTCGGCGTAGTTGAAGCGGTGGTGACCGACTGCGGTCTCCACCTCGCTTCCGAGGTACACCTTCACCGGCAGGGTCACGCCCAGCCGGTTGCACAGCCGACGGAACTCCTTCCTGTTGACGATCCCCCGGAACTGGGGACCGTTGCCGCGGTGCCTACAGCGCCCGCAATCGCAGTCGGGGGTCACGCGACCACCGCCTCAGCGCTGAGCCTGTCCAGGGCGTCCTGGAGCGCCTTGACCGCGGCCTCCACGTCCAGCACGGCCTCGGCCACGGTCGGGTGATCCCGGTGGGCCACCAGATCGTCGGCGTTGACCGTGAACTTGAGCGTGTTGGCGTAGCCCTTCTCGCCCAGGCGCACCGTCGCCGTGCCGTCCGCCTCCATCATCGTCTTGACGCTGGAGCGCCACATCTCCGCGCTCGTGCTCACGCCGCTCGAAGAGGAACCCGTGCGGGTCACCTCGCCGCGATTGCCCTGCAACCGCCCATAAACAGCAGCCATTCCTACCTCTACCTCTCTTTGGTCTGGGGACCGGTGTCGGGTCCCTTGCACAGAGAGAAGTATAGCTAACGTCGTGTGCTGCGTCAACGCGGTGTCCAGAACCATCGCTACCTGCTGGAGCGCGTGACGTGGCTCAGAACCTCCTACCGTTGAGTTCGCTACGCAGATCGCGTAGCCGCTTGTCTGCCGCACGCTCCTCGGGAGTAGACCGCCTCCAGCTAGAAACGTACTCCCGCGAAGGAACGCGCAACTTCTTGCCTGCCACAGCGCAGTAGACCATCTTTGGCTCCGTGTCAAGATGATCGCGCTTGTCCTTCATGCCTCCTGCGGTCGAGTGCGACTTGGTGCGCCCCACAGTTGTGCCGACATGGGTCCAGTTCGCCGCCTTGTACAGCGCTCCTCGACGCGTAGGGTTCTCGACGATGAACGTCTCGAACCCGATCACATCCACGTTGTACAGCAGCGGCCAGAGCTTTCGAGTCACGCGCTGCCAGCGTGACAGCACTTGAGTCCCGAGGTTGGGACGAGTCTTCTCTAGCCGAAACACCGTGTTGTTCACGATCGCTGGCAGCCACAGCGTTTCGCGCTCGCGCTTGTCGCTGGGAATGCCAAAGAACTCGTCCCGGCTCTTGACTGCGTAGACGCCAGAGCCAGCCGAGATGATGCCCGCACGGATAGGACCATCCCATACGATGAAGTGCAGCTGCTGTCCCTGGGAGCCTCGATTGGGAATGTAGTGTCGATCGCGCATCTCCACGTAACGCGGATCAGTACGCGAACAGAACTCTAGTTCAACTGTGCTCTGCATCTGACCGTTGATCCCCTGGGGTAGGACCGTACCTGAGCGTGACGACGGAGCCGGGGGGCTTCACTTCTTCTGCGGCTTCGGTGTGAAGACCAGAGTCGTGACCTCGTCGGTGTACTCGTCGTCGGTCGCGAACGGGATGCCCGCTTCCCACGCAGCACGCTGCGACGGCGACAGCTTCTCCAGGAAGCCGTCCTCGAAGTCCTTGGGGTCGCGCGAGAAGGTCATGACCGGGCCAGTCTACTAGGCCTTCGTCTCGATGTACTCACCGGTGCCGCGGAACGCGCGCGCCTTCGCGCCGACGTCCTCCGCCGCCTTGGCCACCGCCTTGATGCCCGCCGCGTCGGAGGCGTACACGAACACGCGCGCCATCCCGTCCTCGAAGGTCGCGCCGACCTCGCCCTTGGAGCGCTTGCGCAGCGCCGCCAGGAACGCCTCCGGATTCTTCACCGGCACGTGCACCTCGGTGTCCTTGCCTCGCTTGTCGCGCTTGAAGGACACCACGGCGTCCTGCTTCCACTTCTTGCCCAGCGCCGTGTTGTAGGCCGAGATGTCCTTCGGGTCGCCCGTGACGTCGATGCTGTAGCTCGGCTCGAACTCGCCCTCGAACACGCCCACGCCGCGCTCGCTGTGCACGACCTCGACGTTGTGCTCCTTGGCCAGCCGGTGGACGTCACGCTCGAACTCGCGGAACGTCTTGCGCCAGTCCGGCTCGTTGAACAGCGCCTTGGCCGACGCGTACGTGCGCTGCGGGTAGTTGGGGTCGTTCGTCTTGTAGTACGGCGTGACGCCCAGCTTCGTCGGCGTCTGGGGCCTCGGGTCGTCGCCGTGGAACTCGCCGGAGATCATCGCCTTGATCGCGTGCGTGATGTCCGGCGTGTCGATCCACTTGCCGTTCCGGTCGCGCGGGTGCTTGCGCGGGTCGTACTTGACCTCCAGCAGCTGCGCCAGCGCCGCCTCCTCGATCGCGCGAGCGCGCGCCCATGCCGTCGTGTCGCCGGTGCGCTCGGCCTCGATGCGTGCGGCCCGCGCCCCATCCCAGCGCGACGCAATCAGGTGGATCAGCGCCTGTGCGACGTCGCCACCACCACTGGAGATGAAGTTCACGAGGGTGTCAGCGACACTGATCGCGGCGTGCGCCACCCGATCATCAAGTTGCGGCGCCGCGGCGGCTAGGTGGTCGGCCGCCGACGTGATGTGCTGCGACGCGTGCCCAGTCGCAGCCGTGGCGTGCTCGTCGGGGATCTTGCCACCGTTGATGATCCACTCGTAGGCGTTGTAGGCAGGCTTGCCCAGCTTGTTGAGGCCGGGTGTCTCGCTGGACACCTTCAGGGCGCTGTAGCCGATGGCGTCCGCGACGTGGCCAGGCAGCACCTCCTCGAACCTCTCGGCCGCCTCGTTGCGCTCCTTGCGCCTGAACCAGCGCGTGCGCTCGTGTGTCTCCTTCGGGGTGAAGCCCTTCTCGTAGGCGTCGCTGTCGATGCCCGGGTCGCGCTTGGCGACGTCGCTCGTGCGGGCACGCTCGTGGATCTCGTTGGCCGCGTGCTCGTGGCCCTGGATCCGGCGCTTGCCGCGCCCCGACCGCGAGTCGGCGATGTCGTACTCGTCGCGCCCGACGCGCGTCACGTTGACGTGCGTGCCGGGCACCTGGACGCGCTTGCCCTGAGGCAGCGCGCGCAGACCCTTGGAGTTCCCGCCGGTTAGCTTGCGGATCCACTTGCCGTTGCGGTCACGCGGGTGCAGTGCCTCCGCGTAGCTGACCGCCTCGCGCAGCGTGTCGTCGTGCAGTCCGGCGGCGCGCAGATGCGAGATCAGGGCGGTCTCTAGTGCGTGTGCACGTACCAGCGCGTCAGGGTCGTTGGCCAGCTGCGCCGCACGCCGGTCCTCGCGCGCGGCGATGAGATGCAGCAGCGACTCGGCCACCTGAGGGATCAGGTGCAGCTGCGAGATCAGCGTCGTGGCCAGGTCGACAGACGCGTGCTCGATCTTGTCGGTCACCGGCGCCCACAGCACGCCGTGTGTGTCGCCGTAGCCGTTGAAGGGGAACCACGTATCGACCTCGTCGTGATCCCAGGCGACGAACCCGGGGACGCCCACGGTGTAGGCCATCGCCTTTGCGCGCGAGAAGTGCGTCGACTTCCCCTCCTCCTTCGGGAAGGTGCCAGGATCCATCTTGACGCCGCTGGCCTTCGCCTTGGCCGCCACTTCCGCGCGCTCGGCCGCGTCGCGCGCGGCGGCCCGGTGCCCGACGATCGTCCGCTCACCGCGGTCGACGCCGCCGCTGAGGTGGAACTCCTTGCGCGAGTTGCGCGTGATCGTCACGCCCTCATGGGTCTCGGCCTGGCCGACGTCGAGCGACTTGAGCACCTTGAGGAACTTGCCCTCTCGATCGCGAGGGTGCTTGTCTGGCTCCCACTCCTTGTAGGCCTTCATGTTGGCGTGGACAGCCAGCGCGCCGGGCGCGAGGAAGTCGGCGATGACCCCCTCCTCGATGTTGATGAAGTGCTGCGCGTCGCGGTCCTTCTCGGTGATCTTCTTGGCCACCTTGTTGAACTTCTTGTCGGGGATGACCTTGCCGATCTCGATGAACTTGTCGGCGATCTCCTGCGCCTGCTCCTCGGTGGCGCCAGCGTCCACCAGGCGCGTGACAAAGTAGCCCTCGGGGATGGCTCCCTTGGCCTCCTGCAAGATCAGCGCCGCGGCCATGCGGCGCCCGGCTGCCATCCCCTCCAGCGACACCTAGCCCTCCAGGTGGGCGCGCAGCGTGCGGCGGACCTTCGCGACGTCGGGGCCGCTCGCCTGCCCCATCGCGCTCAGCAGCGCGCGCACGATCACAGCGTCGGTCACGCCCTCGGCCAGCGCGTCCACGTACGGGCGCGCCTCGAACGTCGGCGTCCAGGACTCGCGCAACGCCAGCGCCGCGTCGGTCAACGACTCGAAGATGTTCAGCCCACGCATGTAGCGCGAGGCCTGATCGCTGTCGCGACCCTTGAGGATCTGCGCCACGCGGCTGTGCAGCGACGAATAGGCGCCGCGCTCCCCGCCGGGCAGGGTGGCCGTGTGGATCGTGATGAGGTTCGTGTCGTCGAGCGTGTTCAGCTGATCGTTGGTCATCAGGTCCATCGCATCGAAGGACGCTCGACGTTCGGCTGGTTCGCCGGTGAAGGCGCTGTAGGCGACTCGCTGCACCGCCTGCGGCGACGCTGTGCCGGGGTCGCGCTTGCCCAGCAGCGCGGCCTGATAGCGCTCATCCGCCTCGCGCTGGCCCCGCTCCTGCGGCGTCTCGGGCACGCGAGCCATGTGCTCGGCGTAGCGCTGCGTGCGCCGCGTACGCGCCTCGAAGGACCCGCCGTCGCCGATGCGGCTGTCGATCCGCTCCCGCTTGCCGTTGTGCACGAACCCATCCATAGCACCGCCGCCGTTGCGGCGCCCGCCGAAGCTGTGGATGAACCGACCGAAGCGGTTGCGCGGGTGCAGGCGATCCTCGAACACCGCCTCCATCAGGCAGGACTTGCACTTCTTGCGCCCGTGCGCCGTGCAGGTCATGTCGTCGTAGTCGGCCTTCGTGTCGGCCTCCATCAGGCCGCACTCGAACACCGTGTCGATCAAGTCGGAGTCCCACGCCTCGGTGACCTTCTTGGCCTTGTTCTTGGCCTTCAGCGCCTCCCACTCGGCGACCGCCTTGGCCGCCGCCGCACGCGTGTTGGCGTCCACGTCGCCGCCACCGCGCGCCCAGCGCTTGACCGTGCCGATCGCGATGGCGATCGCGCGTGACTTCGGCATCCCGCGCTTGCGCACGAGCGCCAGTGCGATGTGCTGAATGTAGGCGGGCAGCTGGCCACGCCCGTCGGCGCTGGAGCGCTCGATCCAGTTGTCGTTCGGCCCCTTCTTGGACTCCAGCCCGTGCTTGTGCGTGGACGCCTTGCGCAGGGAGTCCACCGCCTCGGCGATCATCAGCACCTCGGCCTCGTCGAGCGCCGCGACCATCTCCGCCTCGCGCTCGGCGCGCCGCGCCTCGGCCAGCACCGCCATCGCCCGCGCGCGCACCTTCGCCTTCTCCTCGGGCGTCAGGTCGCTGGAGTTCAGGTAGGCCAGCGCCGCCTTCGCGTGCGCCTTGTCGGGGATCGGGAACTTGTACTCGGTCTTGCCGCCCTTCTGGCGCACGACCGTCGCCGACGCCTTGCGCGCCGCGGCGTTCAGCACGCCCTCCTCCATGACCTGGCGAGCCAGTTCGACCTCACGGGCACGCGCCTCGATGTGCTCGGGCGTGCCCGGCGTCGCGGACTCACGGATCTCTGCCGCCTCGGTGAGCCGATCCAGAACAGACCTCATGCCGAACCTCCGCTTGCCCTGCGCCCGGCGACGCTCGGCGATCGCCTCGGGCCACATCGCCGTCTCGGGGAACGCGCGATCCTCGTCGGTGAGGATGATGCGCGACTTCTTCGGCTTCGACCCCGTGCCCGGGTCCATCTTCACACCCTCGCGCTCGGAAGGCCTGCGCAGCTGATCCTCCAGCACATCCTCGTTGCCGTTGCCGGTCGCGACCGTGTACCAGCGCCCGCCGAACTTGTCGACGTAGCGATCGTGGACCCGACCAGGGTGCACCCGGTCGCCGTAGTGCCTCGTCGCAGGCTCGATGACGACCCGGTCGCCGGGGCCGTACTTGAACGAGGAACCCTTCGAGCCACCCGGCACGTCCGCGAACTTGCCCAGTCGGTCACGTGGATGCAGGCGCTCGATGAAGTTCTCGCGCAGGTGAACCTCCGCGGCGCGCGCCGCAATGAACGCGTCCACGTCGCCCGCGGCCTCGGCCAGCTTGCGCTTCTCGACCGCCGCGACGATCTGCGCCTCGGTGACCTCGTCACCCGACTTGATGTCGTCGTCCTTGGCCTTCTTCTTGGCCTGCTCGCCCAGCCGCTTGAGCAGGCGCATCGTGCGCGGTCCGGCAACACCGTCGACCTTCAGGCCGTAGCGCTTCTGGAGCTTGCGGATCGCCTTCTCGGTATCGCTGCCGTAGCGGCCGTCGATGCCGCTCTCACCCAGGTCATAGCCCAGCGCGTCGAGCACCTGCTGAAGCGCCTTGACGTCGGCGCTCGGCTCCTTCAGCCCGTCACCCGGCGCCAGCGTCTCGGAGTTCGCGCCCTTCGACGCCGCCCCGCTCGCGCTGCCGCTGGCGCTGCCAGTGCCCGACGAGGAGGACGACGACTTGGAGGAGTCCTTCTTCGCATTGTCCCTCTCCTCGGCCGCGTGATCGACGCTCGTCACCGTGCCGTCCGGGTTGACGTAGTCGCCCTTGGGGTGGACGCCAAGCCCCTTCATCAGTGCCTCGGTGTTGGGGCCGACGACGCCGTCCGGCTTCAGGCCGTGCGCCTGCTGGAACTTCTTGACCGCCTCGGGATCGGTGGTATCCAGCGTCGTCGTGGCCGACCCGCTGGCACCCGCGCTAGTGCTGCTACCCGTACCGCCAGTAGATCCGCCGGTGGCGCCAGCCACCTTGCCGTTGGCGTCCGGCACGTTGGCCAGCGCCTGCTGCTCGGCCTGGATCTGGCGCAGCTTCTGCGCCGGAGGGTTCTGGAGCACCTGGAGCGTAGCGGGGTCGACGTGCGAACCGTCGCCCTGGAGGCCGTAGTCGGCCTGGAACTTGGCGAGCGCCTGCTGTGTCAACGGGCCGAACTTGCCGTCCGGCGCGCCGGGACCGTAGCCCAGCTGCGCCAGGCGACGCTGAAGCTGCGAGACCGTCGGGTTGGGCTGATCGTAGCCGTCGCCCGCCTTGACCCACCGGCCGGTGCGATCGCGTGGGTGCAGCTTCTCGAAGTTGGGGTTGCTGGCCGCTGGCGCGCCCTTCGCGCCGACCTCGCCCGCCACGCCACCGCGCGTCTTCGGCTTGGCCTTCGACTTGGTCTCCATGCGCACCTGCGCGCCCTGTGCGCCGGTTGCGGCGCCGACCTGGCCCCCGCCCTTCTTGACCGAGATCGACGGCATCGTGGCCGCCTCCTGGACCGCCGGGCGGATCTTCTCGATGTGCTCCGCCAGGGCGCGCGCGACCTTCGTCGTGTCTGCTTCGTCGAGACTCAGCAGCTGGCGTGCCGTGTCGGCCGCGCGAGTGATGTGCTGCTTCTTCGAGCGCGGGTCGGTGAGCGTGAGGAGGAGGCCTTCGGCGACGACAAGCCCCGTGCCGGTGGCACCCGCGTCGTGGCGTAGGCGAATGGAGGCCCCAGGCATGCGCGAAGGGTACCGGCGATGCCCGTCGCCTCCGCAGCCGAGCTTGTCCCGTGCTAGGCCAGCGCCCGGCGGACCTCGTCAGCCTTCGCGAAGTCCCACCGCTTACGTGCCTCTAGGCGCTTCGTCGTGCCCGACTCCCAGCCCAGCTTGCGATCGAACGCCGCCTGCGACAGGCCGTGCGTGCGCCGCTGCCGCTTCACCCATTCGGCGAACGGCATGTCTGGATGAGGCTCCTGGTCGACGCGTCGCGCCCGCAACTCGTCGTGATAGGTGCCGTCGGGGTCCCTCATGTAGAACGAGACGCTGCCGACCGGCACGCCCATGATCGCCGCGATCTCCCACTGGCGACGTCGGCGACCGCCCGGCCCGGCCAGCAACTCGTGCGCGACGCGCCGCTTCCCCATGGGGTCGTCCGGGCAGCGGAACGTCGCCGCCAACAGCCGATCCTCGGGAGTCAGTCGGGCGCGCGCCGCGACGATCTCCGCCTCGCGCTCCGCGCGTCGCTCGGCCTGCGCTCGGCGCCTGGCCGCCGCAGCGCCCTTCGGCTTCATTTGGGCGGCGATCGCGCGGCTGCGCTTCAGCTGCTCGATGCGCTCGGCCATCTTCATCGCTGGACCCTCCGGCCGTGCTCGAATCCACGCTCATAGGCGCGTGTGGCGACCCTGCGCAGCGCGTCGGTCAGCGACGGGTACTGGTTCAGAAGGATGTTCTCGGCCCCGACGCATGTATCGCAGACCTCGACCTTCGGGCGGTCGATGGATCGCTGCGACCGGCCGCACACAAGGCAGTCCCACTGGCGCTCGTAGCCGGTCATGTCGACGTCTCCCGCTCGCCACGGATCCGGTCGTACGCGCGCGCCGCGAACGACGAGCGATGCACCATCCCCAACTCGGCGCGCATCTGGTCGGCGGTATGCACGATCAGGCGCAGGTGCTCGATCGCCTCCAGATCGCCCTCGACGAACAGTTCCGGCTCCCGGCGCACCCGCAAGCGCGCCTCCGGCTCATGCTCAGGGGCCGGGCGGACCGTCAGCTTCGTCGCGATGAAGATCAGGACGCCCAGCGACGCAAGTGCTGCGACCGCGACGATCCCGTTCACGCGGCCACCTCCCGCACGTCCTCGTGACCGGTGGTCGCCAGGTCGACCAGCGCCTCGACGTCGAAGTGCGGCCCGTAGATCGCAGCCCCCCGGTAGGTGAACTGCTCGCGGGCCTCGTGCTCGATCGCGGTCATGACCGCCTTGAAGCAAGTCGACACGATCTCGCTGCGGGTCATGAACGGCGACAGCCGCCACTTGCGCGACGACTGGTACGTATCCGGCTCGCCGGTGACGTTGTCTGGCGCGCGCCAGTGCAGCTGGAGGTACAGGCCCGTGGTCATCTCCTGCGCCTCGTTGACGAAGGTCACTTCCTCGTGGACCCGGAAGTTGAAGCCGTCGAACTCGACGCGCGCGACGATCTCCTCGATCTCTTTCCTGCTCAGCATCGTCCTACCCCTAGTCGATGAATGGGTGAGGGGCCGAGCCTCCCAGTCCTCGGCCCCCCAGCTTGATTGAACTACCAGGTGCCGCCGTCGCCGGTGCGGAGGCTCGACTTCGACCAGCCGCCAGCGCGCGGCTCCAGCTTGGCGCCGTCGCCCAGTCGGTAGTTGTAGACCTCGATCATGGCCCGGTAGTAGTTGAGCCACAGCGCGCCACCGGCGGCAGCCTTGTAGTTGCGCGCCAAGCGTTCGATGTGATCCTCGCCGACCGCGGCCAGACGGTCAACGAACCGGCGGATGTCCGCCTCGCGGGCATGGCGGGCGACGAACCACGTCGCCCCCTTGAGCATGCCGACCGTGGCCGACTTGCCGCCGATCTCCCCGAACGCGTCCTTCAGCGTCTCCAGCACGCGCTGGAGGGTGCGCCCGTTGTCGATCTCGTAGATCGCCTCGACCGCCGACACCGCGTTGATGCCGGTGTTGACGTCGGGTGCCGGGTTGATCCGAGTGCCGAACTCGCGCAGCGTCGACTGGATCGCGACCGACGTCGGGTCACCGGCCGCCAGCTGCGCGCGGAACCGCTCCTGCGAGGAGTCCGTGCGCTTCGTGTTGCCGATAAGGCGCAGCTGCGCCTCCTGCTGCGGCGTCAGGCCCTCGAAGACCTGCGCGACGATCTCGCCGCCGGTCTCGTCGCCCTGCTCCAGCGCCAGGTCCATGCGGGCCGCGACGCGGTGCTGGCCGTTGACGATGTACAGCGCGCCGTTGGAACGCCTCGACACGGTGATGTAGCCCGCGCCCGCGGTGTTCCAGTCGTCCTTGATGCGGTCGACCAGGGCACGCGAGAGTTCGCGCTGGTACTTCGGGTCGACGTTGAGGTCGGCGCAGCGCACCACCTCGATCTTGCCGTACCCGACGACCTCGCCGATCAGATCCGTGTCGTACTGCGGCGCGTCACCCAGGCCGGACACGTTCGGACCCTGAGTGGTCTCCGCTGCTGCGGTAGCCATGCGTACCTACCTCCTACGCGTTGGGGAGCGCGCCGGACTCGGTCAGCGCTCCGTTGTCGATGGCGAACTGGCGACCATCGGCCGTCCGCTGCCAGCCCGCGCCGTGCGACACCGGCTGCACGACGACCTTCGTCACGAGCTTGTGGTGATGCATGACGCGCAGACGCGTCTGCACCTCCGCCGACGTGATCTCCGGGTCGAACGGCTGAAGCTCCTTGACCAGCTGCCGGACCTGCTTCGCGCGCGGCCGGAAGCCGACCTTCGCGCCCTCGTCCTGAAGCCGGGCCAGGATCGCCGCGTCGAAGTCGGGGATCAGCTTGTAGGTCCCCGTCGGCGACTCCGTCATGGTTTCCATCTACCTACCTCTCCGGTCGTTGGCACTACACACGCCGGACACCGTAGCACACATCGTGAGCAGGTACCCCGCCGCCGAGTCGAACGACGCGTTGCCAGCTTAGGAGGCCAGCCGGGATCCATCCGCAGGGCATGCCCCCAGGCGGAGTTGAACCGCCCGTCCAGGCTTCGGACACCCGGCGTCGGACCGCCGATGAGGGAGTACCCCCTGATGGAGTCGAACCACCCTGCCAGGCTTCGTAGACCCGGAGCCGCAATCCCGCGGAGAGGGCAAGTCAGTCCGGGAGGCAGGTACCGATCCTGCGGCCTCGTGGTCCCAAACCACGCGCTCTGCCATTGAGCTACACCCGGGAGCGCCCGCCCATGGACCCTACGGTCGACGGCGGGGATGGCTCCCGTGAGGTGGGAGCGACCCTAGAGCACAACTGGCCGTCGCCTGCGCGGTCGTCGCGCAGCCGTCAGGACGGCCGAGGTGTCGGGTCGCTTCTGCATGAGAGGTGGCGCGAGCGGGATTCGAACCCGCGACCTTCTGGTTATGAGCCAGACGAGCTACCGGACTGCTCCACCGCGCTCGCGAGAGCGTAGCAGAGATCTTCTCGGCGCTCAACAAGAAGCGCCCCGACGGATGCCGGGGCGCTCAGCCTACTCAGATGCGGCTGTGCTCTCGTGCCTGACCTCCGCCCGCGATGGGCTACATCACGAGGATCAGTATGTGCCGGGCACTATAGCACACGTTGTGAGCTAGGTGCCGGGGGAGGGATTCGAACCCACACGCACGAGGCCACTGCTTTACAGGCAGCTGCCACCTCCCAGGGGGCATCCCCGACACGAGCGGAACGGGTCGGAGTTGAACCGACGACCTCGGGTGTTTCAAGCCCGCGCTCTGACCACGACTGAGCTACCGTTCCGAGAAAGACCGCCCGCTTCAGCCAGGAGAGCGGCGACACCCACGGGTCCTCCGCTGGAGCGGGCGGTCAGGGCTTCGAACCCTGGACGCCGGAGGACCGGCGCTACGGCGCTAGCAACGCCGCCCCTCGTGCCACCACGGACACCGCCCGAAGTACCGAGGACAGGAGTCGAACCTGCACGGGGTCTCCCCCAGGAGGGTCTGAGCCTCCCGCGTCTACCGTTCCAGCCACCTCGGCATGAGGTACTGCAAGCGGAGGGCGGAGGAATCGAACCCCTGCCTCGTGAGAGACCACCGGGTTTCGAATCCGGTCCCAGGCCCGTCGCCCAGGGTCACCCTCCGAGAAGAGCGAGTGCCTTGGCCGAAGCACGACACCCGCTGAGCTAGGCGGCGGGGGACGGTGAGTATGTGACCGTGCGCGATCCCCGCCGCTACCGAAGCAGTAGCAAGCTCAGCGGGGATGAATAAAATCGGCGCGGGTCACGCATGGGACGGCAGTGTAGGGCACCGCCGACGAGATGTCAACGGTGCCCTACGGTGGGGCGGCGCGAATCTGGGTGTCGCGGTCAGGTCTTTCAGAACTTCGGCGGGTACCCGTTCGCCACACGCCACAGGTCACGCAGGACGGACTTCGCGACGATCCGCAGGGCGCGGGCGTGCTTGTGCCCATCGCTCAGGTCAGACCCCGGCTGCGCGGGCTTCCCGGCCGGACCGCAGCGCACGCACGGGACCTTGTGCTTCGCGTCGGCGTACTTCTCGCGCGCCCGGTCGTAGGCGTCGCGGTAGGGGCTAGTGCGCGCCTTGATGCACGACTCGGCCACCAGGCGGACACGCATGCGCGCCTCGTCGTTCCAGCCCCCGAACTCGCCCTTGCGATGCCGCGGGGCTTCGCCGTCGCGCACGTCCATCCCGCAGTAGCGCCACAAGCCGCCGACGGTGCGCTCGTAGATGCCCTCGTCGTCCTCGTAGTGCGTGACCGGCCCGATCGCAGCGAGGAGGCGGGCGGTCTGCTTCAACCCCAGGCCGGGCGTCGCCTTCACGAACGCGCCGAGCGGGTGTTGCTTCATCGCCTTCTCCAGCGACTTGATCGCGTCGACCTCCAGGAGACGGAGGCCGTCGACCGTTGCTTGCGCGGCAGCGAGCTTCGGGTCACCGGCGAGCGCCTTCGCGGTGTCGAACTCGTTGGACGGCTCGGCCTCCCAACTGCGCAAGCGGTTCTCGGCCGCGATGCGCGCCTTCTCCAGATCGTCGACCGTGGCGGCCCAGAACAGGAGGTCTGCGTACGAGGCGTCGGCGAACGAATTTTGGATGTCGGTGTGAGCATGGCCGACGCCAAGATGGTCCCCGGCGGGAAGTGATTGGGTGTCGCTCAGCGTCTGGCCGGGGGAAGATTTTGCGCCGCCGACGATCCTTCCAGGGGCGTCGTGGGATCCTTGGTCGGCGACGCGCTCGACAACGGACGTTTGGGTGTCGCGTCGCTTCTGGTCGAGCAAGGCGGTCATGCCGCGGCCTCCATCTCGACGCGCGGCTTGTAGAGGGCGATGAACGCGTCCTCGCCGACGACTTCCACGAAGTCGCGCACGGTGTTGACGCCGCGCGACTCCATCTCGGAGGCGATCTCGGCGTAGGCGTCACCGGTGGACGCCTCGCGGGCGGCCTTCTCGAAGTGGTAGGCCGCCGCGGCGCGCAGGCGCTCAGCGGTCGCGTCCAACAGCATCACGGCCTCACCACCGGCGAGGAGGTGCTGGCGCTCCAGCCACCCGCGTGTGACCATCTTCCACTTCGCGCTCCTGTTGCGCGGCTCGGGTCGCATGCGATCCTTGCTCATCTCCGCACGGAAGACATCCGGCAGGGACTCGCGTAGCGCCTCGCGCAAGTCTTCGGTGGTCAGCGTCTCTAGAAACGCTTCGGCGCAGTCCACTGGATCGGGGATGCGTGTCTCGCCGAGGAACTGACGCACTCGCTCTCGTAGGGTCATCTCTACCTCTCTAGTCGTGCGCGGCGAACCGTCATTGGGTGTGGGTTCAAGCTCTGGCCGCGCGCGATCACTCTAGCACATGTCGTGCGCTAGATCTTCGAGATCGCGACGTCGAACACCCGCAACATCTCGTCCGTCGTGTGGGCGGCACAGTAGGTGTTGATCGGACACACGCGATGGGGCGGATCGGTCGGCAGCGCGTTCATGAGGCGTCGGTAGGCGTCCCTGAAAACGCGCTCGTGAAGGTCCAGATCACCGTCGACCTCTGTCACGGCCATCCCAAGCGCCCACTCGGGCGTGACCTCTTGAGGGGTCTCTCCATAGGCACCGGGCGCGTGGCGCTGTGACGTGTGGTGGGATGGGCGCGCCTCGAAGATCTCCCGAGCACGTACGAGAACTTCGGTCTCGATGTCCGACATCACAGCCCCTTCGGGTGTCGTGCGACGAACCCCGCCGTCGAGCGCCAGCCCATGCGCAGCCGCGGCCCCGGTCGACCCCAGCCCCACGGCGACGTGTCGAAGCGGACGTAGATCCCCAGGCCGCGGAACTTCAGCCACACGTGCTCCGGCGACGCGTACATCGTCACCCACCTGCCCGGCCCCGGCTCGAACCACGACATCATCGCGCCGGACGTCGCGGGCATGTCGATGTTGATGATCCCCGTCTTGTCGAGCACCCGGCAGACAGAGGCCGAGCAGTCGACCCCCTCGTGCGCTCGCCAGAAGCGCCACGGCTTGTGCCCGCCGCCGTAGACGTACGGGCGGTTCATCTTCGTCATGGTCTTGCACGCTCGGTAGACGCGCCGGGCCTTCTTCTTGCGCTGCTTGACGGTCATCGTGACCTCCCACAGGTCCGCTTGTTGTGCCCCGCCTCGCCACAGATCGTGCAGTGTCCCACGCCGCATGCTTCTCGACGTCGTACTTCGGCGCTCGCAGCACATCAAGCCGTTCGCCGACCCGCACCGTCAGTCGTCCTCCGTGACGTGGTCCAGCCACAGCTGCCGCCAGTGATCGGCCATCTCATCGCCGACCCTGATCTGCTGCCAGTAGCCCGGCTGCCCGGTGTGCTCGTCGACCCACTGCTCGACCGCGTCGTCGACCGAGACCTCGACGACCGTCCAGCAGCGCTCGCACTGCTTGTGCAGGCCAACGATGCTCTCCAGCGTCGCCTCGAAGCCGACCGGCCCGACCATCACCGGAGACGGCTCGTCCCACACGTGCCCGAAGTGCACAGCGCACACGAGCGAGCGCACGCGTGTCTTCCACCTCGTCTTGCGGAACGGCCAGCAGCGCCACCCGCACGAGCAGATGGCCAACTTCGACGAGGGACTGCGGTTCGCGCGGAGGTGGTAGAACGTCAGCGCGTGGCGCAGGCGAAGGGGGATCACGCTCACGGGGGGATCCTAACACACGTCATGCGCTACTCTGCACCGGCGTGAAGACCATCGCCGAGCACGTCCAAGACCTCGCCGACAACCTCACCGAGATCGAAGCGGAGATCAAGGCACACGAGAAGACCTTGACCGACCTCCACGCACAGGCTCGCCAGGTGCGCGCCGCCATGAGCGCGCTGCGAGGCAATGACGAGAAGCGTCCTGTCGGCGGGGCTGGTCGGTCGACCGGCCAGAAGACCCTCGCGATCCGCGACTACGTCACCGCCAACCCCGGTGCGCTCGCGTCTGACATCTCCGCGGCGCTCGGCTTCCCGGCGCAGAGCACCCGCGTGACGCTCAGCCGACTGCGCGACCGCGGCGAGCTAGAGAGTCACGCCCCCCTACCGCACGCGCCGCTGCGGTGGTACCCCGCCGGTCAGCCGCCCTCGCCCGACGCGTAGATCAGCAGCGAGTAGACGGCGTTGAGTCGTTCGTTCACGGCGCCCATGCGGGCGTAGGCACTGCGCCAGACGTCCAACTGCTCCAGCAGGATCTTCTTGTAGTCGCGCCGGTGCTCGGTGTCGTGCGGCCAGCGCACGCGGATCCACGCCTTCTCCCAGGCGTCGTCGAACACGATCCCGTGGCGCCGGGAGATCGCCAGCATCACGCGCAGTTGATGCGGGGGCGTGTGGTTGCAGTTGGGGATAGCACGACAGACGGGGCAGGCCTTCTTGCGCGGGACCGCCGCCTGAACGGGGGGATCAACGGCAGCGGGTGCCGCTTCGAGCGTCGCTGGGACCATGGGTGCTCCTTGATGTGGTCATGGTCGGAGCACACACCCGGCCTACGCGTCGACCTCCTCGTCGTCGCCCTCGTCGCCATCCTCGTCGGCGTCATCCTCGTCGTCGAAGGACTGCGCCTCTACCTCATCTCCCTCGTGGTACTGCTTCTCGTCACCCAGGTCGTCGTAGGTGATCTCCTCAGCACCGGCGAACTCGTCGCCGGTGTCCAGCACCAGGCCCTCGCCCCACAGTGCTCGCATGTTGTCCGGCGCCGGGAAGCTCTCCTCGGTGCCGTCGGGGGCCTCGGGATAGTCGTCCTCGTACGCCATCAGACCGCGACCTCCGAACCCTCGTCGTCAGAACCCTCCGGCGGAGGCACGAACCACTCGACGTACGGGTTGCGCGCCTTCTCCAGGAACTTCTCGTAGGTGTCGTTGTCCAAGATCTCCGGCTCCTCCCCCTTGCCCGACTTCTTCAACAGCAGGCGCGGGGTGTGGAAGACCTTCTTCTCCTCATCCCACGTGTTCGTGTCGTACAACTCGATCTCGCCGGGCCACATCTTCAAGATGTCGGGGAACACCTTCGACACGCGCGCGTGCGTGTCGTACATGATCTCGTCGGGGATGTAGCGGATCGACTCCAGCTTCCCGGCCTTGATCGCCTTCTGCATGCGCATCCGCGCGTTGCGGACCGCGACCGGCGCGGGCGTCGCAACATACACCGCGCGTGGGGTGTACCCGGCGCTCACGTAGGAGTCGACGCGCTTCCTCACCATGTCGGCCGATGTGTTGCCGACGCCGTCCACGATCACGTTGTACTTGCGCTTGCGGACCTCCGCGGCCAGCGCCTGCGAGATGTCCCACGCCTCATCAGAGACGCGAATGTTGGCCTCCGGGTCGCCCGCGTTGGTCAGCTGCGCGAACTCGGGCATCAGCGCCTTGACCTTGTCGGGGTCGATCGTGACGGCGTCCTGCGGCTTCCACTCGTGACCCTTGCCGCCGTTCATGGCGTCCACGACGCCACCCTTGCCGCTGGCCATTCCGCCGCCGGTGAAGAACGCCACCGGATGCTCCTGCGCCTGGTGCTCGCCGTCCTCGGTGAGCAACTTCTCGATGATCTCCTTGTGCAGCTTCTGGCGAGACCTGTCGTAGACGACCTTCCCGTCCTTCACCGTGGCGTAGCGGTCACGCGTAGTCGGGTTGCCGGACAGGATCATCTTGCGCGCCTCGCGCACCGTCTCCGGGTCCGTGAGCAGTTCGGTGGTGGTCGGGTCCTGATAAGGCTTCGTGCCCGTGTCGCCCTTGCCCGTGCCCGGATCGCGCTTGACTTGCGTCGAGCGGATCCCCTTCAGCGCGTCCTCGGCCTCCTTGCGCGTGCCACGAACCGCGATCTCGCCGCCCGGCCCGACCGCCTGGTAGTCGGTGCCGTAGGTGGACTTGCGGATCTTCGGCGCCTCGGGCGCCCCCGGCTTGGCAACGAACTGGCCGCCACGACCACGCGGGTGCAGCGCCTCATCCCACTTCTTGCGCAGGTATCCAACGGCCTCCAGGAGCAGGCCCTCCTCCTCCAGCTGGTCTAGCTCGGCCTCGGAGAGGATGCCCACGAGATCGAGTTCGTCGCCCGTCGCGACACCCTCCTCGATCATGCCCTCGCGCAGCGAGGCGAACCGGCGCGCGATCTCCACGTTCTCGCGCTGCGCCGCGGCGAGGGACTGTGCGTGGCGCTCTAGCGCGCCGATGTACTGGTCGCACGCTCCGAGCACAGACACGAGGTCGCCGCGAAGCGCGGAGAGCATGCGCAGGCGCGCGGACGGGTCGATGGACTCATCCTGTGCGGCGTTCTCGATCTCGTCACGCAGCGCGTTAGCTGTGCCGGTGGCCACGGCACAAGTCTACGGCACTCGCGGACGTATCCTCAGAAGCTGGAGAGGCCGCCACCGACGATGCGGGCGTCGGTGTCGGAGTCCTCGACCGCGCTGGCCACCTGCACCTTCGCGAACGCGAACGGGGTCATCCCGCTGCCGACGAGTTCGATGACCCCCGTCTCCCCGGCGTCGACCTCGACCGCGTCGCCGATCTGGCTCCAGGTCTCACGGTCGAAGCTGCCGAGCGCCGTGAAGCTCGCGGTGTTCGTGTCGCCGGTGTTCTCGACCATCACCGCGCCGCGGTCGATGTTGCGCACGTCGATGACCTGGCCCAGATCGACCGCCTCGTTGCCGGTCGTGACCTCGTCGCTGGCACCCACCTTGATGTGCATGGCCGAAGACTACTACGCCCAGACCTGGTCACCGGACAGCACAAGCTGTGCCAGTCGCGGCGAGATGTTCGTCGCGTCCGCGACCTTGCGCAACAGGTCGTCCCACGTCGCGCCAGGGCGCAACACCTTGAAGACCGGCCTCAACTCGTCGAGCGCCGCGTCACAGCCCTCCGGCGTCGACAGGTCCGCTGACGCCAGGATGTGCTCCACGTGGAAGCGTGCGAAGGGCATCGAGGCGATCCCGGAGATCGTGCCGTCCTGCGCGACGTCGGCCGGGTCCTTGCCCTCGGGCATGCGCATGACCTTGAGGTTCACGCCGACATCGGCCGCGATCCGCTGCGCGCGGATCATCGCCTCGGCCCCGGCGGCGTCGGCGTCGAATGCGAGGTGCGCCGTGTGGGCCATCTTCGCCAGCGCCTGGACCTGCTCCTCCGTCAGCGACGTACCCATGCACGCGACCACCTCGACGATGCCCGCCTGGTGTAGCGCGAGGACGTCGGTGTAGCCCTCGCAGACGATCACCTGGTCGCGCTTGGCCGCGACCTCGCGGGCCAGGTGCGCGCCGTAGAGGATCTGACCCTTATGGAAGATCTCGCTCTCGCGGGTGTTGATGTACTTCGGCTTGGCGTCGCCGAGCACGCGAGCGCCGAAGCCGACGATGCGCCCGCGCGCCTCCGCCAGTGGGAACATGATCCGCTCGCGGAAGCGGTCGTAGGTGCGGCCGTCGTCGCGCCGCGCCGCCAGGCCGACCGCGTACAAGTCCTGTGGGCTATAGCCGGAGCGGGTCGCGCCGTCGACCATCGTCGTCCAGCCCGACGGCGACCACCCGACGCGGAACGTCCGCAGCGTCTCCTCGGTGAAGCCGCGCTCCTCCAGCAGGTAGCGCCGCGCCGGTTCGGCCTCCGGCATCGACCACAGGCAGCGCACGTAGAACTCCGCGGCGCGCTCCAGCAGGCCCGTCAGGCGACCGTGGCGCTCGCGCCGCTCCTTCTCCCTCGGGTCCTCCTCCTCCAACTCCAACTCGATGCCGTGACGCTCGGCCAGCAACTCCATGGCCGTCCTGAAGTCGACGCCCTCCGTCAACTCGATGTAGCGGAAGACGTCTCCCGACGCCCCGCAGCCGAAGCAGTTGAAGACCTTCTTCTCGATGTCGATCGAGAACGACCCGGTGCGCTCCTCGTGGATCGGGCACCGGCCGATGTAGTTGCGCGCCGACACCCGGCGAAGCTCCACCTTCTTGCCGACCAACTCGGCGAAGTCGACAGCCTCGCGGATGCGCTCCTTGCACGACTCGCGAACCCTGGCCAAGTTCCTACCTCTCGGAGTGAACCCCCTACCCCTCCGCTCGGGGGTCCACAACTTGCTGAAGCCGACTTGAGTCAGAGGGGTCGGCGTCCTGCGGTGATCCTACTACTTCCGCGCGGGCTTGTCGCTGTAGTAGACGATCGACTTCTTCTTCGAGCCGGACTTGTCGGTGCCGCCGTTGCCGGAGTAGGTCAGCAGCTTGGACGCCTCGGCGAGGTCGTCACCCTGCATCCACCGGCGACGGCCCTTGCGCTTGATCCGGCGCGCCGTCTTGACCGCCTGCCGGGCGGCAGAGCGGTTCTTGCTTCCAGACATGGCTCATCGAGCCTCCGGTCGTAGGGACGGAGTGCTGTGCTGGCCGGGTCGCACGGGCGACCAGCGGATGAGGTGTCGATCAGCGAACGGTCATGGTCGTGGAAAGACCCCGCATCTCAGCGGGGTCTCTCTCTGGTGCCCCGCCCCGGTTGATAGGGACGAGCGCTATATGCGCACGAGGGACTATAGCACACGACATGCGCTACGCACAAGTGCGCACGGCGGCGCGGTACAGCTTCGCCAGCTGCCGGTAGCCGGACGGGCCAGGGTGCACTCGATCCGTCCCGAGAACGCCGGGATGGCGCTGGACGTAGCGCGCCCAACGCACCTCGTGTGTGTTGCGCCGGATGATCCTGTTGGCGGCCTCATAGGACTTCCCGCCAACCGGCGGGCGCGACACCGTGCCCCACACGACGCAGTCAGCGTGCCCCTTGGCGTTGGCGATCGCCCGACGCAGGTCGGCCGTGTTGTGTGGATCGTCGTTGGTGAACAGCGAGACCACGAGGACGCGCACCCGGCCGAGCGAGTCCAGGCGCCACATGCCCTCGCGCAACGGGCGGCCGACGCGCGCGTCCACGTCCACCCGGCCCGGCAACCGTGCCTTCAGGTAGGGCGACATCCCCACCGCAAGCGAGTCGCCCACGATCATCGTGCGCGCCTGCGCCTTGGCGACGACGATGCCCGCCAGCAGCGCGACCAACGCGATCGCGGCGAGGATGCGCCACCTCATCAGGAGTCCAGGCTCAGGACGAAGCCGACGCGCCCGTCGCCGACCCTTGGGTTCGCCGTCTGCGCCTCGGCCTGGTCCATCGCGATCTTCGCGACCTCACGGTAGGCATCCATGAGCCTGTCGTGTGGCTCGGACAGCGCGCTGAACGCGCCCAGCCACTCCTTCGCCCACAGGGGAAGCTCTGCGCCGTCCGTGCGGTTCGCCCGCGACTCGTTGACCATGTCGGCCAGCAGCTTCAGCGCCGACCGCAGTTCGACCACCGCGTTCCCCGCGAGCCGGACTACCGGTGCCATGTCGGTGGAGAACAGGTGCTCCTCGGCGGCCGTCACGTTCGGACGCCGGACCTTCTGCTCCGCAAGGGAGCCTTCGTCGTAGATGCTCATCCCCAACCTCCTCGGTCGTTTGCGGGTGATGGCACAGCGGATGGTGCGCTACCCGTCGGACAGAATGTCCGCCTCGATCGTCGCGCCCCACAGGGAGTAGCCACAGCCGACGCACGAGTCGTCGGCGTGATCCAAGACCATCTCGCGCTCGGCGTCCGTGAAGGGGGTGCCATGGCGAAGCTCGCGGTCCACCATGAATAGGTGGTTCGAGACGCCGCAATGGCGACAGCGAGCGGAGAGGGCCGTCTTCACTTCGCCCTCACCCTCCGGTAGACGAGCTTGTTGCCGTCCCCGTTCATGCGCTCGACCTTGCCGTCCTTCCACAGCATGCGCAGCTGCGCAGAGACGAAGGTCGGCGGGTAGCCGGTGATGGACGCGACCTGGTCGGCCGTCATCCAATACTGGCGCGCCAGCGCGCCGATCAGCGCCGGGCGTGGGTCACGCTTGATGCGCTTCAGCATTCCGATCCCCCGCGGTGACACGCCGCATGGTCGAGCCGTTCGGGCGACAGGTGCACACCGGCTGCTGACGCAGGACCACGACGCGCTTCGACCCCTGAGCCGTCGGTCGGATCTCGACGTCGTCCAGGCGGTTGCGACAGAACACGCAGACCCAGTGCGTCACCGCTCAGTTCTCCACCCGTGTGACTCGACCGAAGACCATCTTCGTCCACCCGTTGATGCTCCCACGGTCTGAGCCGATCAGCACACGCCCAGTGCGCGCGTCGCGCCCCTTCACGCGGTGTAGGAACGTCGTGCCGTGCACCCGGCACAGGACGATGTCGCCCTTCTGGACGTCGTCGGCACTACACGGCTCCAGGTGAACCAGGCCGCGGTGCCTGATCGTCGGCTCCATCGAGCGGCCCGGCGGCCTCAACGTCACCGCCATCCCGTCCTGTAGCTGCCTCACCGTGAGATCGGCCCACCCCATCGACCTTCACCACCTTCATGTCCGCCCACTCGATCGTGTGAGCCAGATGACCATCGACCTTGACGTGCAGTGTCCCGTCGTGAGAGAGGTCGGTCACGTCGATCTCGAACCCCTCCTGAAGCGGCAGCCCGTGCGCCTCCGCGGCCTCGGCCAGGAAGTCGCGCAGGGACTTCTCGCTGCCGTCCGGGTACAGCAGCAGGAAGCGTCGGCCGTCGGTCTCCCTCACGTCTCCACCGTGAGCGAGAAGTTGACCGGCCGGTAGGCGTCCAGGACACGCTCCACCTTCAGGCATAGTGCCGGGTGCACTGGATCCAGGTCGCGCGTGAACAGGCGCACGTGCGTCTCGAAGGGTGCCGGCGTACTCACAAACACCTCTTCGACTCCGGCGCGCCGACAGACCTCGCGGATCCACGGCTCGCACCACATGCCGTAGTGGTGCGCGTACACGTCATGCCGCCTTGGCCTCGACCGCCGGGACCTCGCCGGTCCGGATGCACCCCTCCAGCTTCTGGGCCACCTCGGGATTCTCGTCCAGGTAGGCCTTCGCGTTCCCGCGGCCCTGCCCCAGGCGATCGCCCGCGAACGAGTAGAACGAGCCAGACTTCTGCACGAGGTCGCGGTCCAGGCCGATGTCCAACAGGCAGCCCGACTTCGAGATGCCCTTGCCGAACTCGATGTCGAACTCCGCCTCCTTGTAGGGGGCGGCCGTCTTGTTCTTGACGACCTTCGCCTTCACCCGGATGCCGACGCTGTCGGCGCCGTCCTTCAGCGTCTCCTTGCGCCGGATGTCGATGCGCTGCGACGCGTAGAACGGCAGCGCGCGCCCGCCCGGCTGCGTCTCCGGCGAGCCATAGATCACGCCGACCTTCTCGCGGATCTGGTTGGTGAACACGAGCAGCGTGCCCGCCTTGCGCGTGTTGCCCGCCAGCTTGCGCATGGCCTGCGACATCATCCGCGCCTGGAGGCCGACCGTCTGGTCACCCATCGCGCCCTCAAGCTCGGCGCGCGGCGTCAGGGCGGCGACAGAGTCGACGACGACGATCCCGACGTCGCCGGAGCGGATCAGGATGTCGGCAACCTCCAGGCCCTGCTCGCCGTAGTCGGGCTGGCAGACCAACATCTCGTCGATGTCCACGCCGATCGCCCGCGCGTAGACCGGGTCGATCGCGTGCTCGGCGTCAACGAACGCGCACGTGCCGCCGAGTCGCTGGCCCTCGGCGATGATGTGGTACAGCAGCGTCGTCTTGCCCGCCGACTGCGGCCCGTAGATCTCGACGATGCGTCCGCGAGGGACACCGCCGCCGAGCGCAAGATCGAGCGACAGTGCCCCGGTCGGGTTCCGCTGGATCTCCATGTCCGCATAGTTGTCGCCCATGCGGATGACGGTGTTCTTGCCGAACGTCTTCTCGACCTGCGTGAGCGCGTCGCTCAGCCCCATGACTGGCCTCCGGGGGGTTGGTAGCGGCGGAAACCTACCTCCGCCGCCGGACGGCTAGAAGCGGTACTCGTCCTCGTCCTCGGCGAGTCCCAGCACCTCGTCCGGTCGGGGGATCGTGTCGACGTCGGTCAGGCTGTAGTCAATGCTCGTGCCGTGGAGGTGACCCCAATCGAGGGCGACGACCTCGCTCTCGTGCCACGCCCACGTCTTAACGCCCTCCTGGCGCGCGAGGAAGTCCTCGAAGGCGAGCCTCGCCCCCATCCTCTTCTCGTTCCACGCCGTCCACTCGACCTTCTTGGCCTCCCACTCCGCCTTGACCTCGGCCACCGTCTTGTCGGGGAACTTGTCGTAGGGCGGGCTACCGTAGGGGCGGTAGTCGTTCGGCGGCTTGCGCTGCGCCGCCAGGTCGGCGATCGCCCGCAAGTAGTCCCTCTTCGCGGCATCCACAACGGCCAGCGCATCGACGTCGTCATCGATCCACACGTAGGTGTGGCCTGCGGCCTCGCCGCAGCGCGTGTGCTCGACCTTCAGCAGCCTCATGGCCTACCTCTCGTTCAGACTGTCGCGGACTTGCGTCGCCTCAGCGAGAGCTTCCTGTAGCTCGACCTTGAAGTCGATCGGCTCCATGCCGGGCGGCAGCGTCTTCACCACGCGTCGCGCGGTGCCGCCGGGCAACTCCTTCTCCACGGCGACGATCATCGACCCCCCGCCATCCACGAACGTCGTGACCTGGTAGCGCCGCCGACGGAACTCTCGCCAGGCGCCACGCACCCAGACGATCACGAAGGCGACCACGAGGACGACCAACAGGAGGATCAGGGGGCCGATGACGCGCATGTCCTACTTGCCTCCCGTGATGGAGGTGATGACGTCCCCGCCGCCGACGACCTTCGGGTCGCACCCGTCGTCGCCGCAGAAGGCCTTGATCTTGTCGATGTCGGCCTGGACGGGGTTGTTGTCGTAGCCGCGCTTGGCCTCGATGCGGGCCTCGGCGAGTTCCTTCGCCGCGCGACGCTGGCCCTCGGCCACCTCGACCTGCCGGTCGGCCTCCAGCTTGGCCTTGGCGACCTCGGCACGCTTGGCCTGCGCCTGCGTGATCTGCGCCTGGACGTCCGGCTCGAATCGCACCCGGAGGTTCTGCACCCGGACGTTCTCGAAGTAGTCGTCGCCGAACGCGGCGCGCAGGCGCGCCTTCAGCGTCTCCTGGATCTTCGTCTGCGCCTCGGCGAGGTTCTGGTCGTTGTTGGCCTCGTCGACCTTGCCCTCGGTCGCGACCCTCGTCGGGTCGAGCACGTACTGGCAGAGGTTGTTCAGCTGGACGCAGTCGTACTCGCCGATCGTCTCGCGGTAGGCGTCCAGCACGACCGGCGCGAAGCGCTCGCGCAGGAAGTTGAGCCACCCGGCGTCGGTCGTCATCTGGGCGTCACCCCACTTGCGACGGCCGTACGACTTGTAGAACTGCTTGACCTTGCTCTCGTCTCGTGTCAGGGAGAACAGCACCTGAGCGTCTGCGGTCAGCAGCACGCCGTCACGAGTCGGGAACTGCGGGTCCTTCTCCAGCACGTCGTTGGAGTCGCGCTCCGTGGCTGGCAGGCAGTCCTGGTGGTTCCAGGTGCCGATGTTCTTCACGCCCTCGCCCGGCTGGCGGACGTAGGCGATGTCTCGCCCGTCGAAAAGGCCGCCCTCGCGCACGACGCAGATCTGGCCGACGTCCGTCCCCTTGAAGGCCGTCACCCAGCTGAAGAACCAGATGACGACGAAGATCGCGACGAGCGCGCCGATTGCTACACCGAGCCACTTGAGAGGCTGCGCACCGCTAGACAATGTCCCTCCTCGTTGGGATTAGGTTGCGTGCGGCGCGCACTGTAGCACATGTCATGTGCTACAACTCCCGCTCAAGGTTCTGAGCAGGAGTGTCGATACGGGAGGAGAACGTTAGGAGAGATAGGAGGGGGGACGACTCCTTCCTGGAGCCGCCCCGCCCTATGCACGCACACGAACAGGGGAGGTAGGAACCCTGTTCGGTGTTCCTGCGAAGCCGGAAGGTGGGCCAGCACGCTCCGGCTTCGCACACCACGCTAGCGAAGTAGGGATGGTGATGCACGCGCACTACCCCACTTCGCTGAGGGTCAAACCCCCACTTTCCAAACAGCCCGTTTCCGGGGCTTTTAGCTCCGAAGGGCTTCTTGTGCCCTAGCGATGGCTCCGCCGACCGGCATGAAATCTCGGTCGCGCGCCTCCCAATACCAGGGCCTCGGAGGCAGGCAGGGCCGCACACGCCAGTCTCGCGCGTATGGCCAGCCGACCCGGCCGCACGCCGGGCAGTAGCCGCAGTTCGGACAGGTCACGACTTGTCGCCCTCCCCGCGAGCCTTCTTCAGGACGTCGGAGAGGTCATACGCCGACCCGGCCTGCTCGCGTGGGGCCGCCGCCACGTTCGACGGCGCCACCGGGATGTCCGGCTCCCCACCGAGCGTGTCGCCAAGCGCCGACGCCTGCGAGCGCAGGTTGGCCTTGCCGTCCTCGGCCAGGTAGCCGACGCTCAGGCTGGAGATCGCGGCGTTGGCCACCTGCGTCCCGCGGCGCGTCGCCGTGTAGTTGAAGTAGGACCCCGGCTTGGAGACGTCGATCCCCATGCCGCGCGCCGCCTGCTGCGCGTCCTGGTTGGCCCCCATGTAGACGATGTCCCAGCCGATCGCCTCGCGCTCCTTGATGAGGCCCTGGATCTCCTCGGCGGTCGTCTCGGAGGCGTTCTCGTAGCCGTCGGTGAACAGGACCATCATCACGCGGCCCTCGCCCTCGGGCTTCTGGCCACGCAGGGCGTTGACGAACTCGTTCGCGCCATCGATGACCGACTGGCGCAGGTGGCCCATCGAGCCGGACTCGTCCAGCACGATCGCGAAGTGCACGCCGTCGGGCTTCTCGGTGACCGCCTTGTCGAGCGCGTAGATCGTCGCCTTCGTGGCGTCGTACAGCGGCGTGCCGCCGTGCGGCGCGTAGTCGGCGTACGTCAGCACCGGCGCGTCGTCGAATGCGATGCCCTCGCGCAGAAAGCGCACGTTCGGGCGGTTGCTTGACGTGTCGAACGTGACCAGCGTGTAGAACGACTGGCCCTTGCCTGTCGCCTTGCTCGGGCGACGTCGGGTGGTGGTGGACATGTGCCTACCTCCGGTTCTCTAGGTCGGCCACGCGCGCCTCCAGGGAGCGCAAGCGCTCCTCCAGCGACATCCCCTCGGTCGACGCGACCGGCGCGATGCGCGCAGCGACCGACGCGAGGGAGGTGTGGTCGAGGTTGAGCGCGTCGACCAGGTCACCGGTCTTCGCGCCGTACGCAGCGGCGAGGCTGGCCAGGTTCCGCAGCCGTGGCTCGGAGTGGCCGTTCTCGTAGTCGGAGATCGTGGTCTGGTGGATGCCAGACCGCTTCGCCGCCTCCGTCTGAGAGATGCCCGCCGTCTCGCGAGCGCGCTTCAGCGCCTCGGAGATGCGGTCTGTGAACTCATCGCTCATGGGGAAAGACCATAGCACATCCCCATGACAGTCTATGGCGGATCCGCTAGGAGTGCTTCTCGATCGCCGCGGTGATCTGCGCGTCGGACATCTCCGCCAACTCGACCTCGCCGAGCGCAAGCATGCAGTCGGCGATCGCCGCCTCGACCTCCTCCGGCGACCCCTTCACGCCGTCCAAGTCGAAGATCCGGTAGAGCGCCGACTTGATCGCCGACAGCGCCCCATCGCGCCGCGCGATCTGCGCCTGAAGCTCGCCGTGCCAGATGTTGTGCTTGCGGTTCTGCTCGCGCAGATCCCGCGCGACCGCAAAGATGTCGACATCCGGGTTCATCGCGTCTCCAGCGCCTCGGCGGCGAGGCCCGCGGCGATCGAGTGGTTCGCGCCGTCGGCGATCGCGGCCATCGTCTTCTCCAGTTCGGCGATGCGCGCGTTCTTCGCTGCGATCGCCTGATTCTGGTCGTCGATCTGCGCCTGATAGCGCCTCACGCGCCCCGTCAGCGTCTTGATCTGGTGCACGAGATCCTGGACGTCGGAGAGGTTCGCCTCCACTGTCGGCTCCGCCCACGTGCGCCCGAACTCCGGGCTGCTCGGATCCTGCGATGCGTCACGGCTCATCGGTTCCTCCCGGTGGTCTTGCGCGCCTTCTTCGCCGCGCGTCGCTTCGCGCGCTTCTTCTCCCGGCGCGCCTTCAGCTGCTCAGGGTGCTCGTTGCGGTCGCGCAGGAACTGCTCGAAGCCGCGCTGGTCGGTCTCGTTCGCGAACCAGTTGGGGACGCCGTTGCTCATGTGCGTGTAGGGGTAGTAGGGGAACCGGCTGGCGTGGTCACTACCGGATCGGCACGAGGTCGCGTGCGTGAAGCTCCGATCCGTCCCCGACGCCGCCGCCGGTCTAAGGCCGTCGGGCCGCCAGCTACGAAGGGGAACTCCCTTCTACCAATCGCATGTCGTGAGCCTACGTGGCTGGCCGGATGGACTGCTCCTCGATCCACCGGTCGTTCTCGGCGCGGTCGCCCTCCAGGCGGGAGAACGCGTAGTCGGGGATGCGGTCGCCCGCGGCCTCGTGCGCGCGCAGGTGCGCGATGGCCGAGTCGGTCGTGTAGAACCGCTGGTCCTCGGCCATCGTGCACGCGCAGCACGTGTAGTAGCCGTTGACGTCCAGGTAGAAGTAGGCGTCGGCGTCGAGGAACCGGCAGTAGGCCATCAGGCGCGCGGAAGCTCGAACTCGGTCATCGCGTCACCGAGGACGGCATCGCCCTCGCCGGACGCAACCCGGCCGATGCGCGTCATGCCCTCGTCGTTGCGCACGAGGAACCACGCGCGCTTGTCCTCCGGCGTGCCCGGCAGGGCGCGCCAGATGCGCTCCACCTGGTGGCGCTGACCCTCGTGAAGGGTGCCCCAGGTCCGGAAGTACGGCGCGATGTTCTCGGCTGTCGTCACCATCTAGGACACCTCCTCGATGTCGATGTCGTCCAGGAACCGCTGAACGCGGCTCAGCAGCAGGTTCTTCTGCCCGCTCGTCAGGTCGCCGGAGTTCGTGATCGCACGCCTCAGGCGCAGCAGCGTCGGCCCGTCGTTGATGGACTGCTCGATCAGCTTCGCCACCTTCGAGGGGCTGGACGTGTCGATCACGCTCTCCATAGCTCAAGACGTTAGCAGACTTCGCTCATGATGTGTGCCTCGCGCTTCGGATGGCACCAGTAGAGACGATCCCAGTCCGGCGGAGGGCACACGCGCATGTTGGCGTCGATGACCGTGATGGTCAGGTTGCGCGACCGCGCGAGACGAATGGCCAGCTGCTCGTCGTCGTACACGAGCAGCCCGGACGGCGTCCGCAGCACCTTGTTGTCGAGCATGGCGACACCTAGCGGACGGAGCCGGTCTGCAAGCGCTGCGCGACGATGTCCGCCTGTGTCGGTGGCGGGGGGGGTGGCGACTCCGCCAGCACGATCCTCTCCATGAGCAGGTCGTTCAAGATCCGCTCGAAGGCGGCCGTCTCCATGTCGGGGGAGAGCGCGGCACCCGGCTTCTCCCGCGCGGCCTTGACGGTCTCGAACGCCTCGGCGAGGGCGTCCACATACTCGCCGCGATCCAACATCTCCTACCTCCTGGTCGGAAGCGAGGCGTGCATGCCTCGCACGGTCGCCAGCCTAGCCGACCGTTGTCAGCTGTGTCAACTACTGCAAGCGACGAATGCGCGCCTGCACCGCGGGCGGCAGGTCGGCGGCCCACGTGATCCGGTCGCCGTCGCACGATCGAACCACGACGGACGACGTCGCCCTGACGACCTCGCCGGTGTCGTAGCCCATCTGGATCATCATCTTGCGGATGAGGTGTTCGTGATAGGCCTGCGCCTCGCCCACGATCGACGTCGGCCGCCCCTGGCCCATCGCCTCCAGTTCGGCGAGGACTCGTTCGACCACGCAGGCGTAGTGGTGGTCACCCTGGCCCTGGCCACAGTTGGGGCACTCCCACTCGCTCACTCGCCGCCGTCTGCCTCGTGCACGATGTCGAGCGTGATGTCGAGCGCCGCGTCATAGAGGAGCGCCAGCGGCACCTTCGGGTCGCTCGGATCCAGGTGGCGCTCCTGGCAGACGGCGAGGAAGTTGCGGAAGAACTTCGCCCGCGCGCCCGCCGTGCCCGGCGCCTCGTAGCTGTGGTCGACAACCGCGTAGAGCACCCCGTCGTAGTACGTCGCCTCGTACGACGCGAAGCCGTGCAGCTGCTCGAAGTAGCGCAGGAGGGCGCGCTGCTGCACCCCGTTCAACTCGCGCTCGAACGTCTCCACGCCACGAGGAGTCAGGTACGCCTCAGGACTCGTCACGGTGCTCCTGCTCCCGGAGCATGCGCAGCCGCTCGTGGCCCAGGCACTCGTCCAGCGCGCGCCCGAACAGGATCGCGCGCTGCTCGTCGGTCAGCTTCTGGTCGAGCGCGATCTTCGCGCATACCTTCTTGGCGGAGGCGACGGCGGAGGCGATCTCCTTCTCGCCGAGCAGCACCGCGGATGTCGTCTTCGTAGTATTCCAGATCGTCATGCCCGCATGCTAGCGCACGACGTGCGCTTACGAGAGAGGCCCGCCGAAGCGGGCCTCTGGATACGTCTGGCACCTAGCCCGTGCCGGGCCAGAACTTCTCGCACACGTAGACGTCCACGGTGTAGGTGCGGGTCTGGCCGCCGTCGAACCGGACGTGGGCCTTGACCTTGTACCACCCGTCGGCGAAGTCCCGCGCCGACATGCGCAGCGTGTGCCGCTTGCCGGACTGGATCGTCTTGCCCTTCACTGAGAACCGGACCGACTTGATGCCGGTGCCGCGCACCCTCACGGTCGACGTCGCCGTCGCGCAGTTCGCGCGAGCGACGAACTTCGGCCGCTTCGGGGGCTTCGGCTTGGCCTTGGGCTGCTTCGGCTTCTGCGGGGGCGCGGGCGGCGCCTGTGGCGGCTGCGGGGCCTCCGGGAGAGCCGGAGGCTGCTCCGGCGACACCGGTGGCGTCTCCGGCGGCGCGGGCGGCGTCTCCGGGGGAGCCGGAGGAGGCGGCGGTGGCGGCGGAGGAGGCGGAGGGGGCGGTGGCGGCGGCGGTGGCGGCGGAGGGGGTGGCGGAGGAGGCGGAGGCGGCGTCGGATGGCACTCGTGCCCGCCCGAGTCGTGATGATGACCGTAGCCCCAACCCGCCAACGCGGTGCCCGGGGCCAACAGCAGCGCCGCCGTCGCCGCACACGCGACGATGGTCTTTCGCAAGGTTCTACCTCCTGGACGGATTTGCGCGCGCCACGCTAGCACAAATCGTTACCAACTACGCCGCCTCCTGGTAGCGACTGTCCAGGTAGGCCTCGTAGCCGTGCAGGACGATCCCGTCGCACACGAGCCACATCGGCACCATCTCGTAGCGCTTGTTGGGGGACACGTCCCACGCCAGCTGGTCACCGTACATCACGACGGCATGGTGGGACTTGGGCACGTTGAGCGACGGCACCGTGGCGACCCAATACCCCTCGGGCCACCACAAGGCGCCGCCCTCGAAGGTGTACGTCCGGATCTTCCCCAGGCGCCACAGGTCGTTGCACAGGTACGAAAACCACAAGGCGCGGTACTCCGGCTCGGTGTAGTTGCGCAGCGTGGCCAGGGGAAGCTCCAGGATGCACTCGACTGCCGTGCGCAGGCAGTCGCCGGTCTCCCCATTGCAGATGGACTGCTTGTGGTAGAGCATCAGGAGTTCTGGATCGACGTCTTCGGGTAGCAGATCGTCAGCATCTCCGTCAGCCACTCGTCGCGACGCTTGTCGGTGGACTCCTCCAACATCGCCTTGAACTTCTCCGCGACCGGCTTCGTGACCTTCATGTGTCCCACCTCCCGTTGGGCGCGCCATCCGCGGCACCCGGTTGATCTACTGCTCGTCCCCGTAACGTTCCGTGCCGCACAGGGAGCAGACGCCGAAGTCGTCGGAGCCGGGGTGCATCTGGTAGTCGTGCCAGCAGTAGCGCACAACCTCGACGCCCGCCTCCTCGTACATCGCCAGGCCGCGCTCGTTGGCCTCGCGCCAGCGCGACGCGAACGGCGAGTCAGCGAAGACGTGGACGACCCTCTTGATGCCCGCCTGGATCACGACCGTCGCGCAGCGATCGCACGTCGGGCCGAACCCCTCCGGGTACGTGTACAGCGTGTAGCCGTGCACCGGCTCGCGCGCCAGCAGCACAGCGTTGACCTCCGCGTGCACCACCCGGCTGTACTTCGTCTCGCGGTCGGCGTACAGCGCTTCGTCGTCGTCGCAACCGATCGGGAACCCGTTGAAGCCGACGCTCGCCAGCGTGCGGTCTGGCCGCACGATCACCGCGCCGCACTGCGTGCTCGGATCCTTCGAGAACGAGGCGACGAGCTTCGCCATCGCCAGGTAGCGCCCATCCCAGTCAGCCATCAACACCCTCCTCGATCGTCAGCTGCTCCGGCGGCTCCGGCCGCAGCGCACGCAGCAGCTGCTCCCCGCGCGCCGTCAGCCGGTAGCGCATCGTCGCGTTGCCCTTGCCCTTGTGGTCGTAGGCCCAGGTTATGACGCCCTTCTTGTCCAGCATCAACCACGCGTTGCCGTCCTGGCGCCGGTTGGGCGCGTCGCGCATGAACGGCTCCTGGTCGGCCCGGTGTGTCGAGTGGGCGCTGAAGGGCGCGCGCAGGTCGTCGCGCAGGCAGTGCTCGCCCAACCACAGCAGGAAGGCTTCCTCACGCTCGTCGAGCGGGTCACACTGATCGCCCTGGTGGCAGAAGTGACCGCACTCCAGCAGCGGGCCGATCATCGTGATCGCTCCGGCAGCGCCGGGTTGTCGCCCAGTCGATGGACCTCGAAGCCGTCACGGTTGAAGAGGTGTGTCGTGTAGGCGGCGTTCCTGGTGTACTCGCCGGTGAAAAGGCTCTCGTGCTCTCTGTGCGCGAGGCGAAGGCGCGCGAGGCCGACGACACCCTCGCCGACGTACACGCCCCGGCAGTTCGCCTTCGTCATCATCGTGTACAGCGCCACGACCTGCTCGGCCGACAGGTAGTGCTCGACGTTGTCGCTCACGACGCCGCCTCATACGTGCGGGAGAAGACGTCTGCCTTGCACGGGTAGAACTCGCCCTCGACCCCCTTGATGATGAAGTCGCCGACCTCCGCCGTCACGTCGCCCCCCAGTGCGCGCACAACGATCGTCGGTCGGTTGTCGCGCGGATCGAACGCGTGATCGCCGGTGAACGCCAACACCTCCGCGTCGTTGGTGCCGGTGAACTGCACCGCCTGGATCACGACCGGCTTCTTGCGGTATGTCCTGATCATCTCAGCCCTCCGTATTCAGGCCCGGCTTCGGACGGTCGTCGCCCTCCGGGTAGTGGTCCTCGAAGTGCATCAACGCCAGCGCGTGGAAGATCACCGCGGCGAGGTGATGCGTCGTCATGCCGTCGGCGTGCTCGGTGTCCAGCGACTCGCCGTTGTTCCAGAACGCGCTCAGGTGACGCCGGAGCGCGTCGTAGGACAGGCTCCAGTCGTAGCCTTTGCGCCAGTTATGTGCGGCGTACTTCATCGCGCCGACGGCGTACAGCTGCGCGACCTTCGCCATCTGCTCGTCGGGCACGAGCGACCAGCGGATCATCTTCTGGCCCTTCGCCCCGCCGGTCTTCTCGTTGACGACCCGGACCTCGCCCATGTCGACCGCGGGAACCTGCTCGCCCTCGGCCCACGCGTTGACGAGGTCACGGTAGGGCACCTCGGCCAACGGGTCGTCCGGGCCGTAGTGGTAGACGCCCAGCTGCGTCAGCTTCGCGATGAACGTCTCCAGGCGCGCGCCCTTCGACCCATCCCAGCCCGGCAGCACGACGACCGCCTCCACACCCGAGTCGGCGATCAGCTTCACGTCGCGCGCGAGGAAGTCGCCCCACGTGCCGCGCGTGCCCGTCGGGTTGCCATCTGGCGACGCGAGCGCCATCTCACGGATCTCGGGGTCGTCGATCTCCGCCGGGGAGACGACGTCGTAGCCGCGCGCGCGCAGGTCCGCCGCAGCGGCGTCGAAGGCGGGGAAGTTGAAACGTGGAACATGCGACATGGGGCCAGCGACATAGACCTTCATCGATCCTCCCCTTCGTGGAGTTCGGCGTGGCAGTTACGGCAAATGACATCGCACTTTTCGATCTCCGAGAGCACCGCGTCCCACGGGCGCGTGATCGCCTGGCTGATCGAGAACTTCTTGAGCGACGGATCGCGGTGGTGAAAATCGAGCGCCGCAGCAGACCGCGCGTAACCACACCGCATGCAGCCCCGCTCTAGCTTCAGGGCGCGCACGTAGTCGGCGCGACGACGGCGATGCTTGCGGACAGCTTCCCGATTGCACGCCTTGCAGGGGCCATACCTGTCCCGATCGGAGCGATAGCGCCCGACCTCGGCGATCACATGGCCGTTCACGCAGGTCGTGACTACGGGATGCGGCACTAATCCTCGCCTCCGCGGTACGCCTCGCGCAGTAGACGCAGGGCCATCATCTCGGCCGCCTGGGGCCAGGGGAACGTGAAGGTGACAACGTCGTTCTCCCTGCCGACCACCGTCGCGTGCAAATGGATCAGGCCGTTGTCAGCCTCGACCTCGAAGACGACGTCCTCGTCGCCGAAGCCTTCGTCGCGCCACAGCGTGCCGCGCGCGATCGCCGGTGCAATCATCGGTCCTCCCGGTAGGCGGCGATCGTGCCCTCCGCCCGCCGCGCGTAGAGCTTGTCGAGGTTCGCGTTCGCGATCTCCTCCAGCGAGAAGCCGCACAGGTGGCCGACGGCGGCCAGGTACCAGAGCAGGTCGCCCAACTCCAGCTTGATCCTCTGCCGCCGCTCCTCCGGGATCGGGTCGCCCTCGCGCCACCCGTCGTTGCGCATCAGCTTCTTGAAGATCTCCTGCACCTCCCCGGCCTCGCCACCGAGACCGAGAAGGTGCGAGAGGAGCGTTGACTCCGAGAGCGCGACTGCGTCGTGCTCGTAGGACGTCAGTGTGTGAACCGGAACCCTCGCGCTGGCCCGCGCCATGGGTTGCCTCCTACCTCGATCGTTGAACGGCGCAGACCCTCTCAGGTGCGCCGGACGGAACTATCCCAGGTCGTAGGCCCAGGCGCCCAAGTCCGCCTTCGCGGCATAGTAGGCGTCCGTGCACAAGGGCGGGATCGGGTCGGCGTTGCGCATGCGGCCGACGTAGGCGAGGATGCCCGCCCGGCCGTGCTTGCGGTACATGCGCACGAGCATGCGCATGTTCGTCCACTCGACGTCGGGGTCCTCCCAGTCGTCCAAGTAGATCTTCTCCACGTCCGCCGTGGCGTAAGAGAAGGTGTCGCTGAGGTCGGGGTAGATGAAGACGAAGTTCGACAGGAAGTCGACCAACTCGTCGACCTTCACCTCCTCCGACACCGTCGTGCCGGGAGAGGCCGAGGCCTCCCCCTTGGACACGAACCGACCGGTGATCGCCGACCTGAACCTTCGCAGCATCACTTCCCCCTCACGAACGTGGCCCAGATCACGAACGCCACAAGCGCGAGAAACGCGACCGTGACGAGCGCGTCTGGCCAGGACATCCCCTGCTCAGCGGAGAACATCGGTGCTACCTCCTGGTCGATTCACCCTTCGGCCCCTGGCAGTCGCGGCTGCGCATCGCGCGCCGCCTCGGCCGCCCGCTGTTCGTACGTCTCCGCGTACCTCTCGTACTTGCGCGCCTGCTCTCGATGCAGGGTCGCCTGGTCGCGCATCATCCGCGCGATGTCGCGCAGACCGACGGCGTCGGTCATCCCGGCCGCGATGTGCGCCAGGCGGGCTAGCTCGCTGCGGTTGTCGCCCACTGGCGCTGGATCTTGTAGCAGACACCACCGGCGTCCAGGCGGTCGATCGCCGCCCGCCCAGTGCCCCAGTTGACCGGCCGGACCGCCTCGTGCATCACCGTCGTGCGGAAGTGCGTCGCGGAGTCCAGGGCGGTCTCCACCACGCAGTAGTCGAGCGCCAGGCCGACGATGTCGACGTGTGTAACGCCGCGCTCGATCAGGAAGTCGCCCAGCGTCTCGCCGTCGTCGTTGATCGCGTCGAAGCCGGAGTAGGCGTCATCCCCGGCGACCCCCTTGTAGAACGCCGGGACGTTGAACGCCTGGACGACCGGGTGCAGTTGCGCGCCGGGCGTCCCCGCGACGCAGTGCACCGGCCACTTCTCGAAGTGGTCGGCCTCCGGCGGGTGCCAGTCCTGCGTGGTGACGACGACGTCGTAGTCGCCCTCGGCCGCCAGGCGCTGGATCTCCGGGATGATCTGGTAGCCCTCGGGGACGTAGAGCGCGCCCTCCGGGGAGTAGAAGTCGCGCTGCACGTCCACGATCACGAGCGCGCGCCTCACGACACCGCCCCCTCGCGCACGATCTCGACGTCCTCGTCGATCTCGCGTGCCTCCTCGATCTCCTCCTCGACGTCGACCTCCTCCAACTCGCGCTCGTCGCGCTCCACGCGCGCGATCGTCTCGTCGAGGACTTCGAGCACCTTGCGGTGTGTCGCGTGGCTGTCGTTGAACTGCGCAACCGACATGCCGGGATCGCCGCGGTACATCAGGGTGCGCTCGATCTCATCGGACGCAGCATGCACGATGTGCTTGAAGCGCGAGTAGTCCCCCCCTCGGACGGTGAGCGTGGCGCCACCGAGCCAGCGCCCAACGTCGGCGCCCGACGAACTCCACAGCGCGCCCATCAGGCAGTAGGAGCGCGAGAACCCGTCATCGCGGCCGAGGGCGCCGCAAGTCCAACGCTCCGGGTCGTCCAGTAGGGCGCGCGCCCCGCGCAGCACGATCAACTTCTTGCTCATGACCTACCTCCAGGTCTCGTTCCGTCAGACCTTCTCAGGCGCCCCGGACATCAAGGGCAGCCGTCAGCGCGCCCTCAACGTCCTCGCGTGTGCGCTCCGGGTTGTTATTCCACTGCGCCAGGTGGAACGTCGACAGGTGCATCTGGCGATCGTGCCGCGCGCGAACCCACGTGTCGCCGACGGCGTCGGAGACGCGGAGCGCGGCCTCCGTCAGGATCTCGGCGTTGGTCGTGCCCGGCTTCGGCCACTCAGCCCGCCTGCCCGTCGGCAGGTCGCCGTACAGGCCGACCAGTAGCGCGCCGTTGACGCACACCTGGCCGTCGGCGTCGATCAACTCGTACTGCGTCCACCCGTCATCTTGGATCTTCGCCAGCGCGCCGCGAAGCACGCGGCGGACCGACAACTCGTGTGGCTTGCTCACCCTTCCTACCTCCCGTTGGCGCACATCCGCACGTTGGGCATCGAACCCTCCCGTTGTAGGGGTCGAAGACCCATGGCCTCCCGCACGGACAGATGATGATGTTGCCCACCTAGATCGCCAGGCCGTCGAGCCGGACGACCAGGCGTGGGTCGTCGAGCGGCCAGGGACTGATGTCGGCCTCGACCTGAAGGATGATGTCGCGCTTGCCCGCCTCGCGGAAGACGAACTCCACCTCCTCCTCGTTGAGCCTGATGTCGGCGATCGACTTGCCTATCAGGTCTTGGATCCGCACATCTCCTCCAGCCGGTTGTAGATTCGTCGTAGGGCCGAGCCGGTGTCGCTCGGCGAAGTGTGGGCGTGCAGGAAGGCACGCAGGCGCCGCGCCTCTGTGTGCGTGAGGGGAAGCACGTGCACGTCCTCGTCGTCGTGCTCGGCCAGGAAGCGCCAATGCGACGCCGCCCTCAGCAGGTTCGAGGCGAGGCGACTCACCAGGCGTTCTCCGACGGGTACAGGTCGTTGCACCCGCCGACCGAGACGAGGATCGCCACGACGACGTCGCCGTTCTGGATCGCCCACACGCGCTTGTTGGCCTCCGCGTCTGCGGCGAGGGTGTGGGCCTCCATCCCCAGCTTCTTCGCCGAGTCGATCAGGTCGTAGGCCGACGGGTTAGACAGGCACCCGGCCTCGATCTCGCGGACCATCTCGAAGTTGTCCAGCAGCGCCGACTCGCGGTTTGCCGTCGAGCGCGCCGACCCGCGCTTCAGGCTCGGCGGGAGGCTCATGCCGCCTCCTCGACGACGAGGACCGACGGCTTGCGGACCACCGTCACACACGTCCCCGACTTGACGTCGATCACGAAGAAGCGGGGGACCGCCTGGTAGGCCGTTCCGATCGCGATCTCGACGATCTTCGCCGGATCGGTGTTGGTCGTGCGGATGGTGAAGAACTTGTTGCCGCCGGGAGGCATCTGGTTGCCAGAGAACACCGGCACCACGATGTGTGTCTGTGGCTGGCCAGGAGAGACCCGGCGCGCGATCTCCGTGCGCACGCCATCGAGGTCGTCTCCGGCGATGTCGCGGAGGATCCGGCAGCCCAGCCCCTGGCCCTCGCGGAGGATCCCGAGCAGCAGGTGCTCGGTGCCGATGTAGTTGTGGCCGAGGCTCAGGGCCTCGCGCAGCGACAGGTCGAAGACCGTCTTCGTGCGCGGCGTGAAGGGGGGAGTGCGGTACGGGGGCGACTGCGCGCCCTTGCCGACCACTTGCTCCATGCGCCTGCGCGCCTCCTCGACGGTGACGCCGAGACCGGTAAGAACCTGTGCGGCGACGCCGTCCTCCTCGCGCAGTAGGCCGAGCAGGACGTGCTCGGTCCCGATGTAGTCGTGGCTGCACTCCCACGCCTCCTGCTGCGCGAGGGTGACCACCATCCGGGCGCGCGTCGTGAATCGCTCGAACATCAGAACGGCGTCTCCGTGTCCTCGGGCAGGAACGCCGTCTCGACGCTGACCGAGCGCTTCTCGGTGAACGTGCCGTTCGAGTCGCGCTTCCACTCCGCGTTGCCCGTCTCCGAGGAGACCTTGCGCGCGTACGGGATCGCCAAGTCGCGGAACTCGGTGACGTTGCTGTAGACCGCGACGAGCTTCGATCCGGCGTACACGCGCAGACAGTGGCCCTCGCGATAGCCCTGCGTGGCGGCTGGGTTCACCGCGGCGAACGTCACGCGCCACTTCTTCGGGATCTCGATGACGAACGGCTCGCCACCGGTGCGGTTGACCAGCAGCGTGCGGGTGCTCACCGCCTCCTCCGTGCCGTAGGCCCCCGCAGGCTCCTCCACCTCGACCTCGACCTGCTGCTCCTCAGACATCTCCTACCTCCGGTCGTTGGACGCCAGACCCTAGCACACAGCTTGTGCTTCGACCAAGGTCAGCGCCTCCTTGATGCGCTTCGTCTCGGCACCGGCTAGCTCGTCGCAGCGGATGTTGTTGGCGTGCCACTCCGTCCAGTCGGCATGCGACGGCTTCAGGTGCCCCTTCACGTGATGCCACTCGACCTGATGCTCAGCCACGAGCGCGTCCAGGCGCTCCCACAGGTCGCGGTTCTTCACCACGTTCGTCGGGTCCCCTGCGTGCGTCAGCAGGTTCGCCTCACCCTTCGTGCGCCAGCCGTTGCGCTTCCACTGCTGGACCCAGCCGCGCGTGAAGCCGTGCATCACGTACTGCGAGTCGATGACGATCCTCACGCGACATGGGCGCTTCAGCGCCTCCAGGCCGACGATCACCGCCATCAACTCGGCACGGTTGTTCGTCGTGCGCGACGAGCCGCCGGTGATCTCGCGCTCGGCCAACACCTCACCGTCGGCGCTGCGCCGCTGAAGGATCGCCGCCCACCCGCCGGGACCGTCCGGCTTCGGGCACGAGCCGTCGGTCCAGATGACCACCTCAGGGGTCACTTCTTGCGGGTGCGCTTGGCCTTGCGCTTGCGGCGCAGCGGCGGGGCCTTGTACGGCGGCTCGGGTGCGGCGTCGCCCCACACCGCGACCGCCCGGCTCAGCGCCTCCAGGCGCTTCTCCTTCGCCGGGCGGTCATCGGCGTGCAGGGCTTCGAGCATCGCGCCGTGCGCCTTCGCGCGACGCGCGCTGAACTCGACCTCGGACTCACCAGGCTGCTGCTCGACGTTCTGCGGCCCGCTCACAGGATCACCCCGCAGCGATCGCAGACCGTGCCCGGCTCGTCCGTACCGGCGCAGATCCAGCATCGACACGGACGAGTCCCGAAGCCGCGCAGGCGACAGATGATGATGTGGCGCAGCGAGGTCATCGCAGGAAGTCCGCGATCACCGCCGGGGCAGCCGGGTCGAACCCGACGACGTCGAGCATGCCCGGGTCGTCGGGGTGAGCGATCGAGAACTGGTTGGCCTCCATCGACACGACGACCAGCTTCGCCGGGATCCCGGTCTTCTGGCGGTACTCCGCGAGCGCCTGCGTCGGGTGGACCTTGCCGAACCACGTCTCGTTGTCGGTGTAGACCACGAACGCGTCGAACTCCAGGCCTCGCTGCGCCGCGTCCAGGATCGGTAGCGCGCAGTCGGTGCGCCCGAAGTTCAGCCGGTTCATCTGCCCGACGACGTCGTCGAGACGCTGGCGCGGCGAGATCGTGCACGGTGCCAGCACCGCGCCCGACGCGTCCCCGTTGTAGCCCCACGACCCGCCGATGTACCTGCCGCCGGTCTGGCCGTCCGAGAACGCGACGATGTCGTAGTCGTCCTCGATGTTCGCCGTCACGAGCGCCATCGCCCCCGCGCCCGCCGCGCACGACACGGCTGACGGGACCGCCTCCATGCCGTAGCGGCCCTTGCGGTAGCCGGTGATGATCGGGTGGCCCATCGAGCCGGACACGTCCAGCGCCAGGCGGATGCGCTTCCCCGTCGGCTCGGCGTTGCCGAACGACAGGTAGAACGCTGCGTCGAGCGCGTCCACGATCTGCGCGACCGGGTTCCAGCGCTGCTCGGGGTTGGTCATCGAGTAGCCCGCCGCGTACGTGCACAGCGCCGTCAGCACCGCGTACGGGTGCAGGCGCGACCGGCGCACCGCGTCCGGGTTGGTCAGCTGTGCGACGACCTGCTTGACGTAGGCGCGGTCCTCGAAGACGCCGTAGCGCGTCAGATTGGCCAGGTTGCGCACGAGCGCGCCCATCGGCATGCCTGCCTCGACCAGGGCGCGGTTGACGTCCCGGTCGGTCAGGTGCTCGGTGTGCAGCATCTCGCGCGTCAGCAGGTTGCCGTAGCGCTCGATCAGCTTCGCCGTCTGCGCAGGCGACTCGGACGCCTGCGCCGCCTCGAAGGCGTGCACGACCTGCGGCAGACGCTCGTCGGCCCCACCGTTGACGACCCAGTTGTACAGCCGCTCGTGGTCCTCCGTCAGGCCCTCGACCGTCGGGTTGCGCGACGACACCCGGTTGGCCGGGTGCGCCTTGCGCAGGGCGTCGCGCTGCGAGAACCCGTAGCGCGAGCGGTACTTGACCATCTGGAAGGCGACCCGGTCGACGGCGCGCTCGGCGACGACCGCCTCGCCGGTCTCCTCGTCGACCGTGATGCGGTCGCGCGAGACGTACCACTGGCCGACGGCGCGGCGCAGCGAGCGGCCCCAGCCGCGGAAGTTCTGCACGTAGGACAGGAACAGGCCCATGTGCGAGCCGGTGCGCACAACGTCAGGCAGCGCGCGCAGCGCCGCCTGACGAGCGGCCTCGGTGCGGAACCCGGCGGCGTACGCCAGGGCGAAGACGACCGGCTCCTGCTTCGCGTTGCGCCCAGCAGCCGACACGGCGACGATCGTGGAGACCGTGCGCGCCGGGTCGTCCGTCAGGCAGTCGTCGAGCACGCCGACGTTCTGCTTCGTCAGGTCGGCCTCGCCGATGTAGTAGGTGCCGCCCTCCGCGCCGAGGATCAGGAAGCGCTCCAGGCGCGTCCACTTGTCGACCGCCCAGACGAAGCCGCCCTCGGAGTTCTGCACCTGGTCGGTGCGCCCCGGGATGCGCTCACGCTGCGGCGTGCGGCGTGTGCTGACCTGGTGTAGGTACGACATGGCTGGCCTCTTCTCTCGTGCGTGCGAAGACGAAGGGCGGAGCGGTCGTGGAATGGGAGTCGACCGTTAGCGTGTTGCCGTTACACCACCCCCACGAGCGCGGGGGCCAGGACTCGAACCTGGAACGCTCTCTTAACAGGAGATAACCGACAGCCCGTCGGCCCGCTCCGCCTTAAGGTCTATGTCTGCCGGGTCACTCCGAACCGGCGGGATGCACCGTAGCACACGACGTGTGCGGGCGCTAGAGGCGTGGGAGGGATTCGAACCCTCGTCTGCGGCTTTGCAGGCCGCCCCGTGGCCGCTCCGGCACCACGCCGCCAGGAAGACTACTCGGTGTCGGCCCTCTTCGCCAGTCGCACACGATCGACGCGGACCGCCTCGCGCAGGAACCACGCAGCCGCGCGCACGCACGCGTCGCGCTCCTGGATCATCGACCCCTTCTCCTTCTTGGAGGCGTAGTCGCGCAGGACCGTCGCGAGGCCCTTCTTGCCCGCCTCGGGCAGCGCGTGGCCGAGCGTCGCGCGCAGGTCGACCAGGGCGCGCTGCTCCTCGTCCTCGCCCAGCCCCAGGTGCACCCGCGGCGGCAGATCCTGCGCGTTGCGACCGTTCACGGGCACGTCGTCAGGCCACGGCTCGATCCGCTGCTGGTTGGCGACGCGCTGCTGCTCGCCGCGCGTGGTGGATAGACGCTCGCCCATGCGCACGACGTGAGGTTCGCACGCGCGGCGGCGGAAGCAGTAGGCGGAGGAGGGATCGAACCTCCGACGGACCCGCGGTGTGAACACGGCGCTCTCCCGACTGAGCTACCCGCCCAAGGGGTGAAGTACCCGCCGGAGATTCCGAGACTCCGACCTCCGGTATGTCGAACCGGCGCTCTGCCTCTGAGCTAGGCGGGCTTGTGCAGTGCACCCGGGTGGGATTGAACCACCGACCTCGACGTTATCAGCGTCGCGCTCTATACCACTGAGCTACGGGGGCACTGCGGAGCCTAGCTCACCACCGGCAGCGCTTCAAGTCCTTCTCCGGCATGTGCGCCATGATGATCGCGGCGAACTTGTCGGGGTCGGCCTTCACCTCGCGCCCACCATGGCCTTCGTAGCCGGTCTCGAAGAAGTCCGAGAAGTAGACGCCGCGGTGCATGCGCACATGCTCGAAGCCGAAGTCGCCGAGATAGCGCGTCACGCCGACGTCGATCGTCCGCGTCGGCGACGGCGTCCCGTAGACGAACTTGACGACGAGCATGCCCGACATGTCCGAGAACGGCCCGTACAACTCCGCCATCACCATGCACTTGCCGCCCTCGATCGGCACAGGCTCGATCTCACCGCCCCACATGTCGCGCTTGCTGTCGGGGAACGGGGACCCCTGTGGTGGCAGGATCTTGTTGCCGACCAGTTCGCGCACAGCATCGTACGCGCCGTCATCGAGGCGGAGCGTGGCGTGGTCGTTCATCATCGTGCGCGGCTTGTCACGCATCGCGCGCAGCATGATGTCCGACAGCCGGTCGAAGTCGTAGGAGGAGCGCTCGGTCACGTCCTGCCCCGCAGGATATCGGCCAGCCCCTTGTCCATCTTCGTCTCCTCGGCCGCGATGCGCTCGCGCTCCTTCTTCGGCCCCTCCGGGTGTGAGTACAGCAACGCCAGGCGCTGGATCTCGCGCTCGCGCAGGGCTTCGTTGTAGGAGGCCTGCTCCAGCGCCGCGGCGACCTCCGCGACCTCCCTGTAGGCCGCGTCGACCCGCCCCAGCGTCGGCTCGGAGATGCGGATGCGCTTGCCCTCGTACTGGCCGAACGATCCGGTAGCCGAGTCGAAGTCGAAGCGCACCGTCTCCTCGTGGGAGAAGTACGGCCAGTTCGCCCCCTTGATGACCGGGCCATAGTCGCCCGACCGACGCGCGTCGGCGTTCCACATGCGCTTGATCGCCACCAGGATCGATGACCCGTCCCGATAGACGTAGGGCACGTACACGCTGTAACGCACGTCCCTGGCGCGTCCAATGCGCTCAGCGGCGTGCGGGGCGCCGAGCGCCTGCTTCGTGCGTCGAACAGCATCGACGCGCAGCTGGGGCTTGATCCCATTGTCGGACGCGTCGACGGCCTGGATGCACACGACGACAGCCGCCACCACGCTCGCGGTGATGATGAGGGCGCCGAGCACCAGGGGGCCGAAGATGGTGATCCCGACACCGAGCAGGAGGGCGGCGAGACTGCCGACGCCCCGGGCTGCGTAGTGATGCGCCCACACCCACTCGCCGAGCGTCAACTTCGACTTGCCCAACAACTCGCGCGAGATGATCACCGGTCCTCGCGCCTGAGCCTTGCGCACCGTCAGTTCACTGCCCATCTCCTACCCCCTTGATACCCACCCTGATATGTCGGATCAGCAGCGCGATCCACATGACCGCGAACGGCGCGTAGACCCACTGGCCGCTGGCCACGTAGCCGAGGTTCAGGCCCGCCACGCAGGCGAGCATGATCCACACGATGTGCCAGAGCACCCTGAAGATCACCGCGATCTCCCGAAGGGCGGCTCGGTCTCGTTCGGTCCCAGTGCGCGCCCCGACCACCGGCCCTCCCGATACCCACAGTGAGGGCATCGCCACTCCGACACCCCGTCGTAGTGGTTGGGGTCGTCCCACGCGTACTGCACGCCGATGACGTTCGAGAAGTGCGTCGAGCCGTAGATGCTCTGCGACCTCTCCGGGATCGGGTCCCCGCGGAGGCTCGCTCCACACTTCGGGCACTCCTGCGTCTCGTACATGCTGGCCATGGCTGCGCACGGTAGCACACGACGTGAGCACACAAAGGGGCGGCCCGAAGACCACCCCTGTGCCTCTCCCCTGTCCCGTCCAGAAGCGCTAGACCGGCGACGATCCGGCTACCTCCACCATGGCAAGGTGGCGCTCTGCCAGCGTGAGCTACTAGCGCGCCTCCGACGATATCGCGTACTCCCCGCGCACGCAAGTGCGGATCGTTGAGCGGCCCACACCGAACAGGAGCGCCGAGTCGGTCTCGAACCGACCGCCTACAGCTTGGGGGGCTGTCGCTCTACCCGATGAGCTACCGGCGCAAAGTAGGAGACGCGGTCGTGGTGCGGGAGTCGGAAAGGGGCCAGAGGCCCCGTCTGATCCAATAGCAGGTAACCGACAGACCCTTCGGCCCGCGTCCCCAAGAGGGCGCTGCGGTCATGTGGTGGGATCGGAACGGGGCGCTCTCGCGTGAATCCCCGGGTAGACCCGGTGTGTGGACTCGCGTCCCACCTCCCGGGAGGTGTCAGAGAACCGATGGCCCTTCGGCCCGCAGCTATGTGAGGTGGACCTAGGGGGCTTCGAACCCCCGACCTCCGCCTTGCAAGGGCGGCGCTCTCGCCAGCTGAGCTACAGGCCCGCCGGAGAGACTAGCGGGTCCCTCCGGCGAGTGCAACTACGAGTGGCGCGTGCGGTCGCGCAGGCAGCGCTGGCACACCGGGAACAGCCACTTCGGCCAGCGATTGGAGTGGCCGCAGTACGGGCACTGGCAGCCCCACCCCCAGGCGACCGCGGCCAGGAAGACGACGATCAGGAGGATCGTGTAGAGCACCGACTAGTAGGCCCCCTTCACGCCGAGCGCGGTCATGCGCACCTTGTGTGCGGCTTCCAGCTTCGCCATTTCGGGGTAAGGGGTTGGGATGGGAGTGGTCTTTGTCATGCACCCATTAAAGCGCATGACGTGTGCTACGTCAAGTCGTCGGCGACGTCGGCTGGAACGCCGGGCACGGACAACGCTTGCACGGGAACATCCCCGTCAGGGCGTGGTAGACGTGCGCCGCGGCCGAGTGGCCGCAGCTGCACAGGATCTTCACGGGCATCTAGCCGAAGATCCTCGTCAGCAGCCACACGGCCAACGCGACGAGGATGACGATGACGATGGCGCGCTCAAGGGACATGATTCTGGGATACCCGGGCGGGCGCACAGGCATGCACAGACTAGGAGCCGAAGACAGGAATCGAACCCGCGACCGTCGCTTTACAAGAGCGCTGCTCTACCAGCGTGAGCTACTTCGGCTTGAAGGCTGCGGGCGTAGGACTCGAACCCACCTTCCCGGGGCCAGGACCCGGTGTCTTTGCCAGATAGACGAACCCGCAATAGAACGACGACGTGCAGCGCCTAGCGCTGCTGAGTCTGTCGCGTTTGCGTTCGGGTTCGACGCATGGCTACACCGTAGCGCGGCGCAGGAGGAAGTGCAAGAGGGGCGCACCGTGCTTCGAGCGGTTGCAGTGCCTGCACGCCGCCGTGAGGTTGTCCCACGCCCCATCGCCACCGCTCGCCAGGGGCACGATGTGGTCGACCTCCTTCGTCGGCGCGCCGCAGTAGCAGCACGGGTCGCCGCGCAGGATCGTGTCGTACTCCTGTGTCTCGGACGTGAGGTCCCCCGCGCGCCGGTGGGCCATCCGTCGCCACAGGTCACGCGCGCGATCGGGGTACTTCGCCTTCCAGGCGTCGTGCGCCGCCTTCGCCCTCTCCGGGTGCTCGCGCCGCCACTCGCGGCAATACTCGCGCATCTCGGCGCGTCGCCGCGCGTTGTAGGCGTCCATGTACGCCTTGCGCGCCGCCGGATCCTTATGAGGCATCGGGGGTGGAGACGACGGTTCGGCCCTCCCAGAACCTGAACCAGTTGCGGGTGAACTGCACCAGGGACCCGTCCTCGCCCAGAGCGATGTCCAGGATCTGGAAGCCCACCGAGGGCGAGAGGCCCAGGCGCTCCATGAACTTCGACTTCCACTCGAACGCCCCCGGCCAGATGACCTGCACGCCGCGCGCCTCGATGTGGCCCGACACGTGCCAGTGGCCGACGCACAGGATCGCGGGCTTGCGGCCCGACGGGTAGCCGTCCACTAGCTTCTGAGCTTTGTAACTATACGCGTAGGACATCCCGCCCTTGCCGTGGAGCAGATGCATCCACGCCCCGTTGGGAAGCTCCACCCAGGCCGAGTACGCGCCCAGGTAGTCGATGTCGTCGCGCCGGTGCGCAGCCGCGGCGACCGGGTCGGCACCGATGCGCCCGAACTGGCCCTCGATGTCGTGGTTGCCGGAGATCCCGCGTGTGATGATGCCGTCGCGCTTGGGGTAGTTCTCGACCAGGTACTCGACCTGGTCCTCGAAGGTGTGCTCGTGGATCTCGGACCCCTGCGTCGGGAAGATCCCGAGGCCGCAGACGAAGTCGCCCGCGTGATAGACCTCGGTGATCCCCTCCTCCTGGAAGCGGTCGTAGGCGAGGTGAAGCTCGCCCAGCGCCTCCTCGTTGGAGCCGAGGTGCGTGTCGGAGACGACGCCGATCCGCAGATGGTCGCCGTCCAGCAGCGACTTGTGCAGGTTTAGCTTGTCCGGCGCGACGCGATGCAGAACGATCTGCTCGTCGTTGCCGGTGGGGCTGCCGACACGGAAGCCCCTGTGCTGTAGCTGCTCGATGCCCTCCCGCACGCGCCGTGGCGCGACGTCGAGCGCGTCGGCGATCTCCTCGACCGTGCCGCCGCGCTTCTTCAGGAGTGTGTGCAGACGGTGATGGAACTCGTCCGCGTCCTGCTGCGCGCCGGTCGGCTCAAGGGGAGCCGCGGTGGGCGTGCCGCCGAAGCCGTGCTCCGCACGGATCGCCTCGATGGCCGCGACCACGTCAGGTCGGTTGTTGATCCGGCTGCGTAGTGTGGACGGAGCGATTCCGAGCGCACGAGCGGCAGGCTGGATCTGCCCCCGGTGGCGCCTGACCGTCTGGATGATGTCTGCATCCGTGAGGTCCACGTCGCACAGACTGGCAGACATACCGGACGACGGAACATCGCACTTTGCGGGCGGACCGCACAGGATCCGCCCGCTTGTGCACTAGGCGACGTCGAAGTACGTCACGAGCAGCTGGTTGCCCGACGTCGACTGCGTCAGCTGGATGTTGCCAGCCGAGGTGATCGACGCGACCGACGTGCGGTCGACGAGAGTGGTCGTGGCCGCCGGGACCTCGATGACGCCGACGAGCTTGTCGGCGGTGGAGATGCCGGTGATCGCGATGTTCGTGTTCGCCGCGGCGCCGGAGACGACGGCCTGCTTGAGGCCCTGAAGCTCCTTGACAGCTGCGCGCACCTCGACCTGCGAGTTGCGGTTCGACGCAGCGAGCGCCGTTCCGACCGATGTGAGTGCCATGGGAAGAACCCTCCAGGCGTAGATGGACGCTAGGAGGGTACGTACTGCGACTGGCCAGGCAGGACTCGAACCTGCGACCCCTCGCTTAACAGGCGATGGCTCTGCCGACTGAGCTACTGGCCATGACGCGTACAGGACTTGAACCTGCGCTTCCAGGGTGAGGGCCTGGTGACCTACCGATTAGTCGAACGCGCCGGGGTACTACGAGGTGGGGACGGTGGGAGTCGAACCCACGCGCGTGACTTTAAGAGAGTCCTGCTCTGGCCTCTGAGCTACGTCCCCCGATCGAAAGCGGGCAGCGGCGACTAGCCGCGCCTACTTGGCTTCCGACTCGGGATTTCGCTCTCGGAGGAACACGACGCGCAGCGTAGCAGACCGGCGGCCTACAGGGAAGGCTTGTCGGTCTTCTCGGTGCGGGGGTCGGCCTCGGGCGGCCAGATCTCGCCCTCGTACGGAACCCACTCGCCGCGCTCGATGTTCTCGCGCGCCCGCTCGGGCCACGCGGGGATCACATCAGGGGGCCGGTTCCTGGGTGCCTTGTCTGCCATAGCCTGTTGATCGTATCGCGTGCGTCGAGCATGTGCTGCTTGATCGTCGGGTCGGTGACGCGCTCCATCGCGCCCGGCGTGTTGAGCATCGAGAAGGTCTCGGCCCACGCCTCGGCGACGTTCGAGGCGCCATACTTCGACATCGCTGCGACGTCGTCGAGCGTGAGGTCGGTGTGGCTCAGCATCTCGATCTCGGGCATGCCCCACTGGAAGGGGACACGCCCCTTCAGCGGACCGCCCCATTCGCCATCGGCTTCGCCGAGCAGAAACCCCGACGACTGCGAGACGGCGTGTCCGAGTTCGTGCATCATGCGGCCGTAGATCGACGTGCGCGACGATGGCATCAGGTCGCCCGCGCCGCCCATGGCCGCGTCGAGCGCGACGGCGCCGGGGTTGATCGTGACGTAGATCGGATCGTGCTTGTTGCGATCCGCCCGGCCGAAGCCCACGATCTCGTTGGCGTGCGGATCGGGTCCGGTCACCGCCCAGGTGGTATCGCCAGCCCGCCGGAAAGTCTCCATACCCGGGTCCTCTGGCTGCGCCACGATGACGCCCCGGAAGGGCCGCGGGCCGTCCTTGAGGACGGGGTACCTGCGCTGCGCATCGCGCACCGCCTGGACGATCTGGCGATACCAGTCCGGGTCGGGCTGCTGCGCGGGCCAGTAGTAGTCGCTCGACTCACCCCGGTCGCGGGCGACCTCGTCGGGGAGGCGCAGGTCGGACGCTGGTAGACCCATGTCGATCAGCGCGCGAAAGGCGGTGCTGGCGTCGTGGATCTTCGCGATGTCGTCGTCGTACTTGAAGGTGAGGTCCCCGTGCGCCGCGCCGGTCGACTGCGTCGCGGTCACGTCCAGCACGTCGGGCTTGTCGACGAACCGGCCGAGACGATTGCGGGGATGCAGGCGCTCGACGAAGGCCTCCTGGACATCTTCGAGATGAGGGAAGTCGGGCAGGCGCTTCGTCTTGCCGCGGAACGACATCCAATCGGGCGCGACCTCGAACGGGGTCTTCGGCTTGTACCAGGTCACAGCAGATCCCCCTTGCCGGGCCGCAGACGCTCCCAGGCGGCATTGATCGCGTCCCGCGCCTTGAAGAGGTGGTCGCGTAGGGATGGGTCGAGGAAGTCGGCACCGTGTGGCGTGTTCATGGTCGTGAAGAGTTCCGCGAACGCCTCGGCCGGGTTCTTCTGCGAGTAGTTCGACACCGCCGCCAACTCCGACGGGCGGATGTCGGCCAGCGTGAACATTGCGATCTCCGGGTCGGTGAGGCTGAACTCGTAGTCGCGCAGGATGTTGGCGTACCCCTCACGAAACTCGGGCACCCCGTTGAAGACCTGAGGCATGATCTTCTCGTCGAACGAGAAGCCGTTTGCCTGCGAGACGGCGTGGCCCATCTCGTGCATCATGCGCCCGTAGATCGAACCGCCCGCCGGGGCCGCGAAGCTGGAGACGTCCATCTCCCGCTTATAGGGTTCGCCGTCCGGGTTGATTCCGACGAACAGGCCCGATGTGCCATCCCTCACCCTATCCACGGTGACGTGGCCTTCCGCTGGATCGCTGCCCGTGAACGCCCACACACCCCCGCGCGCGTCGTCGTCGAACTCGTCAGGATCAATCAGGTCGGGGTCGAAGATCACAACACCCGCCAGGGGATGCTCCCCGTTCTTGAGCGCCGGGAACTTCGTCGACGCGTCCTTGACCGCCTGTGCGACCTCGCGATACCAGTGCGCCGACGGGGTGTCGTAGCCCTCCGGCGGCGTCATGCTGGACTTCTGGAAGCCGAGACCCTGAAGGAACCTTGTCGCGTCTTCGGGCGAGTTGATCGCCTCCACGTCGGGGTCGAACTTCGTCGGCATGTACTGGTGCCAGTCGGTCTTCGCCAGCATGTCGCCGATCGTCTCGTAGCGATCGAAGTTCGGCTTGTCGATGAACCGGCCCAGCCGATCGCGCGGATGTAGGCGCTCGGCGAAGGACTCGCGCAGCTGCGACTTCTTGACCTTCGGGAACGACCCGCGCGCGACGTTCTCGCGCGCCTGCTCCAGCGCACGCGCCAGCTGCTCCTCGCTGATCGGCAGGGTCACATGATCACCTGGCCCTTGTACTTGTGCCCGCGCAGGCGGTCCAGCGGCTTCTTGGTTTCCGGCGCGTGCTCCACCACCCAATCGTAGGCACCGGGCGTGTGGAGCGTCGTGAAGATCTCGGCCCACGCCTCGACCACATTCGAGGTGCCATAGCCGGAGATCTTCGCCATGCCGCTCATCGGGACTCGCGCCTCGTTGAGAGCCTGCTCCGTCCCACCCCAAGCCTCGTCATCTGAGTTCTCCGGGTCCTGGCCCGACGCCCAGGCGAGCGCATGACCAAGCTCGTGCACCGTGCGCCCATAGACCGTGCGGTCGGCGACCGCAAGTCCAGACGCACCCCGCGCCATGTCGACGTCGTCGTTGTCGAAGCCGTACTGGGTCTGGACCGTGTCGTTGATGACGACGTACTGCATCGCCTCGGGCGGCAGCGGTGGTTCCCCGTCGGCCTCTAGGTCGTAGTCGACCATGTCCCAGCGCCAGCGATCGGATGGCAGCGGGCCGGTGACCGCCCACGCCTGCTCGATCCCCGAGTCGAGCTTGTCCTCCGGGAACTGCGACGTCAGCCGGACGCCGCCCAGCTTGGTGTACCTGCCGTTGAGGAGCGCCGGGAACTTCTCGGCGACGTCTGCCACCGCCTGCACCACCCCCCGGTAAAACGACGGCGATGGGTCAGACAGGGCGCGATCCCCGGGACGCAGGTCGGCATCCTCCAGGCCCAGCTTACGCAGATAGCGATTCGCGTCCTCCGCGGTCGCGATCTTCTGCACCTCCGGCGAGAACTTGATGTCGGCGATGGACGGCCTCTTGGACTTGGACTCCTCGGGCGTCAGGTCGACGATCTCGTCGATGTCCCAGCCGGTCTTCAGCACCTGCCCGTCCTTGACGTAGGTACCCCAAACCTTGGCCAGCGCCGCGCCGCTCGGGGGGTCAATCGAGACGTGCTCGAACGTCTCGATCTCGCCGTCGTCATTGCGCGCCCTCACCGTGTTCAACCTGCCCGTCATGAAGGTCTTTTCGAGCGACGCGGCGAGATCCCACATGAGCCGCGTCGGCCGCTTCTCACCCGGCTTGTCGATCCAGCGACCCAGGCGATCGCGCGGGTGCAGACGCTCCACGAAGGCCTCCTGGAGTACCCCCGGCAGTGGCTCGGGCACCCAGGTCGTCCCCGTCTGCCCGCGCTCGCGCGCGTCGCGCTTCGCCTGTTCGATCAGGGCTGGGTCAATGATCGTCGTCACAGGACTCGATACCCGTTGTAGGTGCCATGCTCTGCCTGAAGCCTACGCAGCATCCCGGCGAGGGTTGGATTCGTCTCCTCCACCCGCTCCATCGCGCCCGGCGTGTGCAACGTCGAGAAGATCTCGGCCCACGCCTCCACCGGCGACGTCGCACCATACTCCGACAGCTGGCCGACAACATCCGGTGTCAGGCCCACCGCATCGAGGGCCGACGCCAGACGCGTGCCGTACGCGCTGACATCCTCCTTGCCCATCGCCCACGACAGGCCCGATGCGTCCGCGACCGCGTGGCCAAGCTCGTGCATCACCAAGCCATAGTCGAGCACGCCCGCCGGACTCACGCCCTGCCCGCTGTGCCTCTGGTTCAACTGGGCCGTCAAGTCGTTGAAGACGATGCCAACCTGGCCGCGGGCGGGCGCGAACGTCGTCACCGCATAGATGCCCTTCGCGCGCGAGACGTCCGACAGCGAGATGTCGTCGGCCTTCGAGCGCAGCGAGATCAGCCCAAGGGGCACAGGCCCCTCACGCAGCACCGGAAACTCGGCAACGGCGTCGTGCACCGCCTGTGCGATCTCCTGGTACCACTCCGCGGAGTACGGACCCCACGAGATGCCCTCCGTCGGCGACATGCGGCCCTCGATCCCCAACGACGCCAGATAGGCGTCCATTGCCTCCGGCCCGTCGATCGCCGCAACCTCGGGCGCCAGCGATGGGAGGTGGACCTCCGGCAGCTTGGGTGTGGCTGGCGTCGAAGGCGTCAGCGTGATGGCGCCGCCGTCTCGACCCCTCGGCGCCGTGCGCTTCTTGCGCCTGCGCGGCTTCGCCGGGTGCCCCTGATTCTTCTGCTTCCACTGGCCCGTGCGCGAGCGCGGGTGCTGGGACTCTAGGTAGGCCTCCTCCAGCACGTCGGAAGGCGTCAGCGACCGGTAGGCCAGGTACGTGCGGGGCGCCTTGGCCCCGCCGATGACGTAGTCGGAGGTGTCCAGCCCGTACTCGGTGCCCGGCGCCGCGGTCACCCTGCCGTCCGAGATCGCGTACGGGCGCACCTCGGTCACCGAGACGATGTCGGACGCGGGGATCGCGCCCTCCACGCCGACCTCGAAGGGCGAGCCGGGTGTCTGACGGGTGCGCTCCGCCGGAGGGCGACGAACACCGACCAGGTAGGCTGGGCGATCGAAGGTCGGGCGGAACTGCCACGGCGCGTAGTTGCCCGCGTAGGCCACGGCCTCGTCGGGCTGCGTCGAGTAGAAGGTCAGACCGACCTGCGACTCACCGAGGTTGAAGCGCCCGCGAGAGTGGATCTGCCCGGTCTTGCGCAGCGTCTCCATCTCGCCGTGGGACATGCCCCGGAACACGATGCCCCGCTGCGGCTCGTCGGGCAGATCCAGCGACCAGCCGTCGCCGCCCTTGAAGGCCGGAGTCGGGCGACCGTCCTCGATCGAGACGTCGGCCACCTTCGTGTCGTAGGTGAACACGTCGCCGGAGCCGACGCGGCGCGTGCCCGGCGTCGACCGCGGCGCGACGCGCAGCACGTGCGTGTCCCCGTAGTAGGCGTTGCGGCGCGTGTGGTCGATCTCGAAGCTCCACGACGGGTTGCTCAACGTCTCCTCGGTCTCCGGCGTCAGCCTCCCGCCCAGCGGCTTCGTGCCGGGGTCGGCCTTACCCACGCGCTTCGGCGGCCGGACGATCGACTCCGGCCAGCCCAACATCGGCTCGAAGTCGTCGATCTTGAGTTCGCGCGGGTGGTCGCCGCGCGAGAGCGCCAGCGCCGTCAGGTCGCGCGCATAGTCCGGCCCCCAGCCGTTGGCCTTGGCCATGTGATCGCGCAGCAGCGCCATGCGCTCGTCCTGCGTCATCTCGAACTTCATCCGGTACAGCAGGTCGCGCCAGTTCTCCTTGGGCACCTTGGCGTCCTCCAGCACCTGGCGCACCGCCTGGCGGTAGGACTGGTAGGTGCCAGCCACGGCGAAGTCGTCGCGGTTGCGCTCCGCCCAGCCGACGACCGAGTGCATGCCCAAGCGCCGCGCCGTCGCAACCGCCTCCTGCCGAGCGATCTCCTCGTTGATGCCCTCCTCCAGGACGCGCTTCCAACCCTGGCCGTACTGAAGCTGGGGCGTCGGGTTGACCGCATGCTGGAACTCGTGCTGGAGGTTGGCCAGCGCCATCCACCCATCGCGCGCCTCGTCGTCAGACAGCGGTGGGCCGCCGTGGTCGGCCTCCCATGCACGCTTGATCGCCGGGTAGATCCCCGCGCCGGTCTCCACGCGCCCGCGCCCGGGGAAGTAGCGCGCGTTGAAGGGGTACTCGATCTCCGGTGACGCCCAGTCGACGCCGGAGAAGTGGACCGACGCGTTGGCGTGCTGCCGCGAGAGCAGCTGCGCGCCGTCGAGCATCGAGGTGACCAGCGAGCGCTCGGTCAGCGGCGTCCCGGGGTCCGGTAGGCCCGTGTCGCCCGGAATGATCGAGCGGTACTTCGCCGCGTCGTAGTCGCTGCGGTCCAGGGTCTCGCGCAGGTCGTCAAGGTCGGGGGCCGCATCGCCGAGGTAGCCGCGCCCGATGCGGACCATCTCGTTGAGACGATCCTCCGGGTCGGTCTGGAACTTCAACTTGAACAGGATCGGGATGCGGTCGCGCTCCGGTACGCCCATCTGGTCCAGGGCCGTCTTCAGGGCCAGCCGGTAGGCGCGGTACGTGCCCAGCACCTCGTCAGCGTTCGGGTGCTGCTCGCCCCAGCGCAACACGTCCTCGCGACCGTGGCGCTGGAGGTTGGCCTTCAGCAGCGCATGCGCGACCTCCTCTGACAGCGCCTCCTCTAGCACCGCTCCGCCGGGCATCGAGTACGCGTGGTGATTGGCCCAGTTGACTCGATGGGAGACCTCGTGCGCCTGCACGCGGTACGTGTTGTAGATGTCGGCCAACTCCTGATCGGTCGGCGGCAGGCCCGTGGTCGGGCGCGTCGCTTCCTTCTCGATCGTGTTGAAGACGTCGGGGCCGAAGGTCGTGTTGCCGCTGTAGTCCGTGGCCCCGGCGTGGTCGAACATCCTCGTGTCGAAGTCGACGTTGCCCTGCTGCGCATCGACGTGGAACTCGCGCCCCAGTGCAGCCGACAGCGCGTTGGTCTCCTGCTGGAACTCGCCCCAGTTCGCCCACGTGTGGTCGATCAGCTGACCACCCGGCTTCGGCTCCGACGTCGGAGGCTTGGCGAAGTCGCCGACCTCCGAGCGGATGCGCTCGATCGTGCCGGTGTCCAGCTTGCCGTCCGGCATCGTCAATGGGGCGAAGCGTCGCGAGGGGGGCACGAGCTTGCCGTCGGCGTAGATGTTCGTCGACTGCGCCGGAGAGACGTACGTCCGCCCGCCGAACGTGCGCTGGAAGGTGCGGCCCTCCGGCACGAAGACGCGATGCCCGGCGACCCACGTCCAGCGCCCGCCGTTGCTCTGCGCCGGAGGCTTCGTGTGGATCAGGTTGGAGAACTTGCGGATGAACCGGCCGTCACGCCCGCGGGGATGCAGGCGATCATCGAAAGCCGCCTCGATCAGCGCCTTGGCGTCGGCCTCCTCCAGTGACTGCGCCGCCTTGATAGCCGCCTGCGCACGAACGACGGCGTCGCGGGCGTCGGGGATCTGGTCGGCGCGCATGAGGCCCTGTGCGATCGCGTCGCGCAGCGGGATCAGGCGGCACTGGCACCCGACGTGCAGTGGTGGGTGGATGTTGTGCAGCACCTCGTAGGGCCAGAACTGGTTGGCCATCGCCAGGCAGTCCAGCGTGTGGTTCTGGACGTCTGGCGAGAGCGTCCAGAACGCGCCCTGCGGCGAGATCTTCTCTAGGGTCACGATCTCGGCGGCGGCCAGTGCGCGCTCGGCCATCGCCTGCTCGCGCATCTGGACGAACCGACGCTCGCGTGCGAGCACGTCAGCGATCGCCTGGTTGCGGTGATCCGGGTCGTCGTGAGCCAGGATCCCCGGGATGTCGCGTTCCAGACGCGCCGTCATCTTGCGCTGGAACTCCGCCTCGTAGACCTGCTCACGCGCCAACAGCGCTCGCAGGGCGGCGGGAGACTGCTCAGGGTGCTCGCGCCTCAGGAGCGCCAGGACGCGCCGAGACGCGCCTGCGCGTGACCGCTTGTAGTACCGGCCGAACGCGGCGATGATGCGTGAGGCGCCCGTCGGACGCTGTGCGCGCTTCGTCGGCACAGCAACATGGTACGGCGCTAGTCAGCGTCTGCCGGGAATGTCCTGTGCAACTCGGTGGCGAGGACATCGGTGACGACGGGCAGGATCTCCTCCTCGAAGGCCTGCTCGTCCTCGGTGATGTGGTTGCGGACGCCGACCTGCTGCGTCTCCGACAGGCGCGCCTCGATGAGCGCGCGGATGACGTCGCCGTCGTTCGGCTCGCGCGGCGCCACGAGCGGCTGCCCGAAGCGGCCCGACGGCACGAACACCGCCTGCTGGATCTGGCCCTGGTTCTTCTGGTAGTTCGAGGACATGCCCGGCGCGCCATACGGGTTCTGCGCCTCCGGTGCACCCGGCGCGCCCGGCGGCGTCGGGGGTGGTGGGGGCGCCTGCGGGAAGGACGGGTCCTGCGCGAAGCCGCCCGCGCCGCCCATCGCCTGCGCCATCATCGGGTCCTCGTAGCCCTCCGGGAAGATCTTCTCGACGGCGCCCGCCGGGTCGTCGATCTCCAGCGCCTCGCCCAACAGGATCGTGAGCAGCATGCGCGACAGTTCCATGTTCGTCCCGTTGGGGTCGAACGTCTTGGCCGTCGTCGAGATGATCGTCGACAGGTCCGTCGCGGTGCGCTTCAGCGGCGACGGCATCGAGAGGTCGTAGCCCAAGTCGCGCTCGACCATGTCCTCGTCGTCGCCCTGCTCCTCGTAGGCCTGCTCCAGGTCGGCGGTGGGATCCTCTAGCGCCGGAGGCCCGTACGGACCGGTGTCGTCGCCGCCGCCCTCGCCCTCCTTCTTGTCGTTGGCCTTCATCTTCGAGATGCGCCCCGAGTCGACGGCGTTCTCGATGACGCGGTCCAGGAACCACCGGAAGACGCCCTCGAAGACCTCCTGGCGCGCCTCGACCGCCTTGAGCACCGGAAGCTCTAGCGACGTCGCTGTCGCCAGGTTCGAGTTGGAGGCGTCGCCGTAGTAGGACTGCGGGAAGCGTGTGCCCGCCGAGATGTTCGCCCGGATCATCTGCGCGTCCTGCGCCGCGGCGCCCGCGTTGGAGTTCAGCGACAGGTTCTCGTGCGAGACGTTCTCGTTCTCGGTGAGGATCGAGCCGCCGCGCGGGGGCATCTGCGGTGGGGAGTCGCCAGTGCCGGTGAAGCCCGCCAACTCCGAGTTGCGCGAGATCGCCTTGGCCGCCATCCTCGCGACCTGGTTGGACGTGCCCTTGATCTTGCGGCGCATGATGAACGCCGCCGCCGCCTGCGCCATGTCGACGCGCGCAGCCATGAAGTCGTTGTAGGCCGAGTACCAGCGCAGCAGGCGCCGCATCGTCGGAACGCCGAACGCCATCTCCGAGGTGCGGTTGATCGCGATGTGGTAGACCCTGCCGTCGCCGACGCGCGACTTCGGGGCCTTCGGGACGTCGGCGTCCTCCTCCTCGGCCTGCTCGACGTTGCACCAGTGCTCGTAGTAGGTGACCTTCAGCTGGTCGAGGTTCGCCATGTCGACCTTCGGTCGGTCGTGCTCGAAGTCCCACTCCTGGCGACGGTGGCGCGCGGTGTAGTAGAGGACGCGCTGGCGGAAGTCCGGGTCGCGGACGACGTTCTCGACCTCGTCGTGGTTGAGGATGCCGAGCTTGACCTTGCCGTCCTCGGCCTCGAACATGAGGAGGAACAGGTTGGACTGGAGCGACAGGTCTGTGCCCAGCGCGCACTGCGCCTCGTAGCTCGTGAGGATCAGCCGGTTGTCGGGGTCGTCCCAGGCCTCGTCGATGACCTCCTGGACGTCCTCGTCCTTCGCGCGCGGCTTGGGCACGCCGCGGCCGAAGACGAAGTCGTTCATCAGGTCGACGGCGGCGCCCGCCTGCGGGTCCTGGAGCCACACGTTGCGCGCCTTCTGCGCCCACTCGCGGCGCGTCTTGGCGTCCAACTCCTGCGGGTTGCCCGACATGTAGTCGAGCACGTTCCAGCCCAGAAGCTCCAGGTCGCGCGACAGCGTGCGATGGTCGCGGTAGGTTGCCTCCAGGATCTCCAGCTGGTTGCGGTCAGCCAGCGTCATCCCCGTGGCCGACTCGACGGCCTCCTGTAGGCGCCCCACCAGGCCGCCGCTACGCCGTGCCATCAACAGCCTCCCGTGCCGGGATGACCGGCTTCCACTTCTTCATCTCGGACCTCTGGATCAGGAAGAACGTCGCCCCATCGGCGTCGCGGCAGTCGTGCACGCGTACGTCGCCGTCCTCCTCGTGTAGCAGCACCTCGACAAGGCGCTTGCCATCCGTGAGGTAGACAGCCTCAGCCGGGATCAGGTCAGCGGGATTAACGCCGTCGACCATCAGCGACCCTCGATCTCCCGCACGAAGTGCTTGTGCCGCTGTGCCCAGGTAGCGTGCTTGGCTGCGCGCCAGGTCGGGCAGTCGACATAGGAGCCACAGCACCAGAGCAGCAGCGACGTAGGTTCGTGTTCTGCGGACACGACGCGCCGTTCGATCCCGCAGTGGACTCCGCAACCCCCCACCTCGGTACCCGCTGGACACGTGACGTCCTCCTGTGCGAGGTCCCGACGCAGCTTCGGGGAGTAGGCCGCGCGCGCCTCGTTCGCTGTGATGTGCCTGGCCACCAGCACAGCCTAGACGCGCCGTCGGACCCGACCGCACACGTCTTGTGCGCGGTCGGGGCTAGTTAGAGGACGCCGAAGCGGGAGACGATGTCCCCGTGGACCTTCGCCAGCGCCAAGATCTCCTCCGGCGCTTCGGGGTCGACCCGTGGAACGTAGAGGTCGACCATCCGTACGCCGTCCTCCTCGACAAACTTGACCTCGGTTCCCAACCCGCGCGCGCGAACCGCCTCCGCGTCGAGCCACCACGGCTGGATGGCCGCCCATACGGCGGCCATCACTGCCGACTGCTCATCCTGCGAGAGGTCCCAGGCCATCAGGCCTGCGGCTCCCAGACCAGCGAGCGCGCCTGGCGCTCCCCGGTCGGCGCTGCCTTGCCCTCCTCCTGGAGGACGTGCAGCGCGTGCGACACCGTGCCGGAGTTCAGCCCGGTGCGCTTCGTGATCTCGGCCTGCGTCGTCGTGCCGACCTCACGCAGGACGTCGCCCACGCGCTCGATCGCTTGGCGACCGGCGGCGCGGGACGGTGAGACACGCTGGCGCTTACGCGCGGGCGCGGCCCCCTTGCGGAGCAGCGCCGCGGCGCGCTCCAGGTCTGCCACCTCGTTGCGGTGGAAACGGATGGTCTCGTCGATATCGGCGAGGATCTGCTGCTTCGTAGCGGCCACTCGGCTACCTCCTGGTCGGATTAGTGCACAGCATAGCGCACGACGTTAGCTCAAGTCGGACGCCTCCAACTCGACCTTCATCGCCAGGCGCTCCCGCCGGGTGCGGTCGCCGTCAACCTCCAGGTAGCCGCACAGACCGCAGTTCGCGCGATGGCAACCCAGCCACATCTGCTCGTCGTCGTGGACCCCCCACGACCCGGCCAGCTTCTCCGCCTCGCTGGGTCGCCTCCTGGCCGGGTTGGCCGAGACGCGGCGGAACTGCCGACCGCGCTTGCGGACCCAGCGGTCGCGGTGGAAGCGGATATGCGCGCGATCGTGGCGATGGCGCGGAGCGGGATGGGTGTGCCTCGGCATGCGGACCTCCAGACGGAGCGCCGCGCCGGACCACCCGGCGCGGCTATGGCGTCTCTAGGTCCGGCCGCCCGTAGGCGATCACGAGGGCGCCGAGAAGGGGGGGCTGGATCACGATGGTTGCGCGACCCCACTCATCCCCACCACGCCAAAGCGGCGGTCCCCACGGGTTCGTGAGAGTCCAAGGCGCGTAGTACCAGATGCGACCCACGAGCGGGCAGTCTACCAGTAGTCGCCGCCAAACCCAGGGCTGTAGTCATCGGGGTCGTGCTCAACGAACCCGTCCTCTAGCGCGATCCGGCGACCCTCGCTGTACTCGCCGTCACCCGCCTGCCAGTCCCCGATGTCAGTGCGCTGGAACTGCATCATCTCGTCCAGGGGCGTCAGCACCTCGCGCTCAGCCTCGGCAACCTCCTGGCGGATCTTCCACATCTCGCCCGCGATGAGGTCGTAGGCCTCCGCGTGCATGTAGTCGTCCTTGTCGTTCTCGTCCGGCTTGGTCCACTTGACCTTCACCCGGTCGAGTTCGTCCTTCTCGACGATGCGCAGCGGGGCGGTCATCTGCTCGACGTACTCGTCGGGCAAGTTCTCCGGGAGGTGGTTGCGCTGCTCGCGGATCATCTGCACGACGGCGTCGATGGTCTCCGTGCGCCGGATGCCGACCTCGCGAAGCTCCTCGTCCACGTTGATGACCTGCGCCGTCGTGACGTACTTCACGAGGTACACCCGGCCGGGGAACATCTCGGCGACGTTGCGCGCCTGCCGGTACTCGGGCATGTGGTCGATGCAGCACATCTTCACGTCGTACTGGCGCATCAAGCGCACGACGTCGTCGAAGCTCGGGACCACGCCGATCCACAGCGCACCCTTCGTGCGGTCACGCAGGTTGTGCAGCGAGATGCGCACGTTCAGGTCACGCTTGGAGGCAACATCCACGCCCATCGTCACGAGTTCCGGGCCGGAGTAGCTGCTGGACATCCCGAACTCGCGCGTCGTCGCGGCGATGTCCTCGCGCGACAGGCGCCCGCCCTCCTCCATGAAGGGTTCGCCCAAGTCGCGGTTGAAGAAGTTGCGCACCTCCGGGCCGGAGCGCTTCTTGGAGTTCGCGATGATCGCCTTCAGGTCCAGCCCCGCCGGGGCCAGCCCCGGCACGATCAGGCGCGGGATGTGATAGCCGCGGACGTCACGACTGGGGAACTCCGCCGCCCACTGGCCCTTGCCGATGTCGTCCTCGATCGACTTGCGGCACTTCACGCAGACCCGGATCGCCTTCTCCTGGTCGACGTTGTCCCAGAACGTCAGGTGCTGCCACTCGCCGCAGTGCGAACACTTCACCATCCACCGGCGCATGTCGGACGCGTCGTACTTCTTCGACACGCCCCAGTCCGGGTAGATCGGCACGCCGACGCGGCGGATCATCGGGTGCATCGAGCCGGACACGCGCCGCTCGGCGACGGGGATGTTCGACGGCGTCAGGATGTCGTACTCGTCGAGCGCAAGCGCATCGGCGTCGACCGACTCCAAGCCGTGCGTCGACTCCGAGCCGCGGTAGTAGACGTAGCCCAAGCCGATCTGCTTCAGGCCCTTATTCTGGACATGCAGCGCCGGGACGCGCTTGCGCAGGTACTCTGACCCGAGCACGAGTGGCCGGACGCGGGCGTCGGAGAAGTCCAGCAGCTGCGTCGTCTTCGGGAAGACGTACAGGGCGGTGAGGCCGCGGACGTCGGCCCAGTACATCGTCCAGCGCACGAGGTAGGCCGACACGCCGACCTGCGTACTGTTGTGCGACACGAAGCCCTCTGCAATGTAGGTCCCGGTGCTGGTCTGGAGGTCCACCATGCGGCGCACCGCGCCAGTGGCGATGCTCTCAATAGGCGTCCAGGCGTTGCCCTGGCCGCCGAACGCAACACCTTCCCACCACTCACCCCAGGAGCGCACCGGCCGTGTGGCACCGAGCAGCCTCATGACCTCACCCGTCGCGGAGATCGAGATACGCCCTACCGACTTGCCGTTCGGGCGCGGCTCCAGGGACTCTCGGAACTTGTAGCCGCGTCGTAGGAGGTAGTTGCGAACAGCGTCTAGGACCGGGCCGGGCCGCTGTGTGATGACCACCTCACAGCCCGCCTTGCGTCGCGCTACCCACCCTTCCCCGTCGATGATGCCCGCCATCCAGGCGTCCTCGTGGTCGCGCTCGGGAAACGGGGTGGTTACATGACGCAGGCAGTCACCGGGGCGTAGGTCACGAACCTCGCGCCAAAGCTGGCGCCTACCGCGGCGAACGAGTAGGCGGTGGTTCGGTGTGGCGCGCACGATCCGCCCGTCGACCATCCGTAGCTCCACCTCCTCCTGCTCCGTGTCCCAGCGTGCCTCCACGGTCGCCGCGCGATAGGCCCTGCGCGTCCCCTGCGGCTCCTCGTCGCAGGCTACGAGCCTGTCTCCAACCTCCAGGTCGTCGATCCGCACCCAACGCAAATCGGCCGTCAGCACCCGCGTGTCGGGGTGCAGGCACTTCTTCACGCACATCTCGTAGTCGCCTGCCGCCTCGCGGTATAGCTCCTCCTGGAACGGGAAGCGCTGGAAGCTCAGTGTGCCGGTCTTCGGCTCCGGGATCCGCACCGCCCAGTCGTAGAAGGGCATCGTGCGGTCCTCTTCGGCCTCGATCTGCTGCGCCATCGCCTCCGCCATGGCGTCGACCGCCGACATCGACATGTCGACCTCGTCGGCCTGCTTGCGCCGCCACGCGTCGTAGCCGCCGCTCACGCCAGCCCCCTCTTGCGCTCGCAGTCGATGCAGTAGCCCGTCTTCGTCTTCGGATTGCGCGGGTCGGTGCAGTCGAACGACTTGCAGCGACCGTAGGTCTGGCGCGCGAGACTGCCGGTGTGGCCGACCTCAAGCTCGGCGCGCACGCGCGCGTAGAACTCGTTGCACACGCCGCACCATCGGCCATCCGGCTCAGCCTGCCGCGAGCAGTCGGGGTTGCGGCAACGCATCAGTTCTGGTCGACGACGTCGCTCCCGCGGCCCAGGGCGGCCAGCAGCTTCTTGCGCGTCTCGATAGGAACATTGTCCTCGGCGAGGATCTGGACGAACTGGGCGGCGATGAAGCGGACGTCGTGCTCTACCTTCAGCTTGCCGAGGTTCTGGGGCAGGATGCCGGACTTCTGGAGGAGGTCGTCGCGCATCGCCTGAAGGCGGGCCATCGTGTTGATCGCGCCGACGCGCGCGGACGAGTTGTCGGCCTCGTCGGCGGCCTCCGACGCCCACTCGATCCACTCCTCGTAGCGCTCCACCGACTCCCACACGATGTCGAAGGGGTCGCGCCCGGCGAGCTTCGGCTTGCGGTTGTCGCGGAACTCCGCCCAGGCGCGCTTCGCCGTCGACTCAGAGACGCTGTACTTCTCGGCGAGGTAGGCCCACGACTTGCCGCGCGCGCGCTCGCGGCACAGGTTTGCGTTGCGCTCGACCTGTTGTGCCGCCGTCAGGTTCGAGCGAGGCTTGCGTGCGGGCTTGTCTCCCATCGTGTGCTGGACACTAGCTCACGATGAGCGCACAGCTACATCAGGTTGTGACGAGCCTGCCCCCGCAAGCGGTACAGACCATCTCCTCTGTGCGCTCGTGGAACGCGCCACAGCCCTCGCAGTGAAGGAGCCGGTGCCCCGCATAGAGGTAGATGTAGGCGGTGTCGCCGCTGGACGTCTTCTGCTGCTCCAGCAGCTTGTAGAACTCGCGGCCGGAGCCGCGCGAGCGGTAGAAGGAGATCGGGGCGCGCTGACCCTCGCCCTTCGTGTAGACGAACACGTGGTCCGGCAGACGGCTCGTGATCGGCTTGCGCCGTCCGTCCAACGGGCCACCGACCAACTCAACTACCACGCTTCCTCCTGATGACGACGTCTGTCGAGCCACACATCGCGCACCGCTTCCAGGCTGCCAGCGCCACCTCCGTGAGCAGCGTGTTGTGCTTGCAGTCCTTGCAGCGCACGGTGTATAGGGGGGTGGGCTGAGCGGCCATACCGAAAGCGTAGGCCGCCCAGAAGTGCGCGAGGGATCGCTACTCGAAGACGGAGACCGGCTTCGTCTCGGTCTTGATCGACAGCCGGTTGGAGGGAGCGTCCCACGTGCTCGCCGTGACCGCCCTATAGGTCCCCGGCTCGTGTGCGCCGTCCTCGCGAAGGGTCGCCAGCTTGATCGCGGGCTGACCCTGGCGCGCCGGGACGCGCGCGAACTCCTCGAAGACCGTCTTCCCGCCCGTGCCGTCGAGCGTGTGGACCTTCAAGATGACGTAGTCCGTGAGGCCCGTCTTCTCCGCCTTCGCGGCGGGCTTGGGGGCCGTGTTGGTGGCCATGAGTCCTCCCTGGTCGGTGGGTGTGCGCGACACCCTATGACGGGGGGAGGACGGAACTATCGCCAGGCCGCGCGCACGGCCGTGAGCGTCGCCTGCAATACGGCATCCGCTTCACCCGCCTTGCCGTCGTGCAGCAGGCGCTCCGCACTCCTGAGTAGCGAAGCCGTCATGACGAAGGCTGTGTCGCCGGAATGCATCTCCTCGACCTGCGCCCTGGCTGCGCGGAGCGCCGAGAGCACGGACTGCGCCTCGGGTGAGAGGTCAGCCACCTGAATCCCCCTCGGTCAAAACGCGTGCGAGGTGCCCAGCCAAACGCTCGATACCCCACTCGGCTGAGCGGCGCGTCAGGTCATCCAGAAGCCGCTCGCGCTCGGCGCCGTCGATCCGCCGCCAGGTCGACGTGCTGAGGGCGACGCCGCGTCCGGTGCCCGCCATGCCGCTGTCACCATCTCCGGTGATCTGGCGCAGGTCGAGCTGGTAGATGAAACCGGGCGTGATCCAGTCGCTCACGAACAGGCCAGGTGCTAGCTCAGCCATTCGCGCGCTCCCGGCTCGTAACGACAGGCTCCATGCAGTCGACGAAGTGACCGCGACTCACCCGCCCGTCGTGCAGGAAGCGCACCGTCGCCAGCTCGCCATAGCCCTCGCGCTGGAGGTAGCGATCGAGGATCTCGGCCTCCTTCATGAACTGGCGGTTGTCCCCTGTGTCCTTGCCGCCCCAGAGGACAGCGTCAAACACCAACATCCGGTCAGGCACCGTTGCCTCCCTTCTGCTGAGTGCTGAGAGCATCGAAGCGGGCGTTGTCGACCTCTGGGAATGCCGTGCGCAGTAGCGAGTGCGCGTAGGCGTAGGCGAATGCGTCCGTGCCGTGCGGTTCGGCAAGGCGCGCAACCGCTTCCTGCCAATCGATCCGGGCCAGTTCTTGGCCAGCCGGATCGGTGAGAGTGAGCACCAGGCCCGTGTATCCGTCGCGATTCAGCGCCATCATCGGTGGTCCTTGCATCGCGCCGGTGCTGTGGCCTTGGCGATCTTCGGCGCGCTTGTGGTGTAGCTCATCATCCAACGCCCTTTCGGCTCGCGGAGCGACTAATGCGGTACTTCGCCACGTAGAACCAGAAGGCGAACCACGGATTGCGCAACCGTCGCCGCAACCGGCGGTCGTGGTGTCCAGTGTCGAGTAGATCAGCCATCGTTCGCGCCCTTTCGGCTCGGAGTAGGCCGGTGGGCGTTCAGCGCTCGTGCACGCGCAGCGATACACTCCTCCATCGCGTCACGGTCGCCAGCAGCGGCGCGACAGACCACGCAATCGCACATCTCTTCGTGGCCGAGGGCGACGTTTGTCACGGCGTCGATCAGGCCGATCATTGGGCCCCTCCTGTCGGATACGACGTGCTGAGAGCATGCGCCTGCCGGACCTCGTCGTTGGTCAGGCGTCGACCGCCGCAGTCCGGGCACGCCTCCGCGAGACCGGTGACGTGATTGGCGATCACGCCGTCGCTGTCGCAGCGATGGCAGATGCTCTTGGGGATCTGCGACTCAGACACGGCGGTACACCGCCTTGTCGCGCGTGACGCTCACCCAATACTCGCGGACGTCGCGGATGAACTCTTCACGGGTCATGCCGTCCATCATCGCTTCCTCCTCGTCGCTATGCCTCGATCGCCCTGGACAACTCGAACTCGCAGAGGCTCGCAGCGTCGATGAGGCACAACTCCGCGTTGGCGGCGTCGCCCTCGCGCAGGTAGTCGATGGCCTTGCCGATGTGAGCGGCCACACGGGCCGCCTCCTGCCGCACCGAAAGATGGGAAGGCATGGGCTACGCGGCCTCCTCGTCGCCGTAGACGGTGTTGAGCTTCCAGTGGCCACCCTCCTGCGTGCAGTCCTCGCAGTAGACGACCTTGCCGCCGGTGCCACCGAGGATGTCCGCGATCAGGCCATCGATCTCGGGGTCAGCGTCGCGGCCGAGAAACGCGCTGGCCGAGTCCTCGATGTAGCGGTCGCCGACTTCCAACTCGCGGTTGCAGTCCGAGCACTTCATCGGTCCTCTCCTCCCGGCTGGTTGTTGTCCGGAGTGGCGCGCTTCCACGGTCGCAGGGGGCGGGCAGGGTCGCGCCCGAACCACACCCACAGCGTGCCCTTGATCCAGCTGCTCACAGCCGATCCTCCTTGTCCGGGGCATGCTGATTCCAAGCGCGTTGCAGGACGACGGACAGCGCGATGATCCACGCGGCCATCGCGATCAGCGCGCCGATGTACGGGTTCGCGCCGAGCGCGTAGGCGAGCAGCCCTCCTCCGAAGAACAGGCCAGCGAACCACGGGACGAGCACCAGCACGACCAGGCCCACACCGCGAGCGGCCTCGGACACCATCTGGGTCATCCTTGCGCCTCCAAATCGGTCATAGCGCGCGGCAGGGGGCGCTCCAGGTCGAGCATCAGCCACAACGTCGGTTGCTCGGGTTCATCGCGCCATCCGGCGACGACCGCCTCGTACTCACGCCGCAGTCGTGCGACGGCCTCCTCCCACGCGCCGTCCACGCCCCGGTTCGCTCGGCACTCCCCTGTGATCTCCGCCGATGTGACGTGATCGAACCGGATGCCGACGATGCGCTTAGCCATCGTTCACGCCCTTTCGGCTCGACTCGCGTGGTAGGCAGCTGCACTCGTTCGGATCGCCGCCAGCCGTCGAACAGAACTTGTGGTGGCCGTCCGCGCGCGTGGTGCTGAGAGCATCGGAACGTGCCTTCACGAGCGACCGGAGCAGGCGCGCACCGACGGCCAGCGCCTGGGTCAACTCCTCTTCGGTGGCGAGCCAGTTGTCTACGCGGCGTTCATCGCGCCACGCCTGGACCGCCTCGCGTAGCTCGTCCTCGACGGTGCACAGGCCGAAGCGGGCGCCGTCGCGGTCGGCTGCGTAGCCCTGCGGGTGGATCTCGTCCTGCCGGTCGATCTCGGCGTCGATCAGGTCGTGGACGTGATCCTGAAAGCTGGCGATGGCCTCGCACTCGGGGACAGGCGCGTCAGAGGGCATCGCGCGCCTCCTGAAGTTGACGCTCCAAGTCGGGGATCGCCGCAGCGCGCTCTCGGGCGTGCGAGAGCTGCGCCTCCAGGACGCAAACCCTGCACCACATCTGGTAGCTGCCGTGGATGAAGTCGAGGGCACCACCAGAGGCGCTGTACTTCTCTGTGCCCGGCCGCTCGCCGCAGTTGCGACACGACCCGTCGCTGGGCTTCGGTCGACCGGTACCGACGCTGTCGGCTGGGTACTCGTCCCGTAGCATGCGCGTCACCTGATCGCCGCCAGGGAGGCCTCCAGCGCGGCCTCCAGGTCGACCATCTGCTTCTCCGGCTTGGCCGCCGCCTTCTCGGCCTTGATCTCCTTGCCGTCGATCGCCTGGAGGTACAGGCGCTCGCGCTCGGCGACCGTCTCGTCGCGGGCCTCGGTCAGCAGCGTGCCCCGGTCGGCGACCGTCAACTCCTTGACCAGCTGCCGGGCCAGCTTCGCCGCCTTCGGGGCGACGTCGACCCGCTCCAGCGCCTCGGTCGCCTCGTCGGTGTCGCGGAAGTCGTCGGCGAAGGCGACGATGTTGACCATGACCTTGCCGTCAGCCTCGTGGATCACCGCCAACTTCTGGCGACCGGCCGTGCCCTTCAGGCACAGCTTCGCGACCCCGGCGACCTTCTCGGCCTTCAGCGCGTCACGCAGCATGCGCAGCACCTTACCGCCGATCATCCCCTTCTGCGGAACGAGGTAGTAGGCCCCCTCCACGCGCTCCCACGGGATGTTCTTCAGCGGGACGAACTCGTCGATCTCGATGGCGTCGATCTGGCCCGCCTCCATGATCGCGTCGATCGTCGCGGTGTTGACCTCGACGAAGGAGTCGCCGTTCCAGACGCCGCGCACCGTGTTGTCGCCCGTGGATAGGGTTCCCGAGAAGACGCCGTCGTCGTCGACCTCCGTGGTGCCAGCGGCCACGTAGACCTGCTGGCGCTTGCGGAAGTCGCCCTCGCCGAGGTCGACGGCGTACTCGAACTTGACGTCCTTCTTCTCGGACGCCTTGCGGATCGCGACGGGGAACTCGGCGAGGCCGAAGCGGACCGTCGTGTTGCGGATCGTGCTGGCCATCAGGCGGCCTCCTCCAGTTCCGGCAGTGGGTTGTCGGAGATGTCGATGAAGCCCAGCGCCAGGAGGCGGCGGGCGAACTCGTCCCGGTCGGCGACATCGTCAAGCACGTCGAGCAGACCGGCCTTGATCGCCCGCTTGAGCGCCCCGGTCGCGTCACCGAAGGCCCGGATCTGGGGCACCAGGTAGTCGTCGGGGACCTGTGGTCCCCAAGGGTCGGAGACGCTGGGATGCTTGAAGCGGTGCAGCGCGATCATGAACTCGCCGCCCTCGTAGACGCCGCCCTCGGGCGCGTAGTCGCCGATCATGAACTCTGCCTCGTGCCTGTCGCGGATCGGCGACCCATCGGCGTAGCGCTGGCGCGCGTGGTCGTAGAACTTCAGCTTCCTGGCGCTCACGCGATCACCCGCCCACGCGGAGCGATCCACTCGTACTCGCCGGAGGTCCAGACGCGCTTGCGCCCGGGGCCGCCAGTGGCGTAGTCGTCGCCGAGGATTTCGGCGATCGCCCGGTCCTCGCTGTCTCTGCCTGCCTCTGCGTCGGGGTCGACGCCGTAGAGGCTGTCGAAGTGATCCATCGTGGCTCCTTGGTTCTGGTTTGTGCCAAGGAGTATAGCTAACGATGTGTGCTTCGTCAACCGGTGGGTTCGGGGCGGGGGCGCGCTCCCCGTTAATCCCCTCCCCCTCTCTGTCCACGGTGCTAGCCCGGCGCGCAGTGAGGACGGCTTGTACCCGGCGGGACCGCTGTTATCGGCGTCAATGAGGGGGACAGGAACCCCTGAGTCCTCTTACCTAGCCGATGGCCGGGACACAAGATGTTAGCTACTCAGAACGGGATGTCGTCGTCCATCGCCGTCGCCGACGAAGACGTCCCCTGATAGCCGCCCGCGGGCGCGAAGTCATCTGTGGAGACCGGGATGTCGCTGCGGTTCGAGTAGCCGCCGCCCCCGCCGCCCTCGCCCTTGGGCACGAAGATGTTGTCGGCCGTGATGTCCACGGCCTGGCGCTTGTTGCCGTCCTTGTCCTCGTACTCGCGCCACTTCAGCTTGCCCTGGACGGTGATGCCCGCGCCCTTGGACAGGTTGCGCGCCACCCACTCGCCCTGGCCGGACCAGATCGTGACGTCGAAGTAGTACGGGACGTCGACCCACTCGCCGGACTGGTCCTTGCGGCGGTCGTTGTGCGCGATGCGCAGCTGGCAGACGGACGTGCCGCCCTGTGTCGAGCGAAGCTCGGGATCGCGAGTCAGGTTCCCGCTGATCGTCACGGTGTTGATCGAGAAGCCCATGGCCTACCTCCTGGTCGGTCTCGGCAACCTACGCGCCAGACCGGACGGAACTAAGCCTGCTTCTCCATCTTCAGGCGCTCGACCTGATCCTCCAGGTTCGCCACGCGAATGCGAAGCTCGCGGTTCTCGCGGCGCAGCGTGTCGCGATCGAGCACGACGGCGTCGAACTCGCGGTCCAGGGCGACGAGGCGCGCCTGCTGGTCCTCGATCTGCTGACGCAGGTCATCGATGACGGCTGCCTGGCCGTCGATCGCGCGCCGCAGTAGCTCCACCGGGTTGCCGGTGGCGAGGTCTTCCTTCACGGCCTCCGTCTCGATGTTGATGCGCCGGGACTCGGCGCGCGCCTTGATCCCGCCCCAGACGGCGGTGAACGCCGTGCCCACCGCCGCGAGGCCGGAGAGCGCGAGAGCGACGGCCTCCGACTTCATTGGTCGCCCCCGATCGGCAGGATGTCCTGTGCGCGCGGCTTCACGCGGCCCGTGATGACGCGGAAGCGCAGCGTGGCGGCGACCAGGATGCCCAACAGGTAGGGAATGACCTGCGGCTGGAACCCCACGAGGAGCCAGATCGAGATGGCGTTGACGAACGTCGCGCCCGCGAACAGGGCGAGGCCCACGGCGTCCGCGACGCGGTTGGGCTTCCAGATGCCGTAGAACATGCACAGGCCGCCGACCCCGTAGGCCACCGACCAGATCTCGTCCCACGGGCCGAGCACATCGTTCACGCTCGCGTTGTCCAGAGAGCCGGGGTAGAGGAAGTGCTGGAGCATCGCGAAGAACGCGATGAGACCGATGCACCATCCCCACGCGTTGACGTGCAGCGAGTAGCTACGCCGCCGCCAGCTGTCGAGGATCGTTGAGCGCGCGCGGGGCATGGCGAAAGGGTACGGGCGCACAGCGCCAGACCCACATCGCCAGCCCCAGCGCTCTACTTCTCAGCTGTGCCTACCGGCACTCCCACTCCGAGTCGCGGACACCGCCGAGACCCGCCATGGCCCTCGCCATGATCCTGACCTGCGCCCAGCCGTGCAGCCGGTCGGCCGCGGCGGGGATGTGGCCCACGAGGACGGTGCGCACGGTCTGGCGCGCCAGCCCGCGCCGGGCGCGGACCCGTGAGCCGTCGGAGTACGTGCGTAGCTCGTGCTCGCGCACGAGGCGCGACCCCGTGCGGACGATCTTCACGGTGCGCGAGCCGATCGAGGCCATGCCGCGGCCGAACGTCTCCGCGGCGAACTGGCCCAGACCGGCGTACTGGCCGTTCTTGGCCCACCACCGGTAGCCGGACTCGCAGAAGACGCGCGCGTCCAGGTGGGAGCGCGACACGTGCCAGCGATCAGCCTCGTAGGCGATGATCTTGCGGACCTGCCCAACAGACGGGCGAGACCACGGGGTGAACGTCTTGTGGTGCGTCACGACCGGCTTCGGCCGGACGAGCTTCCGTGCGATGAGCGCCTTCGTGGGCGCAGGAGTAGTAGTCGTCAGCGACTGTGATTCGGCAGTCGCGGCTGGCCACAGGAACACGGCGATCATCCCGATCGCCATCAGTGTGCGGTGCACGGGGGAACCCCCAGTGTCGAGTTTGCATCGTCAGCCCCGCGCTCTGGTTGCCCCTACAGGACTTCGGGGGACGGGCATCTCAGCCCGCCGAGCGACTTTGGGTTGCCGTGGGATTCACCTCCTGGTGGTCGTTGAAAATGGCAACGTCCCGAGGAGGCGCCAGGGGCCGCCTGACTGGCCCCCAGTGCCCCCTCGGGACGCTGTCGCAATCAGCTGGAGTGGCGCTTGCGCGCCTCCACTTCGTCGCGCATGGCCTCGATGTGCTCGCGCCGCCAGATCGGCCCGGCCGCGAGCCACACGACGGGCATCGGCATGACGCCCTTCGAGATCCAGCGACCGATCCGCGGGCGCTCTACGCCCAGCAGGTAGGCCGCCTCGGCGGTGCCGAGCAGATCCAGCGCCTTCGTCTTGTTGGAATAGGTCCGTGGGTTGCCAGCGTCGTCCGCTGCGATGCGCTGGTAACGCTGCTCCAGAAGGTCAGCCACCGGCGCGGTTCCGTTTGAAGTTGTCATTGCCCTCCGGGGGTCTCATCAGCCGCGATGGCCGTCTAGCGGGATGTCCCTGGTCGGATGCACGCCGCTCATCTTAGCTCACGATGTTGGCGTATTGGAAGCGCAAGATGTTGGCCTAACGCGAACGAGGCCCCGCGGCGTGAACCGCGAGGCCTCGACACCTTTCGTAGGGTCCACCTAACCTAGCTGACGCAGGCCCCGGTGATGTTGCCGTCGGTCGGCCCCTGGCCGTCGTCGCCGGGGTTGATGCCGTCCAGCCACGTCTCGCACTCCGTGAAGTAGCTCCACAGGTACGAGGTCAGCGTCGGCCCGCCCGCGAACACGGTGTCGACCGGGAAGGCGAGCTTCGCCCAGGTCGACGTGCCGACGCCGTTGAGCGCCGGGTCCGTGCGCGTCGCGATCGACGTCGGCACGAGCGACGCGTCCGGCGCGCCCGAAGACGCGTAGAACTCGAACGTCGCGGTGCCCTCCATCTCGCCGGAGACGTCGCCGTCGATCGTCAGGTGCTCCGACGAGTTCGGGGAGTTCTCGCCATCGTGCGCGAGGAACGTGCCGACGTCGCCGAGCGTGCCGGTGTAGAAGAAGCACACCGGCGTGCCGCCGCAGTGCGACGAGGCGACCGCGCCCTGCCGCGTCAGCGTCAGGGTCCGAGTGAAGGCGTCCGTCGCCCACCCAGACGTCTCGGGCCAGTCGGTCACCGACGTCGTCGCCGTCACGGTCAGCGTCGCGTCATCGCCCTGCGGACCCTGCGGGCCAGGAGGCCCATCCGGTCCGACGGGACCCTGTGGGCCGGGAGACCCAGACGGGCCGGTGTCGCCGACGGGACCCTGCGGGCCGGGGTCGCCCTGCGGACCGACAGGGCCGACGGGACCGGCGGGACCGCGCGGACCCTCTGCGCCCGGGGCGCCGTTGGAGCCGTTGGAGCCGTTGTCGCCGTTGACGCCCGGAACGCCCTGGTCGCCCTGCGGGCCGGGAGGCCCGGACGGACCCTGCGCGTCAGGGCGCGGCTTGTGGTGCTTCTTCTTCACACACTTGACGACCACCTTGCCGTGGCGCTTGGTCGTCTTCTTCTTGTAGCCCACCTTGCAGTGGGTCTTGTGCTTGTGCTTGGCGTACCCATGGTGGGCCGCCTGCGCGGAGACCGTCGTCACGCCCATCGCGAGCGCGGCGAGGACCGCTAGGAATGTCAGGAGCCTACGCATAGGCCTCCCCTCCTCTGGTCGGTTGCGCGCAGCATGATAGCTAAAGACGTGCGCTACCGAGAAGATGGGCCGGGGGTCGCGGCACCCCCGGCCCAAAAGACCAGCCTAGGGGATCTGGGGACTCGGCGGCGCGATGGCCTTGAGGTTGCTCCAGATCGCACGGCTCGTGAAGCTGGCCGCGTAGCCGTACTGCCCCGAGTTGCGCACCCCCTGGCTCGGCCAGTAGGTGTCCCACGGGTTCGCGACCTTCGCGGCGTTGTACGGCGTGGAGGACTCCAACATGAAGCTGAAGCCCGCGCCGCCCTTGTCGCCGACGTAGATCCCGTACTGGTGCGCCGCGTGAGCGATGATCTTCTCCCACCGCGGGGCCGACGTCGCGTCGATGGCCGCGTCGCTCATGTCCAGCCAGAAGCGCGTGCCCATGCGCACGCGGTCGTTGGACGCGTAGCTCGGGTTGTTGTAGCCCGGGTAGACAGCGCCCGACGTGCCCGCGGCCGAGCCGCTAGCGACGACGAACAGTGCGTGGTTGATCTGCCCGGCCTGCATCTCGGCGGCCGTGATCATCCCGGCGCGCTCGCTGAACTTCGCCTCCACGCCGCCGTAGAACGACGACCCGTACTGCGAGACCTGCTGCGGCGTCATGATCCCCGGCCCGTCAGCAGGCATGCGCCCACCGATCTGCGCCGAGAAGGTGTAGTTGCCCGCTGAGCCGGACTTCGTCGCGTTCCAGAGGTTGTACTCCCAGCCCCCGTAGACGATGCAGATGTGGTGGTCGGAGGCCCCGGCCGGGATGGCGTAGTTGGGCACCGGCACCCTGTAGCTCGCGCCGCTATTGCGGAACGTGATCGTCGCCATCGGGTCCGACGACTTCGGGTAGTACGTCGGATGGTCGTAGTTGACCGACTCCTGGCGATCCGTCGAGATCGGAGACGGCAGCCCCCCGGACATGCCTGAACTCGCGACGAGCGAGGCCGAGTTGGAGAGGACCGTCGGGTTCGATCCCACCGGCGTGTTGAAGGGCGAGTCGTCCGAGAAGGGTCGATCGCCGGTCACCGGCGGCGGGTTGTCCGGCGGCGTCGTCGGGGTCGTATCTGGCGGCGTCGTCGGGGTCGTATCTGGCGGCGTCGTGTCGGGCGGCGTCGTCGTCGGCGTCGTCGTCGGGGGCGGCGCCGTCTGGTGCGGTTTGACCTGCGAGAAACCGAGCGTGTACACCCGGTCGCCGACCTTCACGCGCAGCGAGTCGACCGTGCCGACCCTGCCCTTGAAGTAACCGGAGGTGACATCGACCTGCTGGCCGTAGCTGTAGCTCTGCCCCGACTGCGCTACGACGACGCCGACGCCGATCAGGGCCGCTACGAGCGCTCCGGCTACCCCTGCCAGGAGCGCTCGCGGAAGGAACTTCATGGTGGTCTGGCCTCCACGAGTTGTTGTCGTGGCGACCCTAGCGCGATCCCCGGCGGAAACGACGGAGGCCCGGGTTCCCCCGGGCCTCCTGGACAGTCACGCGCTCTTGGCGCTGTTGGATGATACTAGGCGGCCAGCACCTCCGCCAGGACGTTGCGGGTCTCGGCGTCCAGCTTGTCGAAGCCGCCGGTGACCGCCTTCAGCATGTTGCGCTCCGCGCGCTCCATGCCCCGGACGTTGAACACGTGGTGCTCGCCGGTGTTCATCGCCTGCACGACGCCCCACGCGGTGTTCTTCCAGGGGGCGACCCGCTGGTCGAAGTTCCACAGGTTGTCCAGCGCCGCGCGCTTGTTCACCGCCAGCGTCATACCGCGCTTGCCCTTGCCCTCCGGGTCCTTCTCCGGCAGGGGAGCGACCCGGTTGACGAACTCCGCGAACTGGCCGTCGCTGACCGGCGTGTTGGTCAGCTTGTCGACCTCGGCGGCGAAGTCGTCGGCGGTCGAGTGGACGATCTCCAGCGCCTCGCGGGCGTCGGCCAACTTCAGCGTCGAGTAGCGCGAGTGCTTGACCTTGATCGTCGCGCTGCCCTCGCGCAGCGCCGCGGCCATCGTGTTGTCACAGACGGTGTTGGTCACCGTGCGCTTGTAGGTGGTCGACAGCGAGCCGTCGACCGACGTCGCCGCCAGCAGGTTCGGCCGGAAGGCCACGCCCGAGGGCAGGACGATGGTGTCGGGCACCGAGATCTCGACCCAGGCCACCGCGCCGTCGCGCAGCAGACCGGCCGAGGAGATCGCCAGGTCGGCGTCCAGGAGGAACGCGACCTGCTCCAGCAGCCACTCGTCGTACTGGTGGATCTGGTAGCCCTGCTTGAAGACGCCGAGGATGGCACCCTCGTCTTCGGGACCGAACGCCTTCGGCGGGCGCACGATCGTCTTGCGGCTCGCGTCCTTGATCGTCGCGACGCCGTCGGGCAGGAGGACCGTCGAGGACAGGTCGCCCTCGGCGAAGTGCCAGCTGAACAGGCGGCGCTCGACGTCCGCGACGGGGATCGCGAGCGGGTAGTGGTTCGGCTCCGCGCCCTGGTCGCTGGCGCGATAGTGCCAGGCCGTCCCACGCTTGTCGGTGAAGCCGACGAGCGTGTTCTGGTTGAGCCACTGGGAGGTCTCTTGAGACATGGTGTACTACCTCTCTCTGTTGTTGTGGGGCTGGTCGACCCCTTTGACAACAGGAAGTATAGCTAACAACGTGTGCTCGTGTCAACTCACGCCGTGAGCTTCCCTAGCGACGTGTTGCCCCGCTCGGAGTTGCAGCAGCGATGCGCCAGGCGCAGGTTCGACAACGCGTTCGTCCCACCCTGTGACACCGGCACGACGTGGTCGAGTGTCGGCATCCACGGGTCGTCCTCCGCCGCGCGGAAGTCCAGGTGCCCGCGGCACAGATGACAGACGTCGCCATCCCGCGCGCGCAGCTGCGCGATCTTCGCCGCCTTCTGCCTGGAGTTCATGTTCGACCTGCGACGGCGACGTCGCTCGGGTGGATGTGGCCAGCGGTGCCCACACAAGGGGCAGTGCTCGTGGCGCTCCTTCCACTTCGACGAGCAGTGCGGGCAGAAGTAGAGCGCGCTCACGGGCGGCGACGGAGGTCGACTTCGACTGCGCGGCGCGCGTCCCTGGGGGTCGGCTCCGACGGCAGTCGCTGGCCGTAGGCGCGCAGCCACGCCGCCTCCCACGACGCCATGAAGGCCCTGTGCGCCATCATCATCGAGGCCAGCTTCTCGGCCTCCAGGCGGTTGTACACCGTCGCCTTGCAGTCGTCGTCCTTCGGGCAGGAGCAGGAGCCGCAGCGCCACGGCCCGTCGACCAGCGCGCTCATCGAGCAGCGCCTCATGCCGCCACCTCCTGAACGTCGGTCGACGGGACGACCTTGCGCATGCGCGCCGTCTGCCAGATGACCTCGTCCATGGCGTAGGTCCGGCCCTCGTTGCGGACGTCGTCGACCAGGCCCGGCCACCACTCGCGCGCCGCGCGCAGCAGCGTCGAGCGGAACGTCTTGCCGTGGTGAACACCCGGCGGCAGCAGGTAGTGGACGACCTCATGCAAGATCAACTCCTCCACGCGCTCGCGCGCGAGGTTGTCGTCGATGCGCATGAAGATCCGGCGCCCCGGCCACGCGCGACCAGAGGCGTAGCCCTGCGCGCCGACGACATCGACGAGCGGCCGGTGGCCCCTGCGGTACTCGCGAAGCTCGGGCAGGCGGCGCATGCGCTTGATCGTGTCGAGCACGTCCAGTGTCGAGGTCGTGCCGTCGACCTCGACGACGGTGATGTAGCGCTTCATGCCGCCGCCCCCTCGCGCTTGGCCGCGTCCTTCTCGTGCTTCTCCGCGAGCCGTCGCTTCTCGGCGAGCGCGCGCGCGTACGTCGGCAGGATCTCCCGCCAGCGCCCGTCCTCGTCGGGCACGGTGCCCCACGAGCCGGACCGGTCGTCGACCCTGACGGTCTGGCCGTTGACCGTCAGGTTGGCCTGGAAGAACCCCTGCGGGTGACGGCGGAACAGCGTGATCCGCATGACTACCTCTCTGTTGTTGTGGTTGTTACACCCCTGGTCAGGTGCTACACACATTATCTCAGGCCTGTCAAGTCGGAGAGAGGGGCGGCCGGACGCGACAGATGCACTCCGATCGCGTCCGGCCCCTCTCTGGTGGGGGCTTGTGCGTGCTAGGCGGAGTCGGGAATCCTACTACGTCATCGAGGTCTGTGCGGACATCCTTTGCTCGCCCACGGTGTTGTGCTCGTGGGGCATCACCCGGATTGCGACATACTCGCCCCCCTCGCCCTGGAGGACGTAGCCCGGCGCGTAGCGCTTGCGGATGACGAGGTCCGTGGTCTGTGCGTCGTCGCCCCACAGGACGCCCGTCAGCGCGTCCTCGACCGGGCGTGCGAGCTTCAGTGCATCCGGCCGCACCGGCGGGCGTAGCGGCGCGGAGTCCTTCAGCAGGCGCGCGTTGCGGCCCGTCCCGAAGTGCCCCTTCGGCCGCCCGACGTAGAAGGTCATGTTCACGATCAGCGCGCCCTCCAGCGGCAACTCCATGCCCTCCGTCTGCGCCAGCGCCGCGGCCTTGACCGCCTTCTTCCACCCAGCCGTCTTCGGGTTGTCGTCCACCACCGTCAGGATCGGACGACCCTCGCCGTCGTGCAGGTAGCGCAGGTACTTCGGCATCCCCGGCTTCCACTTCGGGTTGCGCCGAGCGAACGCGTTCTTCGACCCGCCCGGCTGCGGCGTCCCCGCCACGATGATCTCGATCGGATCCATCCCCCGGAAGTGTGGGCGACGCGCCGGACATCACTCGTAGCGATCGTCGAGCGGGTCGAAGCGGAAGAAGCGGCCGTTGAGCCTGACGTCCACGTTGGCCTGCCCGCCCGAGCGCGCCTTCGGGATGAAGATCTGGCCCTCCCCCGTCGGGAAGCCCTCCTCGTTGTCCTGCTGCCACACGAAGCACACGAAGTCCGAGTCCTGCGCCAACGACGTCGCGCCCTTGATGGAGTGCATGCCCGGCTTCGGGCGCTTCGCCGACTTGGAGTCCTTCATCTGGAGGTTCGACAGGTGCGCCACCTGGATCACCGCACAGCCGTCGTGACCCTGTCGCGTCGTGCTCACGCGCGCCAGGCGCTGCGAAGCCTTGCTCAGCCGGTCCAGCCCGCGCTCGTCCTCGTAGTGGAAGCCATGGATCAGGTCGATGACGACGAGGTCGTGACGGGCGCGCAGCGCGTCGCGCACGACGTCCTCGATGTCCCACCCGGCGACGATCGACACGCCGTAGGGCAGGTTGCTCAGCACGTTCTTGATCTTCGTCATCTGCGCCGGGTCCATTTTGCGCGAGCGCAGCGTCATGAACGGGATCCCCGTCTGGCGCGACAGCAGGCGCAGGCCACGGATCGCCGCCGTCATCTCCGTCATGTAGAGGTGGCAGCGGATCCCCTTCTTGGCCGCATAGTCGAGGATCTGGTCGGCGAAGATCGACTTGCCATGCGACGTGTACCCGGCGATCGTCATCACCTCGCCGCGCATGATCCCGCCGCCCATCGCGTTCGTCAGGACCGAGAAGGGCAACGGGACGAAGCCCTGCTCCGGTGGCGCCGTGAGGTAGTCGAACAGGACGTCGGCCCACTGCTCCGACGACAGCGAGTCCTGGCGACGCTCCGCGCCCGCTGTCTCCAGGCTCCCCAGGGCCGAGCCGAACGCCGCCGAGTCCATCGCCGACGTCGCCTCCAGCACGCGCTGTGCGGCCTCCCGGCGCGAGCGCCACTCCGCAAGCTCGATCACCCGCTGCGCGTAGCCCTTCACAGCGTCGGGCTGCGGCGCGAACCCGCACACCTGATCGACGCGGGCGCGCAGCTGCTCCATCGACATGTTGCCGACCCCGCCGAGGCGCATCACCTCGTTGGTCAGCGTCACCGTGTCGATCGCCAGCGAGCGCTCCCGCAGCGCCTGCACGCCCGTCCACAGCCGCCCCAGCGACTCGGTGTAGAAGTGGTGCTCGCGCACGCCCATGTCCATCAGGCGGTCGGCGACCGGGTTGGCGACGATCGACGCGGCGATGATGCCGCGCTCGGCGTCGATGTCGGCTAGCGGGGCCTCGGTCATCCCGTCGCCCCGATGCGCGCCCACTCCTCGTCCGTCAGCCCGAGCAGCGCGCGGCCCTGCTCGTTGACCGCGCGTCCGAACTCCGCGTTGGACTTCGGCATCGCCTCGTCCTCGGCCTTCGCCAGGGCGCGTGGGAACGTGTTCGGCGAGTAGATGACGCCGACCGTCGTGGGCTTGTCGCCGCCCCACCACGGGTTGGCCTTCGTCTGCGCGATCATCTTCTCGTGCAGCGCGATCCCGACGTCGGGCCGCTCGCGGATCCGCATGACCAGCATCTTCGACTGGTCGGCTCGACCGGTGTTGATCTTCGTGCCGAACGCGTCGTTGAATCTCTTCATGATCTCCTCGACCATCGTCCACTCGTCCTTCGTGACGCGCTTCCGATTCACGTTTTGAGGGCGGCGAGAGTGTGCCGCGACCTCCGGCATCCCTAGCGACGTCTGCGTCGCCTCGCCGTCCAAGGTGGGACGCGCGACCAAACCTTCGTCGCCTCCAGCCGTTCCCCCCGAGGGGGTATGGGGGTGATCCTCACGGATCTCTAACGGATCTGGTCCCCCCGGATTCTTCACCTGACCCCCCCCGTAACCTTCACGTGAAGATTCTTCACCTGACGTACCTACACCCCGCCGAGCGGCCAGGGCGACAGTCTCCGGAAACTCCTCCATCGGGCAGTCCGCGAGACTCCCGCGATCGGGGAGGCCTGGTGCGATGACGGTCCAGTCGGACGTGCGCGAGCCGTTCGTGCGGCGACGCTGGAACCGCCGGATGAGACCCATCTCCTCCAGGCGGCGCATGTTCTCGGTGATCGTCTTCTCCGAGCACGAGCAGGCGTCCGCGAGCGCCTTGCGCCCGATGAACGTCACGCCGTACCTATCCGCGTTGTTCGCGAGCGCCACGAGGAGGAGTTTCGCCCCACAGGAGCGGATCTCCACGCCGAACACCCACGTGATGGCCTCGACGCTCATGCCGCCTCACCGTCCCCCCGGTAGGCGACGACACCGCACTCCGAGCACCACCTCAACTCCTGGTGGTAGGGGTCGCGCCACCAGTCTGACCACTGGTGGTCGCAGGCCTCCGCCGCTTCGGCCGCGGCGACGCGAAGCCGAACTGCGTAGTCGGACCAAGCTTCGCCCTGGCCCCTCTCCGGGTACTCCATGGCCCTACCTCGTTTGTCGGTGGCGCGGCCCCTACCTAGGCCGCGCCGCATCCTGGACGATGCCCCGCCACCCTTGGCCGGTGGCGATGGGGCACCACTTCTATCGGTCGCGCAGGGCGGGGGCTATAGACCGAATCGCCACAGTCCCCGCTCTTTGCGTCGAAATTGCGCGTTTGGTGACGAGTCGTCAGCCGATGGCGTCGGGGTTCAGGCGCTCGACGGAGATCGGCTTGGCCTTGTGGATGCGCTTCGTCATCTTGACCGTGCCGTACTCGTCGTGCATGTCGACGAGGTCGATCTCGTCCACGCGTGCGATCACGCGCAACTCGACCGTCTCGCCCTTCTTGAACTCGCCCTCCACGCGGACCGCGGCCGACCGCATGCGGAACTCGGCCGTGTCCGGCACCCGCCCGCCGATCGACAGCGACAGCTGCCCGGTGGTGCCTTCGATGTAGACGGTGTCGTCCTCCTCGTCGTCGAGGGCGCCCTGCGCGGCCAGCGCCTCGATGGACGGCTCGACCTCGTCGACCGGGTGCTCGGCGCGCGCGGCCTCCAACTCGGCCTGCCAGTCGTCGACCGGCGGGTCGCCCGCCAGCGCGGGATCGGGGTCCAGATCGGGGTCCATGATGACCTCCTGTGGGGGTTGGGGCGTCACGACTTCACCGCCGTGTCCACCTTCTTGATGAGCTTGTCGTCCGGACCGAGCCACCCGCCGGTGACGCGCGCGATGTACTCGCCGACCGTGCGCATGCGTCGGGCCTCCTTGACGATCTCCAGGGCGACCTTCAGGTGCTCGTCGAGATCGCGGTCCCACTCGTGAGCGCGGATGTCGCGGTCGATCCGACGGCCCTCCGGCGCGCCGTCCACATCGGGGCGACGCATCGCCTGCTCGACGGCGGCGAGAAGACGCTCCGCACGGTTCAGGCGCGGGTTGTCGCGTCCGGCCAGCCGTGAGGCGATCCGGTAGCCGAGGTGCTTGGCCTCCATGGCGCGCAGCGGGTTCTCCTGCCACACGATCCGGTCGCGCAGGTCGCGCACGCGGCGCTCGTCGTGATAGCCGCGCGCCATCATGAGCAGCAGCAGGTCGGCGTTCGGCTCGGTGACGGCGGTCGGCGCGGCGGCCCTCACGGTGCGCCACGCGCCATCCCGGTTGAGCGTCACGAGGCCGACGGTGGCGGGCACCTCGTCCTTCTTGATGAGGCCCGCCGGGCAGGCGTAGTAGACGCGCCGGGCGTGGTCGCCGTAGGACTCCGCCTTGCCCGCGTCCAGGTCGGCCAGGAAGTCCGCGCGCGAGACCTTGACCTCGTAGATCCGGGTGTCCTTGCGCGCGAACTCGTGCAGCTTGATCGCGTAGACGTCGGCGCGCTGCTGCGCCGAGTAGGCCCCGGAGACGACGAGGGGGACCTCCGTCGCGGCGAAGAAGCCGGAGGCCGCGAGGTGGTCGCGCAGCGACTGGGTCACCTCACGCGTCTTCATGCACCACGAGTGGATAGATGTCGACGAGCTTCTGCGTGGCCGCCTCGGTCTCCAGCAGCTGGTCGAGGTCGTAGGCGAAGTCCCACACCGCCTGAGGCAGCCACTCGCGGGGGATACGGCGCGCCCCGCTTTCCTGGCGCTCGTGGTCGGCGGCGCACATGCAGACACCGTTGCGGTGGTCCCAGACCCAGGTCTCCTGCTCCTCGACCGGCAGGAAGGCCAACTCGCGCTTGATCCACTGCTTGGGGATGCAGTGATGCGCCTGCGAGCGCCCCGCCGGGATGGCGTCGCAGATGATGCAGGGGTGGCGCAGACCGCTCGGCGCCTTCGTCACCCGCGTGTAGAACTCCCTGGCCAGCACGAGGTTCGTCTCCCTACGCGACCCCGGCTTCAGCGGGGTCCTCGACTCCTTCAACGGCGTGGTGCGGCTAAGGTCGCCAGACCGCTTCAGCGCGACCGTGCGGCGCAGTTCCGTGCGCTTCATCGCTGGAGGTTCGGCGGGAGCGCCGTGGCGATCTTGATGTCGCGACCCGCGAGCGCGTTGCCAATCCGACGCGCCGTCTCGGTCGTCAACGGGATGTCGATGTGCTGGCCGGAGTCCATGTCGATCGCCTTGATGATCTTCACGTCGATCGGCGCTCCGTTGGGGCCTGGCATTCGTCCTTCGAGCACCTGGACGTCGATGTTGTTGACCATCACGATTTGCAGCATGTGACCTACCTCTGGTCGTTGACTGTGCGAAGCTACGGCGTCGGTCGGACGGAGTCGGAGCGGTGCTCCAACCGGACGATGATCGAGGGCGCTCCTAGGCGCGTGACCTCGAACTCCTCCGGCCACGGTGGGGGGTGGCAGATCCCACAGACCCAGCGCGGCTCCAGGGCGTACGGGTTGTCGGCCGGAAGGCGCCAGTCGCTTGCACGATGGCGCTCGTAGGCGCAGATGATGTGGCGCGAGTCGGACTCCGACAGGAAGAGGGGGATGCCGAGCTTCACCATCTCGCGCAGCGCCGCCTCGGGCGGCTCGAAGCCATCCCCCTTTGCCCACGCCGGGTTCTTCGCCAGGAGGGCGGGCATCCACCCGCGCACAACGAGGTCGGGGGGCATGCCCGTGACGTGGATGATGATCGCCTTGTCGGGGTCGTCGGCGAACACCCGCACCCTCCCGTTGTGCTCCGTCGAGACGCGCACGGCCGCCAAGCCGTGCTCAGGCACCTCGAAGGTCTCGCTAGACGGGCGCCACGACAACATGCCCAACAGGCGCGCCACGGCGATCTCGGCGGCGACGGTGAGGGCGTGGTCGCGAGATGAGAACGTGCCGAACTGCTGGAACCGACGCCGACCCCACGACCGAGCCATGCTCAGGTCTTCGTGGGATAGCTGGATCGGGATGCCGTTCATGGCTTGCGCTTCTGTGCCTCAGCGAGCGCCGCCTCCAGGGAGGCCAGGAGGGCGTCGTCGCTCTCTGGATTCTCCCGCTCTGGACGCTCGGTTATCAACTCGAATCTCGTCCCTGTGCTCGTCTTGAACAGCGAAGCGACAGGGATCCCGTTGCGCTGTGCGCGGTCGGCCTCCTCCGGCGTCGGCTTGCGTGTGCGCTCGACCTTCTTGAAGCCGTAGTAGGAGTTCCCCTTGGCGTTCTTCACGGGGACCGGGCCGTTGTACTCGACGTAGGCCCGCAGCGCCTTGTGCGACTGCTTGACGACTACCTCGGCGACGAGTAGCTGAGCCGCGACCTCCTTCGCGCGCTCCTCGTCGGTGATCCGGCCGTCGCCGCGCGCGAAGCGCGGGATCGGGCACGCGGCCGGGCGGGGGCAGAAGTTGCAGTGCTTGCCCGGCGTCGGCTTCCAGTTGGACATCTCGTAGGCCCGGTCGAAGCGCTCGGCCAGCGCCGACAACTCGGCCTCGATGTCCTCCAGGTGCCTGCGCTCTACGACGGCCTCGCGTGGCTCGCCGAACCGGACGTAGAACTCGCGCAGCGTCACCTTCTGGATCTGCGGGTACTGGCGCATCACGAGGAACGCGTAGGACCGCTGCTGGAAGTAGCCCTCGAAGGAGATCTCGGTCTGCGGCGGCAGCGCCCATGTGTCCTTGTGGTCGAGGACGATCGCGTGCGTCTCGTCATTGGGGTCCAGGAACAGGGCGTCCAGCTGGCCGGTGAAGATGCGCTCCACGAGGCCGCCGCGCGGGTCGGGGTAGCGCAGCGTGGCGTTGATGCGCTCCTCGATCGAGACGAGGTTCGCGACGTCCCACTCGTTGTCGGACGCCCACTTCGCGATGATCCAGTACAAGTCCTTGATCTCGCGCATCGGGATGTTCACAACCTCGGACCAGTGGCGGTGCCCCTTCGGGCACACGAGCGGCTTGCCATCCTCCGGACGGTCCTTCGGGTCCAGCCACGTCGCCGGGAGTTCGCAGCCGGGCGTGTGGCAGTAGTCGTCCACGCCGGTCTGGCGCAGCGTCTCGTGCAGGATCCCCAGGGCGGCCGTCGCCGGGATGCTGCGCTCGCCGCCGATCGACATCTCGTGCAGGCAGGCGGCGATCGTCGCGTGTGTCAGCTTGCCGCGGCCCTGAGGGTGGGAGTCCCAGCCGTCGCGGTACTTCATCTCGAACCGCGTCATCAGGGCGCAGTTGTCGAAGTTGCTCAGCAGCGACTGCCGGAGCGTGGGGAACGCGGCGACGGCGTTCGGATACGGGTGGTCGGGAGTCGGCCTGGCCGCCGACGCCCCGGGCTGGTCTTCCATACGCTACCTCTCGGACGGGCTTCTATCCTCGCGCCGCGCTCGGACAGAAAGAGGCCCGGCCCGCGTGTAGGGCGCGGGCCGGGCCGGAGGAGAGGTACTACGATGCGCGCTCTATATCGGCGCGCCGTGATAGTAGCACACGGCGTGCGCTACTCGACCACCTCGGCCTCGGGCGGCTCCGGCTCGGTGGACGGGGTGTTCTCGGCAACGAAGCGCCGGATCTGTGCGATGACATCGTCGCGCTGCTCGGCCGACTTGCCGTTCAGCAGCATCGCCAGCTTCGCGTTGCGGTAGGTGCCCGGCCGTAGCGCGTTGGCCTGCGCGACGAGCGCCTGCAACTCCTCGGCGTTCTCGCCCCACTCGACCTCGACCTCGGCGGGCGCGTCGGCGCCGACGCTCGTGTTGGCCAACTCCGCCTCGTCGTAGACGCCGGAGATGTTGAAGGCGATGCGCAGCGCGCCGACGTAGGCGCACTTCTGGATCATCACCGACTCCTGCGACCCCCACGGTGAGAACTTCAGCTTGCCCTCGGACTTCGGGCGGTACTCGGACATGGGCGCGAAGAAGTAGTAGGGCTTCTGGCCCTCGCGCAGCACCTCGGCCCATGCGCCGACGATCGCCCCACGCTTCTCGATCGACCCCTCGTACTCGTGGATGATCTCGCGGCCCTCCGGCGTGCGCTTCACGCGGAAGATGTCGTTCTCGCGCACGATGTCGCCGTCGATGCCCTTGAAGTCGGGGTAGCGGCGGGCCATCTTCAGCCACCCGTTGCGGCCGATGAGGATCATCACCCGGCCGCCGGAGCCGTTGTTGCCCGCCTGCTTGGCCGCGTAGACCTCGTGCACGAGCGGATTCAGGTCGTACATCGCCGCGACTTCGAGGAAGTACACGAACTCGTCGTCGTTGCAGTCCTTCGCCACGGTGCGGCGGAGCATCTGCACCTGCTCCTTGGTGAACTGCGCGCGCGCGGGCTGTGCGAGCGCTGTGGAGTGTGCCATGCGGTCTCCCTGGTCGGATTGACGCGCTAGGATCCCGCTCACGCCGGACAGACCGGCCTTGACATAGCACACGACGTTAGCTATAGTTTCAGGCATGAACCAGACCGAGACCAAGGTGACGCTCACGCTCGATCAGAAGGCCGCGCAGCGCGTCTTCGACGCGCTGACGATCCGCATCGACGCGCTGAACGACCGCGACAACCCGGGGGACGCGTGGGTTGCCGACCGCTATGCAGAGGATCGCGCCGCCCTCGTCGACGCCGTCCGTGCCGCAGGTGGCGACGTGCTCTACGGCAAGGTGGGCCTGGAGGTCGAGAAGCCGTACCCCCAGAACCTCAGCGACGAGGCGCTAGACCTCACGATCGCGGACGCCAACAGGAAGGCCAAGCAGAACCCGGCGCTGGCCTCCACCGAGGCGTTCCGATCCGTCGCGAAGCAACTGCTCGACGAGAAGGAGGCCCGGTCATGACCCGACTGCCCTACGACCCCATCGAGGACCGGCCCGGTTTCGACACCTGGCGCGACCTCCGCCCCGAGCACGAGGCTGACCTCGGTCGCGGCTGGCATGAGGACGACGACCCCGAGGTCGTCGAGCGCGAGGAGGCGCGCAACGCGCGCTGGAACGACGACCGCGACGCGGACGCGGACACGTTCGACCCGAACGTGCCGCCGGACTACGTAGTCGACCCGGCCGACTTCGTCCCGCGCCACACCCCCGACCCGGAGGACTTCCCATTCTGACCGACACGACACGGCGAGACGAGATGGCGCGCGTCGTCTCTCTCGCCATGTCTACCCACGCGGGCCAGACCGACCGCAACGGCGCGCCCTACTTCGACCACGTACGCGTCGTCGCGGACTCTGTGGCCGAACCGTTCGAGCGCGTCGCCTACCTGCACGACGTCGTCGAGGACTCCGACCTCTCGCTGTCGGACGTCGTGAACGTACTCCCATTCCTGAGCGACTGGGAGGTCCGGGCGCTCGACCTGCTCACGCGGACGGCGGGCGACACCTACGCCGAGTACGTCGACCGCATCGCGACGGCAGGAGGGATGGCGGGTGTCGCGGCGCGAGCGGTGAAGGAGGCCGATCTCGTCCACAACCTCTCGCGCTGTCTGAAGGCGCAGGACTCCATGGCCAGGCGCTACCGGATCGCCCTGCGCAAGATCCTGGAGCGCCGCCTGGAGGACACGCGCCACATGGACGCCGCCGCGGAGGCCTCGTCGTGAGCGCGATCACCATCGTCTGGCTCGTCGGCATCCTGCCCGCCGCCATCGCCGGGACGATCGGCCACAAGATCGCGATGCCCGAGGAGTCGGGCTTCGCGGGCGGGTTCGCGGGGATCACGCTCGGCATCGCGTGGCCGGTCGTAGTGATCGCCGCCATCATCGCCGCTGGCTGCCTCGCGATGAACGCCATCGCGAAGCTGATCCTACGAGCCGTCGGCTACTAGAACGAGTCCGGCCCGACCCCCGGAGGTAGAAACAGGGGCCAGGCCGGAGCCGTGAGCCGCCGCTGGAGTGCGGGCGACGGCGGAGCCTGTGCGCCGTGTTGCGCAAGTCCGACCAGAGATCAAGCGCGACGCGACAGACGGTGTGTGCAAGACGCAGGATACGGGTGCCTCGGACGGAAGCACCATCAGAAGAGAGGCCCCCCGGCAGGATGTGTGTCCCACCGGGGGCCGCTGCGGCTGCCTGATAAGCAGGGTCAGGCTACCACTTCACGGCGCTGGCGATCGGGCCGGAGCCGTGGGGTCCGCTCATCGCGTAGAACTGCGCCCACTCCTCCTGCGTGCGCACCGGGTGGCCGTCGGGGAACTTCACCCCGACTGGCACCCACGACGCCAGACACGTCGTGCACGACACATGCCCGTAGCGTGAGTAGGCGTCCGCGCCCGCTGGCCAGTTGTGGGCCAGCAGCGCGCAGCGCCCAGCGCGGGCGACGTTCCCGTTCACCCATGGGCGCTTCAGGAACGACGCGCGACGCGCCCCGAAGTCCTTCATCGCCTTCGCTCCGGCGCGCAGCGGGGAGAACGCCAGGCGCATCGCATCCTCGCCGTAGGGGGTGTAGACGCGCAGCTGGAACAGGCCGCAGTCGACGCCGCCAGGCACCGACCAGTTCACCGCGGCGAGCATGTTCCCGCCCTCGCCCGCGGCCATCGCCGCCGCCAGGCCGCTCGGCAGGTCGGGCACCTCGTGCTCGATGAGGCGACACACGTAGGACACCAGGTGGCGCTGCGTCATCGGCCCCACGACGCCGTCGACAGCGATCTTCTCGCCGCGCTGGAACTTCTCGACGGCCTTCTTCGTCTTCGGCCCGAAGCCACCGTCCTTCGCGATGTGGATCCCCGCGCAGCCGAGCGCGCCCTGGAGCGCGAAGACCGGCCACCCGGCCGAGCCTTCGCGCAGGGGTGCGTTCGCCTCGGCGACGCTGGGGGGCGTCCCCGGCAGCATGGCCTACTTCAGACCCGGGGGCACGACGGGGTCCTCACCGACGGGGTCGCCGGGAGCGAGTTCCTTGCCCGCGTCGTACAGCTTGTGGACCTCCAGCACCAGGCGCTCGAACTCGCCGCGGTTGTGCAGCCACTTGTACGCGACGGCCGCGACGCCCGTGGTCGTCGCGACGACAACGCCGACCACCTCGGCCGGGTCGAGGCCCACGCCGATGACGCGCTGGAGCCATGCCGTGCCGACCGCCACGAGCGGCAACAGCAGCGGGGTGAGGACGAACGCCACGATGCGCCCGATGTTCGAGCGCACGACGTCGTCCAGCTGATCCATGTCCATCTTTACCTCCGGGGGTTAGTGCTTAGCCTTGCGCTTCAGCGCAGCCCAGGTCTTTTCGCCGACGATGCCGTCGACCTTCATGCCCATCGCCTGCTGGAACCAGCGGACCCGGCGCACAGCGTTGCCGCCATACCTCTTGCCGTTGTCGACCGGCGGGAAGACCTTGTGCGGGTGTTTGCCCGCGTTCTTCACGCCGCGGTCACGCAGCAGCTTCTTCAGGTACCTGACGTCCGAGTGCACGTCGCCAGACTTCAGCGTCTTGCGTGTAGGTGCAGTAGCGGGAGGGACGTACTCGGTCTGCGAGACGTGGCCGTCGCGCCGGTGCCAGGACTCCCACGGCGCGTCGCTGTAGCGCTTGTCGAACGGGCCGCCGTCGTCGAGCTTCCACGCGTCGTCGGAGTCCGCGGCGATCCCCCAGCCGTGGTTCGAGGTACCCGGAACGGCGGCGTTGCCGCACTTGCCCTGACCGCACCAGTAGACGCGCATCTGCACCTGACCGGAGTAGCTGCGGTAGCCGGAGATCGGACCATTGAGGAGGATTGACCCCTGTCCGCGCGAGCGTGCGCGCACGTTGGCGGCGAGGAAGTGGACGGCTGCGTCCTTGCGCAGATAGGCCACCCCCGAGCGCGACGGCACCCGCGTCAGCATGCTCGAAGGGAGGCGGCCATTCACGATGCGAGAGGCCATGCGCGAAGGCTACGCCCGCACAAGGCCCGCCTCACATCTCGATCAGACGACCATCCCCAGGCCAGCCGTCAACGTCTTGAAGCTGACGTCGGAGCCGTAGAACGTCTCGCCCGAGGACGTGATGTTGAGCGCGGCGCGGTAGTGGTAGGTCGTGTTCGGGGTCAGGCCCGAGAGACCCTGTGCGGCCGTGCTGTTGAAACCACCCGGCTGACTGCTCACTGACGTCGTGTTGCCGTAGCTCGTCGTCAGGCCCCACTCGAACCAGTAGGTGCAGGGATAGCCGCCCGAGTTGATCGTGCCGTTGAGCGTCACCGAGCGCCGAAGGACGTCCGTTGCGGCGTCGGTGGCGGCCGTCCCGTCAGGGAAGGCGGAGGTGTACCACGTCAGTACGAAGCCACCACCGCCGATAATCACGATGCCACTGCCGCTCGGCCGGTAGCACCGACCCCGCATCCCGTACGCTTCCCACTCCGCACGACTTAGGACACGGGGGGGACTCCACCCGACCGTAGACACCGAGGCGCCAACGCCGGAGAGCGCGCGACCGCTGGAGTCCAGCAGGTAGCCGAGGATCTGGCTGCTGTTGCCGCCGATGTAGAGGTCGAAATGCGAGTACCCCTCGCCCGCGGGAGGGGTGGGTGGGTTGAAGTAGACCTGCGCGTCCGGCCCGGCCTGATCGTGCCAGGCGTACGAGACACCGGGGATCTCGCCAACGATGGCGCCCGTGAACGAGCTACAGTAGTGCAGCGCCCACGAGTTGTAGATGTCGTACGACGGGGAGATCGTCCCAGAAGCCATTGGACTACGCCTGGATCGCGGTGTGCTCGACGACCACCGAGAACGTCAGGTTCTGTGGGCTGCCTGACGGGCCGGGCGACGAGTTGACGACGAGGCGGAAGCGATCCTTGTGCGCGAGGCCCAGCGGCGTCGTCAACAAGGTCTCGGAGGGGGTGGTCGTAATCGACATCGCGGTCATGCCCGTGACGTCGGCCTCCGAGCTACCCCACGGCTTGCGGCGCAGCTTCAGGTTCACCGACGTGCCCGTCTCGATCTCGGCGTAGGCACCAACGAGCCGAGCGACCTGGCCGCTGCGCAGCGAGAGGTAGAACGGGGGGATGTAGTCGCTGTGACCCGAGACGACGTTGAGCGGCCCAGGGATCGCCCACGTGTGCACCTCGTGCCAGCGGCGAGGGCCGGGGCCGACGGTCTGCGTCCAGCCGGTGATCGCCGAGCCGTCCCAGTCGTAGGTGCCGATCTGGCGGTACAGCGCCTCCGAGCCGGAGCCGGACGGCGTCGTGGAGAGCTTCAGGCCGAAGGAGTAGTCGAAGGTCCCGGCGTCCTCCTGCGAGGAGTTGTTGGCCTTCGTCGTGACGTAGATCGGGAACGTGCCCGCCGAGTTGGCGGGCGCCGACGCCGTCACGTTGGAGGTGACGTAGCGCCATGCGCCGTCGATCGCGACGGCACGCAGGTCGTCGCCGGATCCGGCGGCGATGCGCATCGAGGTCGTGGACGGCCGGTCCAAGATCAGGTTCGGCGTTGCCTGTGCGCCCAGGAACTCGTTCAGCGCGTCCAGGAAGCCCGCCGGGAAGATGTCGCCCGTGGAGAAGTCGCGATGCTTGGACATCTACAGTTCGTCCCCGACCTCGTTGACGCCGACGATGAAGTTCGGCTCGTAGTTGACGATGACCTTCCAGGCCGCCGGGGTGATCGCGCGCGCGATCTGGGCGACCTGTGTGGCGGAGTAGGTACCGGAAGCGAACGGGATGAAGACGTGGATCTCGTACGGGTCCGACTCGTCGTAGGTCCACAGGTCCGTGCCCAGCGCCGCCGACATCAACGCGACCCAGTCCTTGCCCGCGCCCGTCTTGCGCATGCGCAGGGACGCGACCACCTTCTGCTGGCGCGCCGCGACCGAGATCCCGGTGGGGGCCTCCGGTAGGCCCACCAGGCGCTCCCACATGCGCAGCAGTCCGTGCGTGTCGTCGGCCATCTGGGGGAAGGCCGCGTTGCGGACCGCCTCGCCAGCCGCCTGCACCCGGTCTAGCTCGTTGCCCAGGCCGATCATCACCGCGTGCACAGACTCGTCCTCCGCGTAGTACGGGGGCATGAAGTCCAACATCCTCTGCGCGGTCTGGGTCAGCGTGCGAGCCACTGGCACAGGGTACGGCGCTAGGAGAGGGTGACCGTACCTGTCTGTGCGACCTGGTTGGCGCCGATCGTGACGTTCGCCGACGTGCTGTTCAGCTGGACGCCGGAGACGTCGTAGACGCCCAGCACACGGAAGAACTGCGCCTCCACGCGCGCGAGCACGACGTCCTCGCCCGGGTCGAGCGTGTCGACGTAGGAGCGGATCGCGGACTCGATGAGCGACTGGAGCGCCGCGGTGCCGCCGGTGCCGTCTGCCGAGTAGCCCGTCTCGTAGGTGACGGTGGCATCGACGTCGATCGTGACGACCGAGACCGTCTGGACGTAGACGTTGTGGCCGATCGGCGCCAGGCCGTTGCCGGAGGCGCCTCCCTGCCAGATGCGATCCCCGACCGCGACCGTGCCACTGCCCGACGATGAGCAGCCGGTGAAGGTCGTCGCCGTCACGCCGGTGTAGTCGATCTCCTGGTCGCGCCAGCGCAGCGTCCCGGAAGAGGCGAAGCCCGCCGTCGACTCGACGGTCAGCGTCGCATCGGACGCGACGTTGAAGGCCACCGACGCTGTCGTCTTGTGCTCCGGCGGGTCGAGGAGATCCTGGACCTCCTGGAGTACCGTCTCGGTGACCGGGTCGTTGTTGGGGTCGGTGATCGTCACGCGCACATAGCCACCGGAGTCCGAGCCGTCCCACTTCGTGTTCGGCTCGACCGTCACGAAGCCGACGCCCGAGTTCGACAGGCAGTAGCGCTTGTAGTCGGCGATCGTGCCCGACCCCTGCGCCGCGCTGTACTCCAGGAGCAGGCGGCTGCGGTAGGAATCGTCGTCCTCCACGTCGAAGCCTCCGCGCGTCGCGTCCGCGTTGGTGACCGACTCGACGTCGTCGATGGGGGTCATGAGCAGCGAGATGGCCGACGCCGCAACGTTGCCCGTCGTCCCGGCCTCGATCGCGCGCACGGTCAGGTCAACGGTGCCGTCGGTGATCGTGCCCGACTCGATGGTCTCGAAGATGATCGGGTCGGAGTCGGGCGTGGCCTGTGGGACGGCGACCTGCGTGCCGGTCGGGACGGCGGTGTCGTCCTCGCCGGTGAACGTGACCGTGCCGGTCGCTTGCGCGGCGTCCTTGCGCTCGACATTCAGCACCTCGCCGTGCAGGTCGAGGTAGTCGCCCCAGGCGAACGTGACGAACGCCGCCGCGGGCACCTCGGAGGCCAGGAAGTCCCACAGTCGCTCGATCTCCAGCGCCGGTGCCTGCGTGAGGTCCCACGCAAAGCCACCCTCGGTCAGGTCGAGGTAGGTCGGATCCGTCGGCACCAGTCCCGCGTTGATGTCCGCGTCGATGCGCGCGCGGATCGAGTCAATGGACTCGTTGGACAGGGGGAGGAAGTCGATGAAGTCCGCCATCAGGCCTCCAGGGCGAGGTCGGAGACGACCGCCTGCTCGCCGTCGTCGAGAATCACGGTGAAGCTCACGAACAGCACGTCATCGCTGGGGTCCTGCGCGGCGGTGAACTCGTCGATGTCCGTGATGCGTGGGTGGAAGGTCAGAGCCTCGCGGATGCGTGCCTCCAGGACCGCGTAGTCGGCCGACGTCAACGTGCGCCCGTAGAAGTCCTGCGGCCCCGACATCCCGTAGTCGGAGGGGTAGATCGGGTGCGCACCCTTCGCTGTGCGCAGCGTCTTCTCGATCCAGGCGTTCAGGGTGTCCTGGCCGCGCGTCTCCAGGGGGCCGCGGCCGTTGCCCAGCTGGAAGACCTTCGCCTGGAAGTCGAACACCCACGAGCGCCCGACCGGATCGGGCGCGACCTCCGTAGCGATCAGTTCGTCGGCATCGAGGAGGTCCAGGTCGTCGAGCGCCGCTAGGGTGGCGTCGGCGTTGACCGGCGGGTCATCGGGTGGCAGGAAGTCCGAAGCCATGTGCAGGAGTATGAAGCACAGAATGTGCGCAACGTCAGGCGAGCCAACCCCAGTAGCTCGCCGCAGGTGGAGGGGGCGGCACAGCGTCGCCGCCGAAGTCGTCGGCCTGCCACGTGGTGACTTCGAGGCCGATCTGCCCACCCGACACGATCGTGGAGTCGGAGGCCGAGAGAATCTGTGTCCACCCGCTCCCCGAATCGCGCCAGACCGAGACATCGGACCCGACCGCCTGGACGCCGTACTTGTACCCGCTCGCGCCCGAGTCGCCGCTGAGTGTGGCGAGCGTTGTCGAAACACCGGCGACATATCGCACAAGGGTCGTCGCGTGGAGGGAGAGGCGATCGTTCGTGAGGGCCGACACGGAGACCGCGTAGGCGGTCCGCGTCGAGAGGTGCATGTTCTTCGCGCGGCAGTAGAGCACGAGGCCGCCGTTGGTGGTATGCCCCTGGAGCGTCGCGAACACCTCGTCGTAGAGGCCCGGCAGGGTGCCGGTGTAGTAGGCCCCAGACGCCCCCGATGTCGGCGCCGCGAGATTGCTGGAGATCTGGAGCGCGTTGCGGCCCCCCATGGTCGCCCAGTTGCCGCCGATGGGATTGGCGTTGGAGCGGTTGAAGTTGTCTAGGGCCGACGCGTTGGGGAACGCCACCTAGACCTCCCGGTAGCGCAGCACGATCGTGACATCCGCACCGGCGACCGTCGACCCGATCTGGTCACAGTCGACGGTGAGGTACTGCCCGGCGTCGATCGAGCGCACGTCCGGGAGGTGGTCGCTGCCTACGGTGCTGCCTGCGGCGATGGTTGGCCGGTTGGCCGACGTCGTGTAGATGGTCGACGCCGAGCCGCCCGGGGTGCCCTTGTTGATGTCATAGATCAGCGAGGCGCCGGTCGGGGCGGTCCCGGCCAGAAGGCTGACGCTCATGATCTGCACGTCGGTGTAGAAGGGCAGGCGCATCGTGCCGGTGTGGGCCTCCTGGTCGCCCGGCAGCGATAGGGGGATGGCCACGACCGGCGTCGGATTGGGGTCGTCGTCCTCGTCACCCGTCACAACGTCGAGTGCCACCCAGTCACCGTCGGGCATCTCCACACAGACGAGCAGGTCGCCGGGATCCAGGCCCTGGTCGCGATCGTATTGGCGCACCGTCTGGGTGAGCACGAGGTCTTCATCCTCGGTGAGGGAGAGCGAGGACCCCTGGAGGTCAACGCTCAGGGGGTCGCGCGTCGTCACCTCGCCGAAGAACAGGCCCCGGTGGACATCTTCCGCCTCGCGGCGTGACGCTTCGAGGATCGCCGCAGCCAGATCGCGGATCGGCCGGTCCTTGGGCCTGCTCATGTGACCGTCGGCGGGTTGGAGGTCATCGGCTGGACACGCACCGGCACCGAGTCGTTGTAGAGGCTGCCGAGTTCGGCGAAAGCCTTGCGCGGCAGCGAGAGGTCGCCGTCATCCATCTCCCCGGTCGTGTGCACGTAGCAGACGACCGAGCGCGTGTCAGCGAGGCTGTCGTCGAGGGAGACCAGAATGCGCTCGCCGACGAGGTCGGCGAGGTCGCCGTCCTCCTGGACGACGGCGAAGTAGCCCGTCTCCTGGTCGTACATCGTCCCGTGCCAGCTGCACGTAGCGCTGCGGATGTCGGTCGCGTCGGGCGCGGTCTCGCGCAGCTTCTCCTGCGCCTCCGCCTTGGGCAGGCGCGCGTAGTAGGAGTCCTCCGCCTTGGCGGCCGGGGTCCAGTGCGTGTTCGTGCGCATCAGGAGCGTGAGGCCCGTGATCTCCGAGGCGGCCACGCCGCCCGGGGTCGCCAGGCCGTTCTCGACAAGCACCGCGCCGTCGAGGTAGTCCGTGCTGTCGGCCGAGACGCCGGAGATCGTCGCGGTGACGCGCACCTGCGTCGTGTCCTCCGGCGCGACCGCCGTCACGTAAGGGACCACCCAGGAACTGGCGCTCGGCTTCGGTGGGCTAGCGACCGTCGCCAGTACCTCGTCGCCTTCGTCCAGGAAGTCCAGCTGGAGCACGCACGAGCGGCCATGGTTGGAGAGATAGGAGATCAGCGCGTCGTAGCGGGACCCCTCCGTCGCGTTCACGGTCTGCGACATCGAGACCGTCCCGGAGGTGATGGCTGCGATCTCCAGGTCATCCACAACGGCGGCACCGGTGATAGCGATGCCGACCAGGCCAGCGATGCCACCGGGACCGGGCACGGAGCCGACCGTCTCCCAGTCCGTCTCCCCCGACGGGAGGCGCAGGATCGTCAGCGTGTTATTGAAGATGCGGGTCTCGACCTGGTCGCCGTCGTCCCAACCGGTGGCGAACGCCTGTGAGTAGCCGCGGCCCGAGACGGCCGTCTGGTCGGTGGTGAGCGTGACGTTGTAGCCGTCGATGCTGTCCTCGTCGTCAAGGTCGGTGCCAGCGAGCACGAGTGTCGCCGTGTCCCCGGCGGCGATCGACGCAACGGTCAGGCGCGCGGTGGACTCGGCCGCCTGCGGCGTCGTGTAGAAGCTCGCGCCCGCCTGCGCGTTGTCGAGGTCGCGGACGTAGATGGAGTCCGCGCCGCCCTTCGTCATCGACGCCTGCGTCACCACGAGGCCCAGGTTGCCGCCCGGGGTCGTCTGCGAGGTGCGCTCCAGCTTCTTGACCCAGACGCCACTCTCGCGGATCCACGCCTGGAAGGTCCCGTTGTAGGTGCGGGCCATGAGCATGTCGACGAGGTTCCAGGTCGAGTACGACACGTTGGTCGACCCGGCGGAGGTGTTGACCATCTCGACGCGGTTCGTGTTCTTCGTCCAGCGGCACCAGATGCCGTCACCCGCACCGAAGCCGAACCACAGCGCGATCGCCAGGAAGTCGTTGGGGTTGGGTACGACGATGACCTCCGCGTCGGCGCCGATGGTGGAGGCGGTGTACTGCATCCCGAAGGTCGAGCCGATGACCGTGCCACCGAAGCCGTTGTTGACGATCGACGCGTTGGCGAAGCCGGACATCGCCGCCCAGTTGGACCCCAGCGAGGCGCGGTTGAAGTCGTCGAGCAACGGGACATCGGGCAGGTCGACGTCGGGGTCGAAGTCCGGGGCCTGGACCTGATTGTCCACGATCGTCAGCGCCTGACTTGTGCCGGGGTAGTACATCCGGTCCCAGTCATCGCCGAGCGCACCGTCGGTGCGGTCGAAGTCGTCCACCGACTCTGGGTCAGGGAGCGGCTGCGTGAGGCTGAAGCGGTGGGTGCCGTAGGCAGCGCCACTGGCCTCGTTGGCGAGAACCGTGTCGCCACCCGCCGTCCAGCCGGACGTGTCGCCCTCCTCGGCGGAGGGATTGGTCAGGAGGTTCGTGCTGGGATCGCTGGGTTCCGCAGAGGTGTAGATGCGAGCGATCTCGGAGACGGCGCCGCCATGGATGGTCAGGATGGCCTCACCCGGAGCAACGGGCGCGCCCGCGGGCGTGTCGGCGTTGATGAAGGAGAAGTCAACCCACCCGGCCGGGTCGCCCTGTGAGACGGTCTGCGTCTCGGAGGTGGCGACCGTCTCGCCGTTCTGCAAGATCTGGAGGGAGACCTCCTGCGAGCCGGTGCCCGAGCCGCCGCCGTCGAGGTAGACGGTCGCAACGATGATGTACTCGGCGTCCTCGACCGTGAAGCGCAGGCCGTAGTTCAGCGTGCTGTCCAACTCGGTCCGCGTGTCGCCGACGGTCAGGTGAGCGATGTAGCTGCCCATCACGAGCCTCCTGTGCGCTTGGTCCCCGCGGGCGCCGTGCGACGCTTGCTCGCACCCTTCGGCTCCTTGTCGCGACGGCGGTACCTGGCCGGGCAGTTCTTCGGCAGGGTGCGGTTGCGCTCGCGCGCCTTCGCACAACGCGCGGCGAGCTTGTCGGACTCCTTGTCCACGTAGGGATCCTCGAACTGCACGGTCACGTCCATCTGGTAGTCGTTGCCCTGCCCGACGTTGTGCCGGACCTCCTTGACGAAGACGATGACACGTTCCAGGTTGGCCTCGGGAACCGTCAGGCGCAGCGCGTCACCGCGGCGCAGGTTGGCGATCCCTGGATGCGTGAAGGTGAACTCACGGCGAGGCTGTGCGCGTCGGGCCAACTGGTGCTTGCCGTAGCGGATCAGGTCCGCCTCGGAGTCGGCGTGGTCGGGGGCCGTCACGTGCTTGACGATCCGGCCGTAGCGACGCACGGCGCCCTTGGAGTACACCGTCACCTCCATGTGCTTGCGCTTGCGACGCTTGTGGCCCTTGTGGTCGACGCCGTTGTCGCTCTTACGCGTACCCACAACACGCAGTTCCGTGGCGAAGTTCTCCGGGAAGTCCTGCTCCAACGTGCCGTCGATGATCGTGCCCGAGATCAGCAGCAGCGACCGCGAGTGGCGGAAGGGAACGATCGCCAGGCCACCGTTCTGCCAGCGCAGGAAGTAGCGAGTGCCGTAGGCGGTGCGCTCGTAGCGCAGGATCTGGCGGATGATGGCCAGTGGCGAGGTGTTGCGCCGCGTGAGGTTCTTGATGCGGTGGCGGAACTTCGGCAGGCGGGTGACCTCGAAGCCCCAGTCCTTCGCGACGTCGCGGATGATCTCGTGGCCCAGCCAACCCTTCGGGTGGCGCTTGTCCTTGCGGTACTTGAAGTCGCCCTTCGTGTCGTCCAGGTGAACCAGGTCGTCCTCCAGGTCGTACTGCGTCTGGCCCGAGCCGACGTTGTACTGCGGCTTGCGCACACGCATGCGCCACACCTCGGCCCACGGGCCGTTGGAGTCGGGCGACACCTCGCAGGAGATGACGTCGCCCGCCTTGAGGTCGTAGCGGGGCGCGATCCCGCGTTCGGAGGTCATCGTCGTCAGCGACCCGGCGAGGATGTGCGTGTTGTCCTCGAACCAGTCGAAGGCGACGGCCACGTCATCCAGCGACACCTTCGTGAGTGGCCCGGTCTTCGGATAGGCCCACAGACGGAAGCGCTCGTTGCCGAACTCGCGCCTCTCCGTCGGCCGGTTCCAGTGGTTGCGGGGCGCCGTCTTGCGCTTCGTCGAGACGGCGACGCGATCGGACGCCTTAGCCATCGCCGTCCTTCTTGCGCGATGGCGGCTTGGGCACCTGGACGATGTGCTGGTTCTCGCCGCGCTTGGTGATCCACTCGCCCAGCGGCTCGCCGCCCGGCCAGTTGATGCCGTTGGCCTTGGCGATCCGGCGCCACGCCGACCCCTCGCCGTAGGCCTCGCGCGCGATGTCCTGAAGCGTGAACGTCGCCGCGCGCCCGACCTTCACCGTCTTGGGGTAGTTGCGCCCGCGAAGCTCCAGCACGCCGCGCGTGTTCAGGCCCGCCGAGCGATACTCCTGGAAGGTGACCGTCACGTAGCGTGCGTCGATCTCGCCCGCGCGCTCCTCGACCTGGAGGTCGGTGATGACCGCGGCGTTCTTGTTGGTCGGCCCCCAGTGGACGTCCTGCTGGCCCCATAGGCGGTGCTGGCCGACGATCAACTCGAACGGGGTGCCCGACCGCTGGAGCAGGATCAGCTTGCGGACCATCTGGATCGGGTTGACGTTCTTGTAGCGTCCCGCCGGGTTGCGCGCGATGTTCTGGGTGTTGATCGGCTGCGCGCCGAGCGTGCGTGTCTGGCGCAGGTTCGTCCAGATGGCGTCGTAGTCGACGAAGACGGTGCTCAGCGGCAGCGACGACAGTGCGCGGCCCGACGGGCGCGAGAACTCGCCCTTGGACACCGTCGAGAAGGTCGTCCAGTTGTAGCGGTACTGCTGCGTCAGCTGCTCCAGCGGCGGCGCCTGGAAGTAGAACGGCTCCTTCAGGACCCGCTTGTCGGTCAACTCCGGGATCGCGTAGAGGCTGACCTGGACGCCGTCGCCCTGCATCAGGGGGATCAGGGACGGCAGGCTCGCCGCGGCCGACAGAAGCTCTAGGCCGACCTCCGTGCCCACGCCGCTACCGGCGTCGATCTGCGAGCCGACCAGAGACGCGACGCTCTCGACCTCACCCTTGCCGCGCTGCTTGCTCATCAGTCCTCCACGTTGCGTCGGGTGATGTCGCGCTCCAGGTCACGGAAGGCGTCCATGACCGCCTTCTTCGTGTCCTCGTTGCCGTACACGACGACCTTCTCGACCACGATGCGCCCGCCACCCGGGTCGCCCTTCGTGATCGTCGCCGTCTCCTGGCCGCTCTCGCCGATGCCGATGTAGGTCGGCTTCGAGGCGGTGACCGTACCGCCATCGCCGAACCACCCGGCGAACTCCGGCATGCGCCCGCCGCGCGCGCCCTTGAAGTGCGCGTTGGGAGCGGTCAGGTACCGCGTACCACGCCACGCCGCGAGGCCCTGGCGGTCGTAGATCGCCTTCGCCGCGAGCGCGTTCGTGTGCGGGTTGAACATCGCGTTGCGGCCACCGAAGCGGGCGATGATGTCGTCGTTGTAGCCGGTCGTGATCTGCCACAGGCCCAAGCCCTGCGTGCCGCCAGGGTCGTGACCGACGGCCGTCGGGATGAAGCCCGACTCGCCCTTGGCGATCTGTGCGAACGTGATGCCCGGCAGGCCCACGCTCTCGGCCAGGCGCGCGACCTGGTTGAAGGTCATCGCGCCCTTCTGGGCCACGAAGGAGCCGCCGCCACCCAGGACCCCCAGGCCGCCACCGGCAGCGTCCAGGCGCGCCTGCGCCGCCCGACGGACCTTGTTGACCGCGGTCTGACCGATCTTGCCCGCCAGGCCGCGCCCGCGGATCTTGCGCTGGCGCATGCGGTGCCCGAGCGCGCCGCCGCCCAAACCGGCCATGGCCGCCAGGGCGCCCGCGATCGCGAGGTGGATGTGGTTGGCGTGCCCGGCCCACGTCGAGTCGCCCCAGAAGCTCGGCGGAACGTTCTGGCCGTCCTTGATCGACAGGTTGGGGTTGTGGATGCCCTCCGCGAGGCTCCCGCCCATCGTCTGCTGGATCCACGCCGCGGCGGCGTTCATGACGTCCGTCGGGCCGCCGATGTCGACGGCCATGCCGCGGTAGTGGTAGGAGTTGGCCGCGTGGGTGCCGCCCGTCGTCGAGGTGATCGACAGGCCGGGGAAGTGCGACAGGACCGCGTTGGCCGCCTTGGCAATGCCCGGCAGCAGGCCCGAGACGCGCCCGCCGCTGGCGAAGCCCTCGGAGTGCTTCTTCGTCTCGCCGCGCACGAGGCCGCCCAGCGTGAAGCCGTGGCGCATCAGCATCGAGTTGGCCCGCTGCTCGGTGTGGCGGTTGACGATCAACTCGCCCGGGGCGGCCATGGCGCCCGGCGCCACCTGAACGGTGTCCTGGAGGCCGACGCCGGGGATGCGCCCGCCGCCAGCATGGGGGCGACTGCCCCTCGTGCCCGCCGGGCCGGGCGCCACGCCGCCGTTGGGTTCCGCGGAGGTCCCGTTGATGCGCCCCAGCCAGCGCGTCATCTCCTGGAAGACCGCGGGGAAGGTCATGGACGTCTGGTCGCGCACCGTCTTGAGGTTCGAGGTGAACGACCCGGCGAGCTTGGCCAGCGCCTTGCCCGTCTTGTCGGTCGTGTCAGCCTGGTCGTTGCGGATGCGCTGGTTCTGGCGGCCGATGCTGTCGGCGAGATCCTTCGCCGACTGCTTCACCGACGACGTCATGTGGCTGTCGGGGTAGCCGCGCAGGCGCGCCCCCGTGTCGGTCATGTGGCTGTCGGGGTAGTTCGCCAGCCGTGGATCAACCGGGTAGGCGTGCCCATCGACGGTCACCGACGTCTTCGTGGACTTCGGCAGCTGCCCGAACGGGACGCCCGTCGGGCCTGGCCCAACCTCCGCGCGCTTGCGCGCCGCCGCCATGCCTGTCGTCGGGTTGTTGTTGTTGGGCATGATCCCCGACTCGGCGAGCAGGATGCCTGGCAGCAGGATCAGCGACAGCTTCCCGGCGTTCTTGGCCAGGCGGAACGCGCCCGGCGTCTTGTCGATCTTGCCGCCACCGGGGATGCCGCCACCACCGGGAACGCCGACGCCCGTGACGACAATCGGGTTGGCCGCCGAGCCGGGGGCGACCGGGCCGCGCGCGCCCTGGATCCCCATGAACCTGTCGACGAGCTTGCCCGACTTGCCGAAGGCCTGCGCACCTAGCTTGAGGCCCTTCCCAGCCGCAAAGCCGCCCGCCAAGAGGCCCAAGATTGCCGGGTGCTTCGCCAGGAACGTGACGAAGTCGAACAGCGGCTCCAGCGCCTTGCCCAGATTCCACAGGGTGGACACGATGTTGCCAAACCCGTCCGCCAGATCCTCCGTCTTCTTGACCGCGTTCTCGAAGAACTTCTCGACCTTCTCGCGGTTCTTGCGGATCCAGTCGGCCCACTCGTGCAGGGTGTCGGTGAAGTCCGAGAGCATCGAGCGCCCCGACGGCGCCGACGTCGAGTACAGCGCTCCGAGGACGTCGCCGATGCCGCCGATCAGGCCGCCGACCGTGCGGAAGTCCTTCATCAGCGAGCGTACGAACTTCGTGCCGCCCGGCCCCTCTGCCCACTTCAGCATCGCTGCGCCCGCGCGCTCGAACCCGCGCGCGAAGCGCTCGATGTCGGGACCGGCCTTGAGGATCAACTCGCCGATCGCCGCGGCGAAGCGCTCCACGCCGCGCGAGATCGGCCCCACGACGCCCTGGAACATCTGCGAGAAGCCGGTGATGATGCCGCGCCAACGCGGACCCGAGAGGCGGTCCGTGATCGCCTCCATCGCGTTCGCCGCCGCCGCGAAGTTGTCCCTGATGTCCCCCGCGTGCTGAGACAGCAGGGTGCGGGCCGTGCGCAGGCCCGAGATCATCATGTCCAGCGCGCGCGCCTGCGACGGCTTCGTCGCGTCCTTGAAGGCCTCCTTCAGCTTGTCGAACTCGGTGCGCAGCTTCGCGATCCGGGGGTGCTCGGCTGCGAGGCGGTTGACGATCTTCTGCGCCTCGGCGATCTTCCGCGGGTCGCCGGAGGCCATCGCCTTGTTGAGGTTGTCGACGGCCTTGTTGTACTCCTTCAGCGGCGAGATGGCGGTCTTGATGACCGCGACAACGGAGCCGATGCCGACGACGAAGGCACCGATGAGGCCGCCGCCGACCAGGCCCGCGCCGCCCACGGCGCCCGCCAGAACCGACAGCAGCGCCGTCAACGCGCCGGTCAGGGGCGGGATGGCGGCCAGGGCGACGGCCAGGATCGGCCCCCACATGCCGAAGGCCGACACAACGCCGAACGCGCCCGCCGAGACACCCGCCAGCGTCTGGATCAGTGGCTTGGACGTCTGAATCAGGCGCCGCGAGTGGTACTCGACCGAGCCGAGCATCGCCTGGAGGTTCGAGTTGCCGCCCGTCGGGATCGCGCCGAATAGGCGCCCAAGCAGGCCGCCGTTGGTCTTCGTGCGGACGTTGACCTTCTTCTCGACCGAATCGATGGCGGCGTCGAGCGTCTTCAGCTGTGCGATCGCTGTGGCGATGCCGTCGATGTCGACCCTCGCCGTCGCCTTCTTGCGGCCGAACTCGTCCAGCTGCGCGTTGGCGCCGCGCAGCGAAACGGTCAGGCCGTCGACCTTCTTCTGGAGCGCGTCGAAGCGGCGCCCCAGCAGCACTAGGGTGCGGTCGACCTTCTTCGCGTTGCGGTCGATCTTGTCCAGGACCGACGACGCGCGGTCGATCAGGCGGAACACGCCGGTGACGGTCGGGTTCACCGAGCATCACCCGCCATGCACGCGCACTGATCGGGGGCGGCTACGGCCGCCCCCGACGCGCCAGATGGAGCGTGCCGGTTCACGCTAGCCCCCGAACGAACGGCGCTGGACCTTCGCCCCGGCCATCTCTGCCTCGCGCTCGTCGGCGAACAGAGCACAGCCCATGATGAAGGTCTGCACCCGATCGGGGTGAGGCGGCGGTGGAGCGTCGTCCCCGTTGTGCACGTAGTACGGGTTCATGCCGCCGTACCTCCATGCGCAGTAGTAGAGGAACGCTTCACGGCCGCACCGGATCAGGGCTTTACCGCCGAGAGGTCCCGGAGGTCGTTCTCGCCGTAGCCGGACACCGACAGCACCTCGCCCGCGATCTGGTCGATCAGGCCAGGCTTGTGCTTCATGCGGGCCTCCAGGACCGCGGTCGTGCTCGGCGCGCCGACGGCGGCGGCCATCTCGTTGAGGTCCGGGAACACCGTGCCCGCGGCAGCGATGCCGGTGTTGGCCGCGATCTCGTCGATCTCACCGTCGCGCTGCGCGCGCTTGGAGGCCGGGCGGGACATGCGGCGGATCGTGCGCAGCTTCTCGCGCGAGATCGCCTGCACCGTCCACTCGATCAGGGTCGGCGCCTCCTCGGTGCCCACGTTGAGCAGGAAGGTCTTCTCGACCGGCTCGGAGTTGGCGTCCGACAGGAACCACTCCGTGGCGTCGGAGACGTCGGCGGGGTCCTGCGAGCCATTCTTCACCGCGGCGACAGCCGCCGCTCGCGGGTCGTTGAACTTGCCGTCCAGGACGACCGGCTCGGTCGCCTCAGGGGGCGAGGTCTCCTGCGGGGTTGTGTTCTGCGTGGCTTCCACGGCGGCCTCCTAGGCGGCTGGTGGTTGATGGGGAGTCGGACATGCCCGGCGCACGGCTACGCGGTGCGCGCGGTAGGGGTCCTCTGCGGTAGCGGGGAGTCGTCAAAGCCCCGCTGTGAGGCCGGGAGCAGGTTCCCGACCTCGATCTCGGCCATGGTCGCGAGGAGTTCGTTACGTCCCCGCGACCTCTGACCCGTGACGATGTTGGCCTGCAAGGCGAGCCAGGCGGCCGTGTAGTCGATCTCGGCCATCTCGACCGACCTCCCTTGGACTAGGCGGGCGACGCGCCGCTGTACCAGCTGGGCGTCAGGACCGTCGTGTTGCCGACGGTCGTCCGCTGCGCCTGGAAGGCGTAGATCGGGGCCTCGCGCTCCCACGTCAGCGGGAAATCGCGTTCGACGATGTCGTCGGTGATCGAGAAGCCGATCGGCATCGCCCACGACGCGATGCAGCCCTCCAGCCGCCAGGCCTCGATGCCGACGGCGTCGGGGTCGTCGTACTCCAGGATGAGCGTGAACGGCTGGAGCGCCAGAGACGCGTCGCCGCGATCGCGCGCGGCGCGGCGATCCTCCAGCGACTGCGACATCTGCGTCCAGGCGTTGTACTCCCACTTGGAGTCGACCTTCTGGAGGCGGATGGTGCCCTCGCGGGTCTCGCGGCCCAGCTTGTAGCCGGTGCGCGTCGAGCCGACGATCGGCATGTCGATGCGGTTGCGTGTGACGGTGCCCGAGACCTCCACGACCTCCGACAGCAGCACGCCGCTTGCGTCGTACGCAGCGCCGTACATGCCGCTGAAGCGGTACAGCCCGGGGTTCGTGTCGTTCGCCATGTGCGTGTGCTCCTAGTAGCGTGACTCGACGGGGCTAGCCGTTGCGGATCGTGAAGAAGACCTGCTCGGCCGAGCGGCCCCAACGGACCCCGACCACGAAGGCCAGGAACTCGTCGTCGTCGCTCGGAGGCGGGTCGGTGTCCACGGTGACGGTGGGGTTCGGCTGGATTGCCCCAGCGTCCACACGCTGGTTCAGGCGCGAGATAATCTCGGCCCGCACAGCGGCGCGCGTCTTGTCGTTGACCGGGACCTTGCCGATGATGTTCGACTCGACCCACTCGGTCAGTTCCATCTGGATCCCCTGCATCGTCCGGATGAACTTCGGGTTGCGGAAGATCAGGTACGGCTTGTTGTCGTCGGTCGTCGTCGTGTACGTCGTGACGCCGCGCTCCAGGCGCACCGGCGCCCGCGCGTCGGAGTCGCGACCGATGACCAGCGTGCCGTTCTGGAAGGCCGACAGCTTCTGCGACTCGGTCGGGCCGGAGATGATCGTCAGGCCCGCCAGGCGCGCATACGTCAGCGAGTCCGACTCGCCGCGCTGCGCGACGATGCCCGCAACCCGACCGGCCAGCTTCGACGTCGTCAGCGTGCCGTAGACCTCGTCGTCGTAGGTGCCGACGCCCAGGTTGATGAAGTTCTCCGAGGAGATCAGCGCCGAGCGCGTGTTCGCCGTCGAGACCGAGTCGGCCGCCTGCCCACCGACGACGGTGATGAACCGCTTGCCCGCATCGTTGAGCGCATCGGCCCACGAGACGAGCGACGTCAAGATGCCGTTGTCGGTCGAGTCGCCGTTGGGGGTGATGTTCTCGAAGGCCAGCACCGAGAAGCGCTCGACCTCCACCGCAGCCATCGCCGCCGTGTAGTCGTTGGCCGCCAGGGTCGAGCCGTCGTTGCCGCCCGTGAACGCCACCGCGGTCTCGTTGTCGGTCGCGTCCGACGCCCACAGAGCGACGTCGGTCGCGGCACCGGCCGCTGCCGTAACGTAGTTGGACTCCGCGTTGATCGCGGCGATGAGGCCGGGGATGTCGGCGTTGAGGTGCGTGTAGCGCTCGACCTCCAGCGTCCCGATGTAGAGGATCAGGTCGTTGTAGTTCGCGTCGCCCGCGGTGTCGGTGACCGACACCTTGAGGTTGTTGCCGTAGGACCCCTCGTAGCGCGCCGTCAGGACGATCGCCGTCTCCGGCGTCTCGTCCACGTTGCTCAGGGTCTTGGTCGCCTTGGCCGCCGCCGAGCCGCCGTGGCGATAGCACAGGACCGTACCCGCGCCGCCACGGCCCTGTGTGCCCTCGCCCCTGAAGGCGCCCTCGACCGAGATGCGACCACCGGTGGCGGACTTGCCGTAGATGGCGTTGAACTCCGCCATCGAGTCCACGTAGACCGGCGTCTCGAACGGACCCCAGTCATGGGTGAAGACCACACAGACCGTCGAGCCGAGCGCGGGGGGAACCGTCTCGGCCTGGATGGCCTCGAAGTTGAAGTAGCCGCCCGGCAGGATCGGCCGGTTCGCCTTGGAGAAGTTCGTCCCCGACATCTAGCGCTCCCTAGTCGACCTTCTGCTCGCTGCGCCCGAAGTTCGCGACGGCCTTCTTCGCATCGTCGAGCGACAGGGGGTCCTTTGCGCCGGTGCCCACGAGGGCGCCAGCAACGACGTGCTTCGGAACGCCGAGGAACGCCTCCGACTCGGCGACCAGGCGCTCGTGCGAGTACAGCCGCGGCGAAGGCACCTTCACGGCCTTCGGCTGCTGCTGTGTCACGTTCTCGGCCATTCCGGTGCTCCTTGTGCCTTGCCAAGCGGACCCGTCGGGTCCTCGCTGTGCGCAAGGGTAAGCCACCTACGGTGGCCCATCACATCGCAGCTAGGAGCCTGTGACCGTGATGTCGACGGAGGTCGCGATCGCCCCATCTAGAGACGGCATCAGGCCGTCGCGGTTCCACTGCACAGTGCACGACGTGACCACCGAGATCACGCGCTCGTCATCGGGGTCTGGCAGGGGATTGATCGACAGCGCGCTCACCCTCAGGAAGTCGGGCCGCGGCCGGTTGCCGGAGTCTGTGACGTCCTGCGCCGGGCCGACGCCGGTGAAGTCGTAGAGCGGGATGCGCATCGGCGCGCCGGAGACCGTCGTGTTCGCCTCCGGCGGCGAGGTGTTCGTGTTCGCGGTGACCCCGACGTCACGGAAGGTGACCGTCGTCGCACCGCGGACGTTGGCGATCAGGTAGCCGTCGCGGTACACGCGGTACCCCGTCGCGCCGCCGATCATCGGCCAGGCCAGGTTCACGGCCGAGTCGGCATCCACCGTGATCTCCGCCGCGGCGCTGGCCGTCGTCTCACCCGAGCGCGCGCGCGTCGTCACGACGTAGCTGTAGGTGCCAGCCGCCAGGCCACCCGCCCCGGCGTCGGTAGCCGACACGGACGCCGGGGGGGTCAGGCGTCCGCCGCCGCGGCGGAAGATCTGCCACAGCTGCTCCTCGACCTCGTAGGCAGCGAAGCGTGCCGCCTTCACCGTGTCGAAGTCGACGCCCTTGATGCAGCGGATGCTCAGGATGAGCGAGTTCTCCACGAGGTGCGCAGACCCGCCGATCGTCGTCGGCGCCGCGCGCACGACCTCGCAGAAGGGGAAGTTGACGTTGCCCGCCTCGGACTCCAGGCGGACCTCCCACTCCGACCCCAGCGAGTCGGCCATGTAGCGGCGCACGGAGCGCAGGACGTCGAGCGCAGACCTAGACATCGAGCGGCACCTTCGCGGCCTCGTGCATCTCGCGCTCGGAGTCGCGCTTCCAATCCGTCAGGCCGCCGCGCGTGAACTCGTGGAAGGCGGCCTCTGTCATCGCCGCGCCGATCGCGAACATGTGCTGGCCGGGCGACCCGGGGTGCAGCACCTCCTTGGCGAACATGCGCGTCCCGGCCGGGACGAGCCTACCCGACTTCAGGCGCACCGGCTTGCGCGTGATCCACGATAGCCACCCCGCCGGGTTGCGCGGCCGGATGCGGTACTTCGCGTGCAGCGGACCCCACAGACCCGTGCCCTCCTCGACGTAGGGCGCGTAGCTGACATTCGTGTCGACGCCCTGCTCGTAGATCATCCCGGCGTGCGGCACCGAGTAGTAGACGCGAAGCTCGCGCAGGTCGATCGAGTCGCGCAGGTGGCCGGGGTCCTCGATGCGCGTGTAGTGGCCGTTGTGGTAGGTCGCGATCTGCTTGAGGTGGTCCTGGACCGGCGTGTTGGCCTTCGTCACACGCAGCCAGTGCTTCGAGCCGTCCTCGGCCATGCGCGCGCACGCACGCTCGGTCGGCTTGCGCACAGCCGAGACCATGTTCGACAGGGACCCACCCTCGTAGGGCACTAGCGCCCACCCCCAGCCAGACGCATCGCTGTCGCCGACGAGCGCATCGCTTCCTCGCGGGTCGGGTGTACCTTGCGACCGTCGCGCACGGCGAGCACCATCTTCGCGTCCGCCTTGCAGTCCGCGCACGCCCGACGGCACGGCGAGCCGTTGCGCGCCGCACAGATGTCGCGCGCCTTGTCCTTGATGTGCTTGGAGGTCATCACGGCCACTTCCTCTCGAACGGCAGGGAGTCGACCCGGGTGATGGACACCGTCCAGCCCAGGATCGTCTTCTTCTTGCGGATCGGCTTCGGGGTGGAGTCCAGCTGGTAGATGTGCGTGCCGTACGAGTTCGACTCGACCTCAACGCGATCCTGTGCCCGCAGCACGCAGCCGCCGTCGTCGTTGGTGAGCGAGGTGCCCTCGGAGTCGCGCTTGCCGAACATGAGCGTGTGTCGGCCAGTCGCTCGCTCGACCTGTGCCCCGTTGCGCCCCTTGCGCTCCTCGTCGGAGGAGATGCGGCAGCGGAACCACGGCAGGCGGATGTCGTCGGCGAAGATCGTCTCGCCCGCCACCTTCGTCGGCGACGGCTCCGCGACCACCGCGCGGGCGCGGTCCTTCAGGGCGACGTTCAGTCCCATCGCTCACCTCACTGCGACAGTGGCCAGGGGTCACCCTCGGGAGTCCCACCGTAGCCGAAGGTGTCCCACGTGCGGGCGCCCCAGTCGACCTCTGTGACGCCGAAGGCGGGTGCGTTCGGGCCACCCTCCAGCTGCACCCAGTCATCCTGGTGGTCGTAGTCCATCAGCGGCCACAGCAGCCCCTTGAGCACGGCCATGCGCGCCTCTTGCGCGTCCTTGCCCGAGCGCCGGGTCTCGCTGTAGTCACCGGCCGAGAACGACGAGATCAGGTCGAAGTCCGACAGCGTCTCCTGCACATCCTCCGAGGAGCGGTAGGCCTCGAACTCGACCAGGCGCAGCACAGCCTTCGCCGCCAGCGGCTCGGTGCCGGATGCGGGCGCGCGGTTGGAGTAGGTGCCGTCGTCGCCCCATCGCTGACCGGTCCAGCGCTGCACGAGCGCGATCGCCTCGTCCACGAGGATCTGTAGCTCGTCGTCGTCGGCGTAGCCGAGGAGGTCCAGGTCGACCTTGGACCGGGCGCGAACGGTGGCTGCGGTCGGTGTGGGCATGGCCGAAGGGTACGCTCGCCCAGTCCTGTGCGCACATGGCTAGAGTGGACGTAGCTCACAGCATGCGCTTGACAAAGCACACGATGTTAGCTATAGTTCTCTCATGAAGATCACAGCGATCCCCGGGACGCACGAGTGGAGGGTCACCGCGCAGTGGTATGGCGCGGAGCGGACCGTCTTCACCGGCGACCCGTTCGAGGCGATCGCCTACACAAAGGAGAACTCGTGAAGAAGGCAGACATCAAGGTCGGGGAGGAGTACGCAGTCCACGTCGGCCCGCGCATGACCCAAGACGGCGGCATCCATCACTACGAGCCGCTGAAGCTGCTGAACGCCGCGCCGCGGATGGTCACCGGCGAGATCGCGCGCGCGAAGGTCGTCGAGGTGCTGGACCGGCCCCTGCCCAACGGGTACTACGACGAGAAGAACCGCGTCATCATCGTCGAGTTCGACAACCTGGAGACCGGCGTCGAGCGACGCACCGTGCCGACCCGTCGCGTCCTCGCCGCTTACGCCGACTACGAGCAGGCGTGTGTCGCTGCCGCCGAGCGTCGCAAGGCTGCCGAGCAGCGCCGCGAGCAGCAGCGAGTCGAGACTGCCGAGAAGCGGGGCCAGCTGAAGGCCCGCCTGGAGGCGGCCGGGCTGGCGGACTTCTTCGAGGTCGGGACGACCAACGAGGGCACGCGCCTGACAGCGCGCTTCACCGGTCCCTCGCGCTGGGACACCGTGGCGAACATCGAGGCCCTGCTGGACAAGTTCGAGGCCGCCGCGGCTGACCAGAGCTTCAGCCTCAGCGACACGCTTGGCGGGCTTCGCGGGGAGGAGGCGTAGGCCATGGCTGAGACAGAGCGCATCAGGGTCGGGCGGGAGTACGCAGTCCACGCGAAGGTCGAGGCCTGATGCCCTACATCATCACGACTACCCGACCCGGGTCCGCCTCGTGGGACGAGTCCACGACCCGTTGGGCCGTCGCCACGCTGGACGAGGCGCAGGAAGCAGCAGCCGTCGTCATTACCACTGGTCGCGACATGGACCCCCGTGCACGCGACGGCGGTTGGGACTTCTCACGGGTTTGGGGTATGCCCGAGCAGGGCGACACGGTCGGCCCGCTGCCCGATGGGACCGTGATCGAGGTTGAGTGGGTGGATTGGTACCACCTGCACGATGCCGTCGCAGCCGCCGGAGACACCAAGGTCTATGCGCCAGGCCAAGGGCTCATCAACGCCTACAACGCGACGCAGGAGCACCACGCATGACCCCCGTCCACGTCCCCCATGGCGGCAGGCTCGCGGAGGACACCACGGTCGACATCGACGGTGACGGCCGGGTGTTCCTGCACGGCGTCCCGATCGGCCGGGTGGCGAAGGGGCACAGCTACTACTCGCCCCCCGTCCACAAGGGCAGCCAGATCGTGAAGTACCACAAGAAGATGTCCGAGTGGCACGGCTACAAGGACGGTCGGCCCGGCCGACCCACATGGCGCTGCGACACGCGCAAGGAAGTCCTCCAGCGGATGATCGTCAGCTACAACGAGAGGAAGGAGCAAGCATGAGCGAATACCCCGAGCACGAGAAGCTGTGCAAGGTCGCGGACCTGTCGCAGAAGATCGGCGAGTTCCTGGACTTCGGCCTCGCGAAGCAGAGCCTAGTGCTGTGCGAGGTCGATGACGAGTCGTACACCGACACGCGCTTCTACCCAACGTCGAAGTCGATCCGGGCGATCCTCGCGGACTACTTCGAGATCGACCAGAAGAAGATCGACGAGGAGAAGGAGCGGATGCTGGAGGCGCTGCGCAGTGCCTAGGTCCCCCTATCCGCCCGGCACCCGAGTGACGGCCCTCTTCGAGCACGACTGCGGGTGTCGGACCCTGAAGCACGGAGAGGTCGCGCGCATCACCGCACGTGGCACCTACGTCAGGTTCGACGACGGCACGGCGCGCAACGTCGCGTGGTGGCGTCTGTCCCGAGAGGAGCAGAAGTGAAGATCGACCTCACGCCACGTGAGCGAGACGTGCTGCGCTCGGTCATCATGCGCGACATACGCGAGAAGGAGCGCAGCATCGCGCGAGCGAAGGGCGCGCCGGGCGATCCGGCGCACGACACCTTCGTCAACCGCCTGAATGGCATGGTCGGCGACCGCCGCTCGATCATGCGCAAGCTAGGACTGGAGGCCTGAAGCCCATGATCCCCCAAGACGCCATCGACGCAGCGATCCGCCAGTCCGACAAGACGATCTACTGCCTGTACCCGCCCCCGAACGGGCCGGACACGTGCACCCACACCGACTGCTACTACGCTCAGATCCTGCGCGTGGCGATCCCGCACCTCATCACCGACGACGTCGTCGCGAAGGTCGCCTCGGGAACGATGGGCCAGCAGCTGGAGATCGTCGACCGGTTCAACCGGCCGCTCCAGCAGCAGTACCGCGACGAGATCTACGCGTTCGTGCGCGCCCATCTGGAAGCTGCGTTCGTGGAGATGGCCGTATGACCCTCATGCAGCGCATCCTGGAGCAGGCCGAACGCCTCCGGCTCGGCGAGATCACCGAGCGCGACTACTACGTGTGGTGGTGCAACGGCCGATGAGCACCGGGGGATCTGCCTGCGCACGCATCGCGCCGACCTCCCCTACAGTGGGCCATGGTGGCGCGCCTTCGGCGTCCAGTGGCGCCCCCTGAACGACAACGAGCCGCGCTAGGCGGCCCGTCGCGGGGGGATGGCGGCGGCTGCCGCTCGCTCCAGCCCTACTTGCTCGTGGTGCGCCGACGGCCCTGTGCCGTCTTGCGCTGTGCCGACTTCGAGCGGACCTCTTCGAGCTTGTTCTCGGCCTCGCGCTGTGCGCGTGCCAGGTCCGCGCCGTCCTCCAGGCGCTCACGCTCGGCGGCCAGCTTCTCGGCCTCCGCCGGATCCTCCTCGCGGGCCTCGCCGGTCGTGAACTCCGACAGCATGCGCACCACCTTGAAGTGGCGGCCCTTGTCGGACTCCGTGACGACGACGACGTACTTCCCGCGGACCGCCAGCGCCAGCGCCGGGCCGTCGATCAGGTCGGCCGCCTGCTCCAGACCGTCGGCCGCCAGCAGCGCCTCGGTCTTCTCCTTGTCGGGCTGGATCTTGTTGGCGGCGCGAAGCTCGGCCGACATCGCCGCCTTCTGGGAGGCGATGATCTCCTCCGCGTTGCCGCCCCACTGACCGTACTCGCCGCGCAAGTCGACGAGGGCGGCGTGGGAGTCGTTGCCTCGGGGAATGGCTCTCACCTCACGTAGATGGTTGTGCAAGACATCGACGCACAGCCTATACCCGGCTCACGACGTGCGCACACCACAGAACGACGAAGGGCCGCACAGGGCGGCCCTTCGGGGATCCTCGCCAGAGGAAGATGTACTACGCCGGGGTGCCGCGGTAGATGCCGCGGGGGTCGACCGGGGCGACGCCGAAGTCCAGGCGGACCTTGAAGTCGACCGAGTCGAAGTCGAACGAGTAGGGATCCTCGCCCGCGCCGAGCGCGTTGCGCACCTCGGGGTTCTTCAGGCCGATGAACGGACGCTCCTCGCCGTTCAGGAAGCCGACGGCGAAGCCGGGCACCTCCGCCGGGTCGGCGAACAGGTACCAGTTGTTGTCGTCGCTCCAGTACGGGTCGCGGACCACGCCGTCCAGGGGCAGCATCCCGGCGACCGGGTTGACCGTGCCCTTGTCGAACGTGTTCGTGTCCGTGTCGTTGACGACGGTGCCCGCCGTCTGCGACGTCAGGATGCGGCGCGCGACCAACTCCATCAGAGCGGTCTTGACCGACAGGAGCTTCGGCGTGACCACGATGTGGTTGCCGTCGTCGTCGAGCAGGCCCTCCATGAAGGAGATCGCCTCCGCGAGCGACTGCTCCGACAGGGCGTCGGTCGTCGTGTTGCCGCGGCCCGAGTCGAACATCGGGTCACCGTCGGGAGCCGTCGGGTTGGACTCGATGTGCGAGACGACCGCCTCGGCGACGAAGCGGCCTGCCGCCCAGCCCATCTGCGACGGGTTGGAGTTCAGCAGTTCGCCGGAGTCGTCGTTGATGATCGCCTGGCGCGTGATCGAGTAGACCCCGCCGTAGGTGTCGATCACCAGGTTGGCGGCCGGACGCTCGGTGCGGCGCATCTCGCCGTACTCGCCGTGGTCACCGACGTACCCGATCCCGTAGAGACCGTTCAGGCCCTTCAGACGACGCGCGCGGAAGTCGGGCGCGTTCTCGACGCGCACGTACCGGCGGTACATCGGGGAGACCCGGCTGTAGCCGTGCCACAGCGCGGTGCGAACAGGGCCGAAGAGGAAGGACGGGAAGTCCGCCTTCGTCGTCGCCTCCTGGAGATCGAGCACCTTGTCGCGGTACTCGATGTATGCCTCGATGATCTTGTTGGGACCACCGAACTGACCGTAGGGGTTCATTGGCCTTGTGCCTTTCGAGTTCCGTGGCCTACTACGGGGTGGACAGCTTGATGCGGATGTGCGTGGACGGGCACCCGCGGTCACCCGGCTCGTCCGTCACCTTGCCCACGAGCGTGTTGCCCGACGACGACGTCGAGAGCGCGTTCGCGGAGGTGATGTAGATCGCCGTGCCGCGCGTCGCCGCCGAGATGTCGAACGTCGGCGCGCTCGTGCGGGTGTGTGGGACCATGACGACCCCCTCGACGACCAGGTTGTACTCCTCGTCGTCCTTGATGACCGGCGGGTCGACCAGGCCCTCGGTGGGGTCGGCCGCAGCCGTCTTGATCGCCTGGCCGACGAAGTTGTCCTCCTTGACGATCAGCTTGTGCTCGATGGCCGCGGACTGCGCCGTGTTCTTGACGCGGATGACCTGGCCAGGGCGGATGATGCTCATTTGCCTATGCCTCTTCTCGTGGTGCTGCCGCGCCTACGCGGACAGGTCGTAGACCTTCGACGGGTCCTCGAACCCGGCCTCGGTGAACAGGGACTCCAGGAGGCTGCCCTTGGCGACCGCGCCGCCCTTGGCGCCCTCCTCGCCCTCCTGGACCGACGGACCCTGGCCGCGCACGCGGGCGGGGTTCGCCGCGGCGACCAGTTCGATCGCCTTCTTGACCTCGGCCTCGACCGCCTCGGTCAGCTTGTCCTCGGCCTTCTTGGTCACCTCGCCGTTGTCGTCGATGTCGTCGACCACGTTCAGGGCCGGGGTCGGCTCGCCCTCGACGATGTCGAAGTGCTCCTTGATCTCCTGGACGAAGCGCTCCGGCAGCGGCTTGCCCGACGGCAGCTTGGCCGCCTCGGCGAGCTTGTGCGCGGTGCTGCGCATCTCGGTGATCTGGACGCGGCGGTCCGCGTCGGCGCGAGCCGTCGCGCGGATGAGCGCGCGCTCGGTCTCCAGGGCGGCCTCCAGCAGCTGCGGCAGCTGCTCCTGCCACTCCTGCCCGGCCTCCTCCAGCGCCTTCTCGACGGCGGTCTCGACGGCGGCCTCGACCAGGGTGTTGACGTTGAGCGCGGACAGGAGCGTGTTGCGCAGACCCTCGTCGGCCAGCGCCTCCGTCAGCATCTCGGGGGTGATCTCCACGGGGTCCTCCTCGGACTCTCGGACGACACGCTCGGCCGCGTTCGGCCGCTCGCGCTTCATGTAGTCGACGAACTCCTCGTCCGTCATCGACGCGAGCAGGGCGATGCGACCCTCCTCGTCGTGCTCCATCGCCGCCTCCAGGAGGGAGACGACCTTGCCACCGGCACCGGCTTCTGTGACCCAGTCGACCGAGCCACGGTCCTCGATGCCCTCGACGATCCAGCAGCGCGCACCGGCGTGCTGGCCGGGACGAACGCCCGTCGCGGTCGCGGAGATGGAAGCCTCCACGATCTCGGGGTCGTTCTCGATCAGGTCCCGGATGAAGGGGGTTGGCTTGGCGCGGGCGACGACTGCGCCCTGACCGAAGCGGTCGTCGCCGGGGACGCTGGGGTCCCACCACGACTCGACGATGCGCCCTCCCAGGTCCCGCACGTCACGCGGCAGTCCACCCGCGGCGCGCTTGGCCTCGGGTGAGAGGTGGTTGACGTACATCTTCCACCCCGTGAACTTGTGCGCGTTCTCCGAGAGCATCTTGGCCTCGTAGAGGTGCTTGCCGCGACCGCGCCCGAGACCGGGGCGGATCACATGCATCAGGACTGTGCCGTCGGGCTGGATCGCCGACGCACCCTCCTCCACGACAAGCGTGGACTCGTGCAGTTCCAGGTTGTGCTCCATCTCGACCGGAAGGGTAAGCGCACATCGAGCGCCCACCACATCGAATCGAGCGCACAGGGCTGGACGGCCCTGGATGAAGGGGGTGGACGCGGCCGAAACTGGCCGCGTCCGAGGCACGCGCGTCGTGCGCTACATAGGCGATCGGCGGGACTCGAACCCGCTGGTGCTGCGCCCACAACGCAGAGCCTCGGCCACTTCGGCATCGACCGCAGCACCCGAGCTAGGAGTCGGACCCAGCCAACCGGCTTTGGAGACCAGTCGCGCCCCGGGCGCACTCGGGCATGGGAACTGCTGAGAGGCGCCAACGAGGGGATTCGAACCCCCGACCTTCTCCCTGACAAGGAGCCGCGCTACCACTGCGCCACGTCGGCGTGGAGGCGCTAGCGCAGGCGTCAAGCTCGCGCTAGCGCGGCAGATGCCATCGCCTGATGGCGACGGCGGTGCGATCTCGTAGCGCGCGCAGAAGCATGACGACCAGGATCCTACCGGTTCTTGCACTTTCGCGCAAGACGGCGACGGTCCACCTCAGCGAATCCACGTTTCATCACCTCCGCGCACAAGAACTGTGGCCAGTACGTGATCCGGTCGATGTGGTCGATGATCTTGCGCACGAAGTTCCACTCCTCACGCGACGCGAGTCATCTGCCGAGTCACGCTTTGGCGGGCAAAGCGGGCTACTCGGGCATGTCGAACGACAGCACCCGCTGGCCGTCCGGCCCCCACCAACGGCCGAGGCCGTGGTTGCGGAACCGGACCTCGATGCGGTCGGGATGGAACGTCACCCACGGCGTCCACACCGGGTTCGACGGACTCACCGCCGGGTTGGTCCGGTGCGTCGCCCCGGCGTTGAGCGTGACGATCTCCCGCGTGCCGATGTCGAGCGTGCCGACGATGTTGATGTCGTCGATGCTGCTATGCGTGTGCCCAGATACCCACATTTTCGCGGACGGGTGGTCGTCGAGGATGGTGAGGAACGACTGGCTGTCGGTGTCCGCGTCGGCGGCTTGTGCGAAGCGGCCGGTGCTGCGCGAGTCGGTGTAGGTGCTGTTGTCGATCACCGGCCCGGCGACACGGTTGATCACGCTGCCGTACAGCGGCGCATGCGCCATCACCACGGCGATCTGCCCCGCACCGTCCGCGACGGACAGCTCGTCGTCGAGGAACGTCAAGGTGCCCGACTCGTAGACCATCTTGCTGACGGTGTCGTCGGGCCAGTGATCGATCCCGAGGATGATCACCTTCACGTTGCCGTAGGTGCGCGTGTAGTTGACGCTGTCCTCGTCGAACCCGTACGCGACCAGCGCCTCAAGGCCGGTGCGGTCCTGCGCCCCGGTCCCGGCGGTCGTGTCGTGGTTGCCGACCGACAGGCCGTCGATGCCGGTGTTGCCGTTCAGATCCTCCGGCAACTGGTCGATGAACGGCACCGCCGTCGCGTCGTAACGGCCGTCGCCGATGTCGACGAGGTCCCCCACATGCAACCGGGCGTGCGGGACCGGGCACGCACCCGAGGCGAGGTCATCCAGGAGCGCCTGCGCGCGCGTGTACGTGCGGTTGAAGTTGTCCGACGCGGCGAGGTGGGTGTCGCCGATGAACTGGATCGTCACCGCTGACCGGGCCGGGATCTGCGGCTTCTCGTTCTGCGGCACGATGCCGACCGTGACCAGCGGGTTGACGAGATCAGCGGGGGACCCGACCTTCGTGAAGCGCACCCCCAGGATCGACCCCTCCCGCAGATCGCGGTAGTCCTCGTCGAAGTCCAGCGCCTCGAACGTCCAACGCTGGTTGGCGGTCATCGCCTCCCCAAACTGGCCGTTGACGCCGCTCGTCCCAGCCGGTGGCCCCGACGACTTCGTGATGATCGGAGTCGGCTGCTTCACCCGGGGGCTGCTCGCACGGAACTCAAGCACGCGCAGCCCGGCGCCGTCGCTGTTGGTGACCGCGCGCAGCCCCGTGTAGCCCGTCACCCCGGACCCGAACGCGGTGATGTCGTCGCCCGTCAGAGTGTACGTGACGGTGTTCTCCGCGCTGTTGGTGTCCGGATCGCCGGTGAAGTACTTCGCGGTCAGGTCGTTGCCCGCGATCGCGAGCTGCACCCACACGTCGTGGCTGCCGTTGGCGAGCTGGTTGGTGAGGTTCGCCGTCGCGAGCTGCGTATCGCTGCCCGCCACGCGCTTGTAGATCCGCAGCGTCTGCGTCGACCCCGACGAGAGGCTGAGCCGCGCGTACAGGCCGTTGTCGGCGTCGACGCCCTTGATCACCACGCCGAACGAGAGGTTGTTGGTGCCGACCGGGGCGGTGAACTTCGCGGTCGCCTTCCCGTCGCCCTGCTTGAAGTCGCGGCGGTACTCAGTCCGGGTGTTCGCGCTCGTCGACCCCGGCGCCAGCGACCCGCCCTCCGGGGAACCGATGAACAGGTTGTTGGCAGCGTCAGACGGCGGCCACCACCGCCACGGCAGCGGATACTCCGCAGCCTCGATATCGGTGAACGTGTCGACCAGGCGCGCCTCGTCATAGCGCGTGACGGCCGACCACTGCACCAGCGACACGTCCCAGTAGTCGGTCGCGCTGGACGCCACGTCGGAGTCGACGGCCAGCATCACGGACGCGACCCGGCACGGCGCCGTCACCATCCCGATTTTGCGCAGCGAAGACGCGCTGATCGTCTCGGCCAACAGCCGCGACACCGGCGGCAGATCCTCGCCGACACCGACCGCGGCGCCGCTGGCCAGCTCGCCCGGCGATGTCAGGCGAACGTCGCGCTTCGCGCGCTGCCGCGCCCGGTTGAGCAACAGCAGGTCGCTCACGACGCCGGACCCTGCGTCAACAGGTTGCCGTCCGCATCGTAGGTCGCCTCGTAGGCGACGCCGTTCTGCGTCCAGGCGGTGAGGTTCCCGCTGGCGTCGTAGGTGGTGGCGCTGATGGTGTCGGGCACGCCTTTGACGGAAAGCGGGACGCCGCTTTCCGTTGCCACCACGAGCGGGTCATCCGTCGTCCCCGCTGCGCCGTGCTTGAAGATCGAGTCGGCCATGACTCACCCCCTCAGGATGTCGATGATGTCGCCCGAGTCATCCGCCTTGAACCAGATGAAGTCGGTGCCCGTCGGCTCGACCGTGCCGACGTACACACGCACAGCGCGCGATGTCGGTGTCGGAGACGGCGTGGTAGGCGGAGTGATCGAGACGCCCAGGAAGGTCTCGATCAACACCTGTGCGGCGGCCAATGTGAGGCGCGTGTCATTGTCCTGCGCGTACAGGGCGCCCGCGGCGACGTACGGCTCGACTCCGAAGAACGCCACCGCCCCGCTAATCAGCTGCTGCTTCGAATAGGTCGCGTCGGCCATGGGCGAAAGGGTACGGCGCCCCCCCGCCAGACCTACAGAAGATTGCCCGTGATCTCGATCACGTCGTACGGGCGACCGCTGTCACCGCGCGGGAAGAAGACCTCGCGCTCGTCGGGTGAGGCGGGCGCGAACAGGACGCGGTACTGCGCGTAGTAGACGCCCACCGGGATCGAAGACGCGACGAACGAGATGCGCCCGGTGGTGTCCCCATTACCGGCGTCCTCGACCTCGCAGGAGATCGACGTCTGTGCCTCCCCCGTGGCCGCGTTGCGCAGCAAGAGCGTGACCTGTGTGCCGACCGGCAGACTCACGGGACCGGTCGCGTCTGTCAGGGTGATCGCGACGGGATCCTCGTCGGCCTCAACTGTGCAGTAGTCAGCGCGCAGGGACATGCGCACATGATCGTGCACGCGCCGGTGCTAGTCGTACTCGACCTGATGCGTGTTGTCGGCGTACTCGACCTGATGCGAGTTGTCGGCGTAGCTCGTCTCGTGCCTGTTGTCTGGCCACACGACGCGCAGCACGCCAGCGACGTCGGGGATGACGCCCCCGAACACCTCCGCCATGCGCGCGTGCGCGCCGATCCCGCCCGAGCGTACGAACCAGTAGATGTTCGTGACCTCGTGTGCGCCACCCAGCGACACGCTCGTGGATAGGCCGCTCTCGTCGCCGCCGGTGTGGCCCGACAGCGACCCGGTGGCGATGACGCCCGCCGCCTTGACGACCTGCACGGTGTGCGAGGCGCCCAGTGTGACGTTGCCGACCGGTCCGCCGCCGAGCGATCGCACGAGGGTGTTCGCCCCGGCCAGCTGCGCGCCCGCGTGCACGCCGCCGTCCTTGTCGACCGTGAGGTGACGAGGCGACATGCCGATCGACCCCTGCGCGCTCGTGCCGCCCGAGCGAACGACCTCGATCATGCGCGTCGCCGACATCGCCCCGGCGCCCGCCGGGCCGCCCGTCTTGTCGAGCGCTCGCCCACTCGTGCCGCCCAGCGCCGCGGCGCCAGCGGGGCCGCCCGCCTTGTCGACGAGCACCCTTGTCGTGGCGCCCATAGCGCCCGCCGCACTCGCGCCACCCGTGACATCTGCCTCGACGGTGCGTGCGGCGCCCAGGGACGCCTCGCCCGACGGGCCGCCGCGCTGCGACAGGGGAGTGTCGGAGTCGCCGCCCAGCGACCCCTCGCCCGACGGGCCGACCTCGTCGGCGAACTCGACCGTACGCGTACCGCTAGTAGCGCCGTCGCCTAGGACGCCGCCAGCGCGCGCGACTTCGAAGACGCTGTCGGCGCCCAACTGGGGGAACGAGGCCATGCCGCCATCCAGGTCGACCTCGACCGCGCGAGCGCCCCCGGTCGCCGCGGCGCCCTCCACGCCGCCGCCCTTGATGACATCGTGCGTCGCCGTACCGCCCAGCGCGCCGGTGCCCTCGACGCCGCCCTCCGCGTCGATGACCTGCGACCCGACGAGCGAGCCACCGATGACGCCCTCGCCCTCGACGCCGCCGTCCAGGTCCACCTCGACGATGTGCGTGCCAGCCATCGCCGCGGCGGCGTGCAGGCCGCCGGTCTTGCCGTTGGCCAGGGATGTGCTCGACGCGCCACCGAGCGCCCCAGTGGCCTCTACGCCACCCTCCAGGAGGACATCGAGAGCGCGGTCGGCCCCCAGCGACCCAGCACCCTCAGCGCCACCGGAGACGTCGAAGGCCTGCGCCACCTGCGAAGTCGCCCCGATGGCGCCCTCGCCCACCACGCCGGTGTCCCGCTCCACCTCGACGGTGCGTGTGCCCGCAACCGCACTGGTGCCCGCGGGGCCGCCCGACGCGGCCACCTCGATCGCGTGCGTGCCGCCCATCGAGCCAGCGCCCGCGACGCCCCCGCTCCTAGCCAGCTGCGCAGCATTCGCGCCGCCGACGGACCCACCGCCGCTGACGCCACCCGAGCGCACGACGACGATCGCCTCCGCACCCCCGGATGCGCCGGTACCAGTGATGCCGCCGCCGGTGTCGACCTCCACCTCTGTCGCTGCGGCCATCGACGCGCTGCCCGACGGGCCGCCCGTCTTGTCGACCGTCAGGCCGAAGTCGACCTGATGCGTGCCGCCCATCGACCCGGCGCCAGAGACGCCGACGTCGTCGAAGACGTACCAGTTCGGCGGGAGGACGACCTCCAGGATGCTCGCCCAGTCGATGTTCGCGTTGTTGGGGTCGAAGATCTTGACGCCGCCGGAGTCGGAGATGTCCTGCCCGGTGGCGTGCGCGTTGGCGTAGTCCAGGTACGGGTCGTCCAAGCCCATCGACGTGTACATCTGCGAGGACTCGAACTGGAAGACGCCGAAGCCCGAGCCGCCGGTGTCGCCGAAGTACGCCCCGTAGACGCGCAGGGCGTGCAGGATCGCCTTCTCCCAGGCCGGAATGCTCAGCGCGTTGACCTGCGACTCGGTGAGGTTGATGCGCACCCAGCAACCCATCGGCGGCCACGTGTGCCCGCTGGACCCCGACAGCGCGCTCTGCTCCGCGTCACCCGAGTCGGCCGGGTACACGTGCGAACCGTCGCCCGACCCCGCGACCGTGCCGAAGCCGAAGCTCGTGTCGGTGTCGTTGGCGCCGACGATCGAGGTGATGAACAGGGCGTGGTTGATCTCGCCCGCCTCTAGCTCAGCTGCGCGCACCTGCCCGGCCAGGCACGGGAAGCCCGCCGCGGTGCCGCCGCCGTCCGTGCCGTTGCCGTCCACCTCAAACAGGCGCCCGATGCTGTAGGAGATCGTGTGCGTCGTGTGGTTGACGACCGCCTGCCACAGGTCCACGCCCGAGCCGTCCGGCGCGATGACCGTGAGGTGGCCGTCCACGCCATCGCCCGGCATCGCGCCCTGAGGCATGCGGATGCTCAGGCCGTCGGCCTCATCGGTGCCCGACGAGCGATCGGTCGTGTAGAGCGGATCAGACAGGGCGGCCCAGTAGATCGGGTGGAAGACGTCATGGCCCGCCCAGTTCACCGTGATGCGGCTCACGTCGAACGTGTCGGTGCCCTCAGCGATGTCGGCCGCAGCCAGGAAGGCGGAGACGTACGTGTCGCTGTTGGGGTGCTTCTTGCGCCGCTGGACATCACCGATGTTCCATGGCGAATCGTCGGAGAACGGGCGCCACGTCTCGTCGGGTAGGATCCCAGCCGCCGAACTGAACCCGTTGTAGCCGACCGCGCCCGACGTCGCCGTGCCACCCAGCGACGCCACGCCCCCAACGCCACCCGTCTTGTCGACCGGCCCCGGCACGCTCGACGTGCCACCGACCGACCCAGCGCCCGAGACACCGCCGTCCTTGTCGACCGTGACCGCGCCCACACCCGCGAAGTAGTGCGCCTGGATCGTCGAAGCGTCCAGCACCTCGTCATAGACCGCAAGGTGTCCGATGACGAACTCCTCATGCGCCGACGTGGCGCCGATGCGGAAGCTCGTCGCCGTGTACGCCACCGGGAAGAACCCCGTATCCGAGTCCACGAGGACGCCGTCGACATACAGCGCGCGAGTGCTCGTGTCAACGTTGCCGGTGTAGACGACATGATGGTTGACACCCGTCTCCAGTGCAGACGAGTCGATGAGCAAGGAGTCCTCGCCGCGCACATGCCCGGTGGAGTCCATCGCGACGTAGAACGAGATGACGTCGTCGGGGTCCTCAAGGGTGCCGAACACGCTGACGAAGATCGTGGTGGACCCGAAGCTCTCGACACGCACCCAGAACTCGATCGTCGCGTGCGTCGGGTAGCTGAACGCCGAGCCGGGCGCGCGCAGATACGCGCCCGACGGGACCGTGACGGCACTCGCGCCACCCTCAATGACGGGGTCTGCGCCAGCGGCCGGTGACCCGGCCAAGACCGCCATCGAGGCGATCCCGCCCGCCGCCGTCTCCTCGACCATCGGGAACGCCGAATCCTCCAACGGCCAGTAGGCGACCAGGCCCGACTCCGCCAGGACCGTCGTCTCGTACGTGCCCGTCGGTGCCAGCTGCGCGAAGTCGACCATGCGCGTCGGCGTGTCCCACGGACCCAGCCATGAGTACCACAACGACGTGGCCGCATACGTCGTGTCCGTGGCGCTAGAGATCAGCGCCCACGTCGCGTCGCGCAGCTGCCAAAACTCCACCCGGCCGTTCGACGGGTCGTAGGTGACCCAATACTGGTCGCCGTCCTCCGGCGTGACTGCCGTGTCATCCAGCTGCGTGAAGTCGTCGGAGGCGTCGAAGCGGTACAGGCCGTCATACCCACCGACGTAGCCGACCAGGTCCGAGCGCGTATTCGTTACGCCAACGTAGAAATCGCCCGCAACGCTCAGCGTGACGCCCATCGCTACCTTCGACGCGCCGCTCATCGGGACGGCGTAGACCGCCTCGCCGGACGTGCTCGTCGAAGCCAGCGCGTTGCTCACGAGGCGCGTGGCACCCAAGCCCGATGGGTTGCTCTGCCAATCGCCGGAGATCGGACTCTGGTCGGCGCGAGCGAAGTTGTCGACGACGACGCCCGTCGGCGGTGTGGGTGGCGCCTCCGGCGTGACCGACTCGATGTTCGACGGGTCGCTCTCCAGCGTGCCGTCGTTGGCTGTGACGTAGTAGTCGTACTCGACCCCGTTGGTCAGGCCGGTGTCGACCCACTCCGTGTCGGTCGTCTCGTGAACGTCGACATCGTCGCGGTACACCGTGTAGCCAACGGCGCCGTCCACCGCGGTCCACTCCAGCGACACCTGCCCATCGCCCGGCGTGGCCGTCAGGACCGGCGCGTCCGGCGCTGAGGGCGCCGAGATCAGGCCCACCCACGTGTTGTCCGGCGCGGACCCGGCGCTGGAGTTGATCGCCAGGTCGTCCCAGTAGAACGTCGTGTTGGGGTTGACCGCCGACGTACTGCCGAAGTAGATCCGGTAGGTCGACGTGGACGTCCCCATGTTCATCGTCGAGTTGCTGATCTCGGCGACGCCGTCGACCCGCACCTCCCACTGGCCGTTGCTCGTCGTCGTACCCACGCGGGTGCGAACCTCGATGCAGTACCACGTGCCCGCCGACAGGACTGTGGTGCCCGTGACCTTGTCCGTCGTGTTGCTGCGGATCGTCAGCGTGCCGTTCGTGTTCAGGCGCAGGTAGTTGGACTGCGAGCCGCCGAACGTCGCGAAGATGAACGTCGCCGCCGCGGGCGTCGCGGCGTAGCGGAAGTAGAACCGCGAGAACGTGTCCGTCGGATTGGCCCCGCCGATGCTGGACGACGACGTCTGGAGGTAGCGCGCAGCTGACGCCGACCACGGGATCTGCATGGCGTTGGCGCCATGCGCGAAGACCGACGTGCTGATGACCGGGGCTGTGCCGCCAGTCGCCCAGCCGGTAGGTGCGACAGAGCCGGTCTCGAAGTCGTTGTCGAGGAGCCGGGTCACGGGCGAAGGCTACCGGCAAACGCACAGCGCCCCGGACGATTCAATCAAGCCCGGGGCGCCGCGGAGCGGGGGGAGCCGCTAAGCGTCGATGTGGATGTACGGCGTGACGCGGATCGTGAAGCCCGCGCCGGAGACATCGACCGCGGTCGTGTCGGAGAAGTTCGAGAAGCCGATCGAGACACCGGCCGTCGAAGCGGTCGCGATGAAGAACCCGTTGACCGGGTCGTCGTACGCGGCGCCCGACTCCGGGAAGTCGGCGCTCGCAGAACGCGTGACGCGCACGCCCGAGCCGGACTCCGTCGCCGAACCCCACCCGGCCGCGGCCATCGCGACGCGCGCGTAGTCCGAGCCAGTGCCGGACGCCTCGGTGACGCCGGTTGGCGTTGCCAGGACGACCGTGTTCCATGTCGGGACGGTCGACGCCGTCTGCGACGAGAACAGGCCCAGGTACAGGGAGGAGTCGTTCGTGCCGTTCTTCGGCCAGATGCCGAAGATGTGGGTCAGACCCTCCTTCGAGAATGTCTCAGCCATGGATGTGCTCCCCCAGGATCACCGGGATGTGGGTTTGGTACGCAGCGAGCTTGCGATCGCAGTGCGCGTGGACGTCGCCACCCGAAGCCCTGCGGACGATCACGCCGGTCAGCGGATCGAGGCACACGGGGCAGCGCCGAGACGTGTGCACGAGCGTCTGCTTGCCCTCGTGCTCGAAGAAGACGTCCACGTGGCCGTCCAGGTGAATCGGCAGGTTCGGTGAGTCCATCGCCCGGAAGGGTAAGCCCGGAGCGTGCGCCCACCACACACAGAAGCGGGCCGCTCCCCTAGCCCTGTCCCATGGCCGATATGAGGGGGAGCGACCCGCTGTTCGCCGGTGCGCGGCGAAGCTCTAGGTGCGCTCACTCATCGTCGATCACCAGGACCGTTGCGAGATCGCCGCCACTCTCGTTGACGTCGAAGTCGACAATCATCGAGTGACGCAGCTGGCCATCGATGGTGTTGCCGAACATCGAGAGCAGCTTCGCGGTCTCCTCGTCGTGAACCTTGCTCAACTCCTCCGAGACATCGAGCGCTTCGACACCGAGCGCAGCAGCCGCGTCGGGGTTCTCGTACGTCAGGACACTGACCTTCGCTTGCAGCGCCGCCTCCTCGCGCGACAGGATGTCGTGCGCGATCAGGTACTCGCCCACAAGGCAGCCACAACCACGCACCGGGTCGACCCAAGTGAAGAACGGGAAGCGCTCCACCCGCTTCGCCGTCTCCACCATCAGGTCGCGAATCGGCTCGTACTCCGGTCGGCGGTCGATCGTCTTATTGACCACGCCGACGAACCATTCGCGAGGCACGTGCACCGCGCGCACCTCCTCCTGCTTCAGGTAGCCCAGTACCTCGCGCTGGACTGTCACCTCTGCCATCTTGACCTACCTCTCTGGTCGTGTGTACTCGCTCAAGGTCTCGTGGATGTTCTGGCCCTGCGCGAACTCGACGTAGTCGCCGTTCTCGCGGTTGAAGTCGGCCCGCCGCACCACCACCCAGTCCGCGCCGACCGCTTCCACGCGCTTGTCGTGGTAGGAGTCGCGGCCGAAGTAGCCACCACAGAAGCCGTAGAGCGTCTGGCCCACCTGTAGCTGCGGGGGGAAGGGCGGCAGGACGGGGGTCGGCGCGTGGTCGTCGGCGCGCAGGCGCGACCGGCGGACCCAGCCGCACGCCCAGCACGGCCACTCGGTGACCGTCGCCTCGCAGTTCGGGCACTCGACGCCCCGCTCAGCCACGAAAGACCCTCACAGCCTCTCCTTGATCTCGGCCAGCGCACGCGCGCCCTCGTGCTCGACCATCTGCGAGTACGTCAGCGTGTCGCCGACCTTCAGCGCGTTGTCGAAGATCATCTCGCGGTCGTCCGTCGTGAAGCTCACGCTCATGTCCTTGCAGACCGTACGCCCAGTAGCCCGACCGACGACGCGCAGCACGCGATCGCCAGCAAGGAACAGGGTGCCGGGCGGCAGGTCACCGAGTCGGTTCATCGTGCTCCCCCAGCGCCACGATCAGGCGCTCGGTGTAGACCCCCCCCACAGGTCGCGCGGCTCCCCGGGTCAAGATACTCTCGGCCTCTATAGCAGCGGCCAGGTCGATCCACGAGCGCCAGTGTGGGTCGCGGCCATCGAGCACGAGCGCGAGACTGTGGAAGGCGTCCCGCTGCCCGGCCTCGTAGCCGTCGGCGTAGATCGCCGCGGCGTCGGGCGGACGGTTCGGCTCCGCCTCGCGGGCCTTCACGTAGCGCAGCAGCTCCTCGATCGTCACGACTGCGCATCCTTTCGGCTCTTGGCGTCGGCGAGGCGGTGACGGATCCACTCGTGCAGCCACGCCGCACCCTTCTCCGTCATGCGGTACGTGCCGTCGTCCAGCTTCTCGACCGAGCCGTCCTCGATCATGAATGCCACGAGGCTGTCCTCCAGGTCGACCTCGATGATCGACTCCTCTGGTCGCGCGACGCTCATCGCTTGGCGGCCCTCCTCGTGCGCTTCCTTCATCACCACGCCCTCCCGGTACGCGCGTCATGCAGGCGCCGCCGATCGGAGGGAGAGACCCACCGGCCCGTCTCGCGCTCGAAGTCGTCCACGACCCGGTCGATCTCGCGCTCGGTCATGTGGCGCGCCTTGCTGCGCGCGAAGCTCGTCACGAAGCCGCCGGTCTCCTCCAACTCGCGCCGAAGATCCTGCTCGTCCATGAAGCTCATCTAGGCCTCCTGATGGAAGTCGGTCTCGGTGGCCAGGGCTTCGCTCATCGCCTCGACAAGCTCGACCGAACGCAGCGCCTCCACCCACAGGCGACGATGCTCTGCCTGCTCCTCTGGTGTCCATCGCTTCATGTGCCCCACTCCCTCTCGATCGTGTCCGCGATCTCCTCGAAGCCGTGGAGGCGGAGGTCGTTGTCGTCGGTCAGCGAGCGCGCGTTCTTCTGGTAGTGGCCCGCCGGGCTGATACCGAGCCAGGCGGCCACGGACACAGGCAGCGAACCACCCTGGCCCCCGTACGACTCGTAGCGCTTGCTGGTGTTGTTGTGCGGCGGCTCCACCCGACGTCGCAGGTCCAGACCGTTCTCGGCCGCCACCTTGCACGCCACCCCGAGACAGCAGTAGCTGTCGCCGGTGCTGCTCACGGGATCGTCGACCCAGTGCAGCGCACCCCTGCCCTGCGTGAATCGGCCGGAGCGCAGGGCTTCGACCCACAGCCGCCGGTGCTCGCGCTGCTCCTCAGGAGTCCAGGTCATCCGACCCGGTCCTCCAGCATCGCGAGGCGCTGCACGTGTAGACGCGCCGTGAACACCCCGGAGGCGACGAACCACGGCGCCCACGCCAGCAGGCGCTGCACGGCGCGCGCCTCCTCGTGCGACATCCCCAGGTCGCGCAGCGCCCGGCGCACGACGCGCAACGCCACAAGCGACGTCGCCAGGGACGTTGCCGTCACCGCGACGCGCTGTGTCAACTCGTCGCGCTGCTCCTCCGGCAGGGACGCCCACGCGATCAGCGCCTTCTGCGCCTCCGCCTTGAAGTCGAACCCGCTCATGCCGTCGTCTCCCCGGTCGCGCGCAGCGAGCGCAGCCACCTGGCCACACCACCCCGCTTGTCGCCGTGCCCCTCGTGATCGAGCGACCGGTCGGAGATGCGCTCCTCCGGCCCGCGCTCGTGGAGCGTCCCGCCCTCGTACGGCGCGGGCGGGATCCGGCGCGCGATCTCGCGCAGCGCCTCCATCAACTCGCCCCCGGCCGTCGGGTCGGAGACGGCCTCCAGTAGTTCGGCCTCGTCGATCAGGCCCGGGTCGCGACCCTGCACCGCCGCGGCGATGTGCCCGACGGCGCACGTGTTCCAGTTCTGGAACTGGTACGGGTACGCCTGATCCTCGATCGTGTCGGCGGCGCGCGTCAGCACCGCGTCGACCTCGCGCGCGGTCATGCGACCACCTCCGGCACGCGCACGCGCAGGGAGCGCAGCCACGCGGCGGCGTCCTCGCGGCTCGTGCCGATGGAGCGATCGCTCACCGCCAGATGCGGCTCGCCGTAGATCGGCGTCCCGAGACCGGCCCGGGAGTTGATCTCGCGGTACACGGCCCGACCCTCAGACCCGTTGTTCCAGTAGATGCACTGGACCTCGGTCATCTCGGTCGGCGACGACTCGCACGCCGCGGCCGTGATGTGGCCGCACATGCACTCGTTCCACCGAACGTAGTTGAACGGCTGCGTGTCGTCCTCGATCGTGTCGGCGGCCCGGGTCAAGATCATGTCGATGTCCAGCATGTCCTACCTCCTACCTCGGTTTGCACACATCATTAGCTTAGCGCGTCGGGGTTGCTAGCCACTTCCCCCGACGCAGCGCGCCCGCGAACAGGTCAACCACTCACCCGGCTAGAGGCGCACCGATCACGTGATCTCGATCTTGTAGCCGTGCTCCGACAGCGGGAGGCCGTAGCGCCGCTTCAGCACCTCGCGCGTCGCGTGATCCCACTCCGAGCCGATCGCCTGCTCGTCCACGGCATCCGCGCACGCACGTCCGGGGCACAGGCAGTCCCCGGCCACGAACGTCCCACGCACAAGCACCGGCTCGGTCGCCACGTGATGGCGCAGCTTCATCACGGTCGCCTTGTCCAGGTCGGGGACCTCGGAGATCACGAACTCCATGCAGGAGATCGCCTCCTGCCGCGACATCCTCAGCATCCCGCAGCCCCCTGCGACCACACGCCCGGCTGTGCCAGGTGCTCGCGAGCGGCGCGCAGCACCTCACTCGGCAGCATCGTCGGCCTCCTCGTCGTCGATGAGGACGACGACGTCGATGTAGCGGCCGTCGTCATCCCGCGCCTGCGACGCCAGGTTATTATTGCCGAACTCGCTGAACCTGAACTCGACCGTCCGGCCACCGACCTCGACCGTCGTGTCGCGCAGGTAGTTCAGCCGCGCGCGAACCTCGCGGTCGATGTCGTAGCCGAACGAGAGAAGTTCGTCGCCGTGCTCCTGCCTGCGGACGTGCACGAGCACGTTCTCCCAGGACCCATCGTCCCCCGGAACCACATAGCGGCCTCCGGCGATCTCGCGGTCGATGATGCCGTTGAGCACCATGTACTCCCCGACGACACAGCCGCAGCCGCGGTCGGCGTCCAGCCACTCGCCCAGCGGGAAGCGGTCCAGGTGCGCCGCCGTCTGGCGCATCGCGTCGGCGATCGGCGCGTACGAGTCGACGCCGTAGGCATCGCTCCGCGGACCGTGCTCCAGAACGCTCTCGACGCACTCCATGAAGTCGGCGCGTGACATGTGCACGCCCACGACATCCTGCTTCTTCAGGTGGCCCAGTTCGACCACCTCGATCACTGCGGTCACTTCGTTCCTCCTACCTCGGTTTGGTCGGTACGCAGTCTAGCGCACGTCGTGTGCTACGACGGCGGCGTCAGCTGGTTGAGCCGGGCGCGCAGCACCGGCAGCCTGCGCTCGCAGTAGGCAGGCAGGCCGGAGCGCTTGTGCGGCGGCTCGGCGACGATCTTCTCGAACGCCTTGATCGTCGCGGTCAGGTTGACGTACTTCTGCTCAGGTGACAGGTCGGGCATCTCG